TCAGGTCGCCTTCTTGGCCGGCGCCGCGGTGCAGGCGCCGGGGCGGACCCGGCGTTCCTTGCCGTCGTCGTCCTTGGTGACCAGGAAGGCGCCCTCGATGGCGCTGACGGTGGCGGTCACGTTGTCCTTGGCCTTCGGGCCGGGCTTGAACGACACGCGGTCGCCCTTCTTGAAGTCGGCCATGCTGCTCTCCTGTGCGCTGATTGGTTCGGCGCCCAGGTGGGCGCGGATATCGCTGTCTCGTGAGCGAAGATATGAAATCGGGTGCGCAGCATCGTCAACCCGGTCATTATCTGGAAATTCAATTTCTAAAAATGAAAATCGCACGGATATTTTAAATTTTCGGGTCCTGTCCGTATAGGGCGGCAAGTTCATAGCTGTTAGACTTAGCCAGTTCAATCCACATGCTTGGCGCCGACGATGCTGACCGACCTCGGCCAATCACCCAGCTCTGCTGGGGCACAGCCCCGCGTCTCCCCTGCCCTGTACATCGAGATCCGCGACTGGCTGCTGGCCAACGATCCGGACGGGCCGGAGAACTACGAATGGGCGCAGACCATCACACCGCCGCAAACGGCGGAGCACCTTGCCGGCGACATCATCTGGATCATCCTCTGCGCGGGGCGCTCCGCCCAGGCGGCGAGGACGCTGGAAAAGCGGGTGTTCGCCGCGCTGCGCGCCGGCCAGCCGGCGGTGACGGCGTTCGGATACCGTGCCAAAGCGGTCGCCATCGACCGAGCATGGCTGGAGCGGGATGCGGACTTCGCCGCGTTCCAGGCGGTCCATGCCAAGGGCGATGTCGACGCGATACTGGAGTGGTGCGGCGCCATCCCTTTCGTCGGCAACATCACAAAGTTCCAGCTCGCCAAGAACGTCGGCTTTGACGTCTGCAAGCCGGACATCTGGCTCGCCCGGCTGGCCGGACTGCCGGAGAAGACGCCTGCGGCACGGCTGTTCCCCGCCTGCCAATCCCTGTGCGCCGGGCTGGCGGCGGCAACGGGCGACCGGATCGCCACCGTGGATTCCGTCCTCTGGTTGGCCTGCAACAAGCAGCTCATGGAGATCGACGCGGCGGGCGTGCGGTTCGTGCCGCGGGCAGGTGCGCGGCGGTCGATCTTCGAGGCGGCGGAGTAGGTGACCATGAACGTCCGCCTGCCGCACGGCGACACCCCCCTGTCCGCCATCTTCGACAAACGCTGGCAGAACCGCCATGAGCGCTGGGCGCCGCCGGAGAGCCGCGACCTGTTCCGGCCCGCCGAGTTCGGAGTGGACATCACCGAGGAACGGAATGCCCGCGATCTGGTTTGCCAGCACCACTACAGCGGCAGTTTCCCTGCGGCGCGGCTTTCGATCGGCCTCTATCGCAAGACCGGCGTCGCTCCGGCCGCACTGGTCGGGGTTGCCGTCTTCAGCGTGCCGATGCAGGGAGCCGCGATCACGCGCTACACCGGGTTGCCGCCGACGAACGGCGTCGAACTGGGCCGGTTCGTCTGCACTCCGGAGGTGGCCTTCAACGGCGAAACGTGGTTCCTGCGGCGCGCATTGCCGATCCTGCGCGCCGAGAAGGGTGTCGCCGCGGTGCTTTCCTACGCCGACCCGATGGAGCGGACCACGGCCGGAGGCGAACTCACGAAGCCCGCCCATGTCGGCCAGATCTATCAGGCCCACAACGCCACCTTTGCCGGCCGCGCCGCCGCGCGTTGGCTCTGGATCGACCGCAATGGTCAGGTGGTGAGCCCGCGGGCGCTATCGAAGATCCGGTTGCAGGAGCGCGGGCACGCCTATGCCGAGCGCCAGATCATGGCAGCTGGCGTAGACGCGCGGCGCCCAGGTGAAGAGCCTGCTGACTGGCTGCGGCGCGTGCTGCGCGAGCCGACATTTCGGCGCGTAAAGCACCCAGGCAACTTCGCCTATGCGTTCGGCCTCACCAGGGAAGCCAGGGCGACCATCAAGCTCGCCAACCCAACTCCCCTGCCCTTTCCGCGCCTTCGCCATGTCGCCCGTCAGCAGCCGGCGGCAAGCAGCGGCGTCACCGGTGACCTGTTCGGAGAAGCCGCATGAAGATCCTCTTCCTCGACATCGACGGCCCCATGATCCCGCTCCGCGCCGTAATCACCCCAGGCCGCAGCGGCCCGCAGCGCCAGCGCTTCGACCCTTTCGCCGTCGGCATGGTGCTGCGCCTTCTCCACCTCGCCCCGGCCCGGCTGGTCATCTCCTCCACATGGCAGGAGGTCGGGCGCTCCGGGATGGAGGGCCTGCTGCTCTGGAACGGGATCGACCCAGCGTTCTTGCATGAGGAGTGGTGCACCCAACTCCATGGCGCGCTGGAGACCAGGACAGAGGAAATCCAGGCATGGCTGTCCCGCCACCCGGAGTGCACCGCCTACGCCTCGCTGGATGACGACCCGCTCGACCTGCCGGGCGCGGTGACCGTCACCTTTGAGAACGGCTTGCTGATCGAGCATCTGAAGGCGGCAGGCGCGCTTCTGGGGATCGAATCGACCCGGCTGCTTCACGCCCGATTCACGGCTCCGATGCAGGAGGTGGCCGATGCCACAGCCTGATTCCTCATGCCCGGTCGCATGCGCCGAATCCGCCTTCGACGAGACGATGGCGGAAACCGGCAGCACGCGCGCCGCGGTAGTCGCGGCAATCCAGGCCTACCAGTTCGCCGAGGCCACGCTGCAGGAAGCCGACACAAGCGCAGCGGTCGAAGACATCCAGGTCCCAACCCTGGAAGACGCCGAAGCCCTGTGGTCCTGCCTTTCCGTTATCCGCACCGTGATGGCTACGGAGCACGACATCTCCTCCGCCATGTTCGCCACGATCTGCCTGGAGGAGGCCGTCTCGGTACTTGCGGAGACCACGGCGCCCCATCTCATCGCCGCGCATCTCCGCGACATCATCCTGCGGGTGCATGCCGGCGAATTCGACCCCTCCGACATCGCCAACATGCAGCCGCCCTCGGCTGCGAGGAACTGACCATGACCGAACCCAAGTTCGTGCGCCGCTACGTGAAGCGCTACGACGAGCCGGACGAGTACACCTGCGACGTGGTGTGGACCGACCGGAAAACCGGACGAGAGGTCCTGTCGTACGACGGTGGAGACCCAGCAAGCACGAACCCCGCCTACGGCGGCAAGTCCGATGCGGACCGGTTCAAGAAGATGGGCCTGGACATCTTCGCCGAGATCCTCGTCGAGGATTCCAAGCTGCCCGTTGAGCCGGGAGAAGTTGAGCGCTGTACCGCCGCCCGTGCCGCCCGTGAACAGCGGGAACGCGAGGAAGCTGAGGCTGTCGACCTGCTCGACTTCCTCGGCGCTGATGCCGCGACCTTCGTGTTCGAGGAATGGGAGGATGGCGAAGACCAGATCCTCCGTCCGGCGCTGGAACGGCGCGGGTTCACTGACATCAGTTTCTCGATGGGCGAGCAGGACAGCTTCGGCCCGCTGTCGCGTTGGTGCGTCACCACCGACGGCGACGGTGAGCGCCGCCGCTTCATCTACGGCTGAGGAACCGGAAATGCCCCGCATCGCTCCCCAACACGCCAATGATCCCTGGCGCCCTCTCCGCGCATGGCCCGACACCTGCCTGGTGCAGTGGGGCGGCAAGGGCGTCGTCCTCTCCGAATCCGGCTCCTACGGCACAGCGTTCTTCGAGGCCTTTCCCAACGACGGCAGCGGCGGTTACCTGCGCGGTGAAGGGAAGACCGTCGAGGAGGCGGAAGCCGATTGCTTCAGCCAGTGGCAGCGCCAGCACGCCTGCCACACGACCGGCGGCCACCGGTGGACGCGGGCGCGCCGGCTGAAGCCACGCGATGATCCGCGAGACGACGGCGCCGGTTCCGGCTCGCACAGTCGCCGCGGGCGACGGCTGGGCGCTCGGGTCCACACCTACACCAACGGCGGCTGTTTCTGCCTGAAGTGCGGCGCCTTCGCGACGGCGATGGCGGAGGTGGTGGAACTGGGAGCCTGGAAGGCGCCGTTCTCCGTCTCCGAGCTGGAGACGATCGCGGACGGCGGGCTACGGCAGGAGCCCTGGGAGCGCCGCGACCCGGTGCGCTGGGCGAAGTATCGTCGCCGCCTCGCGCTCCGCGCCAAACTGCACGGGCTGAAGCTGCCCGATCCGAACCACCCCGCACACGCGCTTGCACCTGATGCCGACCCGTTCGAGGACGACGTCTATTGCATGGCCTGCCGTGAAGCAGTGGTCCGCTTCTACGCGAAGGAACACCTGCGGCTCCGTGACGAAGCCAGCGCGCAGGGCGCCAGCATAGGTGGCTTCTTCGACGGGCTCCACCTCGCCTCATTCCACCGTGACGCCGTGAGCATGGGCCTGCTGCCGGCGGAGTGACCGCCCTTCCAAGCCCTGGCTCATGATCAGCACAGGAAACGACATGCCCCAATTCATCACTGAAGATGCGCTTCCGGCGGCCACAGCCGCTGATGACGGCCCCGCCGCCCTTGTGAGCCCCGCGCCACTCCCCATGCTGCTGTTCTGTCCACGCTGCGGCCTTCAGCATATCGACGCGCCGGACGAGAGGGCCGGCTGGACCAACCCGCCTCATCGCTCGCACCTCTGTGCAGGTTGCGGCTGCGTCTGGCGGCCGGCCGACGTACCGACCAGCGGTGTGCTGGCCATCGCCACTTCGGGAAAGGCGGACAACTGGAAGGGCGCCGAGGCCGTCGCTGCGGCAGAGGCGAAGCTGCTCCAAGTTTTCAAGGACATCATGACGCTTGCCGGTGCTGCCCGCGAAGACGCCGCACAGCTTCCCGGAGTGACCGACATCCTGATCGGTAAAATCGCAGGCCTGTCGCGCGCTGCCTCCATCGTCGCATCAGCGATGGACGATCCCGCGGAATGCAGCATTCAGGTTGGCGCCTTCAGGGAAGCGTCAATGCATCCTGGCGCGCTTGATCCGCTCCAGGTGGTTGAGCAGGTCGGCCAAGTCGTCGGCGTCCTCTATGCTGAGCGAGGACATCTCCCGGTCCCCGACGCGGGCGACGTCGCCGGTCGTGGTGTCGATGACCATCCAGCCATTTCCGGCGGGATTGGGGGCGATGTCGTAGATCGCGTTCATGAGCCAAGATTGGTTCTCGTCGGCAGTCCACGCCATTGCGGGGAGGGGGTAAACCGGAGCGCAACCGGACAGGCCCCTTTGACGGCCGACGAGAGCGCCCTCACCGTGCCGACGGGAGACCGGCCATGAAGACGATCTCCCTCTGGCAGCCGCACGGCTCCCTGCTGTTCATCATCGACCCCGCCACCGGTCGCCCCTTCAAGCTGCACGAGACGCGCCATTGGGCGCCGCCGGCCCGGCTGATCGGCCAGCGCATCGGCATCCACGCCGCGAAGAACAAGGCGGACCTGGAGGGGGTGCAGGCCTACATCCGTGACCGGGACGCCGGGGGACCTGAGTTCGCCTGTGACGAAGCGTTCCGTGTCGCGCTGCGCCGGCGGTTCGAGAAGCTGGTCGACATCCCACGCGGCTGCCTGCTCGGCACCGCCGTGCTGGTTGCCGCGCACCGCACGGAATCCCGTCCGATGGCGGAATGGGGACATTTCGGCGACTTCTCCCCGGGCCGCTGGGCTTGGGAGCTGGGAGAGGTCCGCGCCCTTCCGGAGCCGGTTCCGTGGCGCGGGGCGCAGGGCTTCTTTGACGTGCCGGACGAGGCGTTCGCCACCGCCGTCGGAATTGCAGCATGAGCCGCCCCAGCCTTCCGATCACAGAGGCCGAGGCGCGTCGCCCCGATCCCGCCGTTGAAGCCGCCGCACTGGCGCTGGTCAAGGCTATGGCCGAGGCCGGCCTTGCTGGCGAGTTCCTCGACATCACCGCCGTGTTGACCCCGCGGGAGGGCGGCGTCTGCCGCCGGGTGCGCGCCGGCATCTCGGTGGTGATCGGCGATCCGGAGGAGTTCGAGGATGCCTGATCCGGTCACCACCATCACCGCGGTGCTGCGCGCCGTGCTCCCGCCGGGCGTCTCGCCCTCCTTCCGCCGCGTCGTGTCTGCCCGTTTTGACGGCGCCGGCCAACGGCGAACCGTTGTTGCTGACCTGGAGATGGTGGACGGCCTCACCGCAACGATCGAGGCGTGGCGCTACGCGCCGGGCGGCTGGGCGCATCGGTGGCGCGACATGGTCGGCGGGCCGATCTTCTGGGATGGCCGGCGCTGGGTGCGGGAGGAGCCGCAGCCACGGCTTCCCGGGCTCTGATGATGCACAACACTAGCTCTCTGCTGACCTGCGGCATCTACAGCGTGCCCGAGGCGTCGCGCCTCACCGGCGTGTCCACAGGTCGCATCCGCCGCTGGGCAACCGCAGCAGGCCAGCCGCTGTGGACGCCGGCCCTTCCGGATCAGGACGGGAAGTCCGCCATCACCTTCCACGAGATGCTGGAAGCGGCCGCGGTGGCATTGCTTCTCGACGGGGCCGGCCACACCCTTGCGGGGTTTCGGGACCTCCATGCAGCGGTTCCTTCAGCACACCGATTCCCACTGCTGAACAGCAACGTGGTTCTGTCCGACTCGCTCGGATCGCCGCTCCGCCCTCTCCTCGATCAGCTCGACTACCGCCCCGGCGCCGCCCTGCCCCACCGCTGGTGGCCCACAGGGCGGGATGCGTTCATCGTGCTCGACCCCGCCCGCTCCTTCGGTGAGCCCGTGCTGGATCGCACAGGCACGCCGACACGCGCCATTGCGGCACCGATCCTCGCCGGGAACGAGACGGCGAAAAGCTCCGCCTCCTGCTGGGAGGCCAGCATTCAAGAGGTCGAAGCCGCAGTCTATTTCGAGCGCAGGCTGGGCTGTGGCGTCGGCTTCTTTTCCCTTCAACGAGGTTCACCATGACCCTGGACGACATCAGCGACGCCAGCCACGGCGAGCGCATGGCGCACTTCCTCCACCAGACCTGCGGGAAGACCGGCAGCAGCCCGGACCTAACCCCGGCCGAGGTGGATCACGCCTGGCGCTGCGCCACCGAGGAGATGCTGAACGAGGCCCACTGCATGCTCCGGCACCTGACCGGCGTCACGCCCAGCGTATAGGAAGGAAGCCCGTGAAGCTGATCCTCTCCCGCAAGGGCTTCGACTCCTCGGCAGGCGGCGTTCCCTCCCCGATCTTCCCGGACGGCTCGATGGTCTCGCTGCCGATCCCGAGCCGTGATCCGGTGACCTATTCCCAGATCCGGTGGAAGGACACCAACCTGGGCGAGATCGCCGCGGCGCTCACCGGGCGCCCGCTGTTCCGCCGCATCCCAGCCCACCTCGATCCGGACCTCGCGCTCGACGCTCGTCCGCGCCTTTCCGGCTGGCGTCCCGCATTCGGCCAGACCGGCGCCGCGCAGACGCATCTCGCCAACCAGGGGGTCGGTATCGGCGACTTGTTCCTGTTCTTCGGCTGGTTCAGGGAGGTGGAGGAAGACGGCGCCGGGGGATGGCGCTGCCGCCGCGGCGCGCCCGATATCCACGCCCTGTTCGGCTGGCTCCAGGTCGGGGAGCTGCTACGGCTTGGCCCCGACAGTGCCGCGCTGCGCGCCAGCCGTCCGGAGTTCGCCGAGCATCCACATTTCAATGGCCGCTGGGACGCCTCCAACACCGTCTACGTCGCGACGGAGCGGCTGGTGATCGACGGGCAGGATCTGGTCGTGCCGGGCGGCGGAACGTTCCCGCGCTTCCACCCTGGGCTCCAGCTCACCAAGCCGGGGGAGAACCGGGGAACGTGGTCCCTGCCGAGCTGGTTCCTGCCAGCGGGCGGGCCGGCGCTGTCCTACCACGCCGACCCGGCCCGGTGGACGCGGGATGGGGAGCGGTGCATGGTGAGGACGGTTGGGCGAGGGCAAGAGTTCGTGCTGTATACAGCTCCTCATCGCCAACTAACGCAGTGGCTCCTTGGAGCATTTTGTGATATGGCTTAAACACATTATTCTGCATGTATGGAGACTGATGGCGATGCTGTGGAAGATGATTGACTTATCTGACGAAGAGCGTGAGGTTTTGGACCACATAAAATTCAACTTTGATGACCTTGACGGCTTCGATGATGTCCAGCGGAACGGCGAGGCTGTCCTTAAACTCATTGGCATGCTCGTGGAGCGAGAGGCGATCCCTGAACATCGGGTCCGCTACTTCGTTGATCCCGATTACAATATTGGCGGGCGCGGCAGATCCAAAAAACAGGGCTTTGAACGGAACGGATGTACTGGAAATGACATATATACACACGTCCATTTTTTGAAATACCTTAAATATTTCATTTATGGTGCTGACCTTCCGCCTGCTATTATTGATAAGTTTTCGGACAAAGTTGCAAGTTGTGGAAGGGTATCTTCCGGGGACGTTGTGCCGCTGGGCGCTTTCGCAAGACAATTGGCACGCAGCAGTCGTCTTGAATTCTCTGCCGCATCCGAAGAGTTTTATAAACTTGCCTTGGACTGCGGTTTAAGTCAATCCTATGCAAGCTCAATCCGCAATTCTGTTAAGCAGGGCCGCTGATTGAGCTACGCTTCTATAACAATTATATGCTGGGTGTTAATCGGTATCGCTTGATAATTATCAAATATTATTGTCTCCAAGGCTATCCATCAGAAACGACGCAATCTCCGCTCCCTCCTGCCATCTCGGCAGATAATGGTCTGTATTAGGAAAGATCACCAGTTTCGAAGGACAACCGCATTGACTTAGCCTCTCGTGCAAATCAACGGCTGTCTTTACACTCGCGCGGTCATCCATATCGCCGTGCAGGATGAGGGACGGCGTTTTGATTTTCTCGACGTGATACAGCGCTGAGCGTTCTATCCCGGCCTCTTCAGTCCCGCCGGATTCTTCAACGAATGCAGTGTGAATGCCCTTTATGAGAAAGGTGCTTTCATCAACCAAGTCATAGGAGCCTGCCGACAGAACAAGCGCCCGCAGGGACGGCTCGGCGGTGGCCACCATGGCCGAAACGACCGCTCCACGACTCCAGCCGCACAATGCGATCCGGCTGGAGTCCACGCCCGGCATAGTGCGAAGGTGCGCCAGCCCTGCCCGAACTGCTGCCTGAGACCGCGGCCCGCAGAAATCCAGTTGACCGTCGGTATCTCCATAGCCGGGCATTGACACAGCCGCCGCGACATAGCCCATGGCGAGAACCGAACGAAAGATGCCGGCACGGACCATCACTTCGGCGCCTGGGCGGGGTTCATCCTGATGACCATGCATGAGCATGACGGCCGGCCGGCACCCGTCACCGGGCGGACTCTCGACGATGAGTTCCACCTTGGAGCCGCCCAGGTCGGTCGGGGTGAGGAAAATCCGTTCGTGCATGCCGCCTACTTCACCACTGATCCGGACAGGTGCGAAACCACCTCTGCCCTGACCTCGCTTTTCTGATCATCCGGCAGCAAGGCGTAGGCGCGGAGCAACCGCGCAATCCCGATCCGGTCTCTCCCAACATCAGGTTCCGGTGCAAGCACCTCCGCCCGCTGCTCGGGCAGCAGACGCTCAAGGCACGCCACCAGGACGTCCACGACCGGGTCCACTTCCCTCCGGCCATGCCACCATGCCGCGACCGTTGAAACGTCGCTCCCATGATTCAGCGCGGCGCGGAGCGCCGTTTGGTTCAACCCGGCAGCCTCCAGCCGCCGGGCGAAATCTGTCTCTGCGCGTGATGTTCGTCCCATGGGCTGAGGGTAGGTGGGCGCCGAGCGGCGGTCAAACTTTTTATAGCGTTGCGATAAGAAAAGCGCTTGTCATTTTTTATAGTGCAACGCTATATTCGTTTCAGGAACAACACGGCGCCCGCCGCCAACCGGAGACCGAACGATGCAGCGCAACGCCTCGCCCACTGCCGCGCCGGACCTTCTGGATTTTGCTGAATGGGTGAGAAGCAACCTCACTGTCTTGAAACACAACGGCGACCGCATCCCGGAAGCCGTCAGGGGCGAAATCCTGTCCGGGATCATCGAGCGCGCCGACGCCGCTATCGTCCAGGCGACCAACCTCTGAAGGCCACCGGACGATCAAACCGCAAATCCAAGAACAGAGGGCACGATGAACAAGGCTAGGCGGAAGCGGCTCGCAGAAGCTGCTGAACTTCTTGAACAAGCTCTCACCATCATCAGCGAAGCGAAGGATGAGGAGCAGGATGCATTCGACAACCTGCCTGAATCCATTCAGCAGGGAGAGCGGGGCCAGACGATGGAAGAGGCGATTAACAGCCTCGACGACATCCATACCGCCGTTGAGGAGGCGCGAGACACCCTCGCCGGGATAGCGGGTGGCGCCTAAACGGCCTTCGGGCCGGCTTCCCGAACGCCCAGGAGTCGCCGGGCGGATTACGAGACGAACAACCCTTTCCCCTTCGGAGACCAACCGTGGCTGCCAACATCCGCCTCATCGTCGCCGAGAAGATCCGCAACGCGCGGAAGCCGCTGACGGTGACGAAGGTCAAGCTCGCTGTCGAGGGCGGCAAGCACACCATGACCATCGGTCGTTACAAGACCGCTGTCCCCGACCAAAACAAGCGGTACGCGATCTTCTGCTACGGGCGGAACGTCCTGCCGCACCGCCGGGAGATGTTCTTCCGCTCCGCCGCCGATGCCGCCGTGTGGCTCATCGACTTCTGCGGGGGCCAACGCCTCCGACAGGAACTCAACCTCTAATCACCTTCCTCTGGAGCCAACCCATGTCCGTTTTCGACCTCGGCCCCACCACCAAGACCTATGAGAACGTGCACTTCATGGTGCACGTCGAGGATGACGAGGACGGTACGTTCGGGTTGCTGATCGAGCCGAAGCAGGGCGAAGTCAGCGCCGTCCGCGTCTCCAGCTTGGCGCGCAGCCGGGGCTTCCTCCACCAGTTCAATCACGAGTACCGCTCGAAGGCATCAGCCTGCCGTGCAGCTCGCAACCTCCTGAATGGCCCGCTCAGCCGGGCCGGGTGACACCGGGCCAGTTCCCACGACGCCCGCCTCGCCGGACGCCTTGGAAACCGGATCGACGCGATCCCATTCATCCTGGAGCCCACAATGCCCGCCCAGATTCTCCCTCTCCCGATTACCACACTTCAGCCCCAACAGCCGGTCGAGCCGAAGCGGCAGGCCCAGCGCGGCCCGACCTACACCACCGCCCAGGGCGATAAGTTCGAGGCCGGGCGGAACTTCGCCGAGGTCGCGAAGCTGGTCCGGGCCGACATCAAGGCCGCCATCGCCGCCGGCCACCTCCCCAAGGGGATGGTGTGCAGCGTCCGCATCGATCGTTTCAGCATGGGGCAATCGCTCCACCTGTCGGTGACGGCCTGCCCGATCATGGTGGTGAACCCCGCCTATGTCCGCTGGCAGCGCGACAACCCGCATGCCTGCATGTCCGAGGCGCTTCCGGATGCCCGCGACCGCTTCAGCCCGGAGGGACGGCACGTCATCGACACGCTCACTGGCATCGTCGAGGCCTACAACCGCCGTGTCACCAGCGATCAGCCGGACGACTACAGCAACGTCAGTTTCTACACCAACATCGCTTTCGCGCTGGACCTGCGGGAGGAGCAGAGCATGACGGTCCTGGCCCTCCAGTCGGAGGTGAGCCTGCGGAATTCCTGGAAGCCGGCGGGCGCCAACAGCGCCGCCCATCTCTGAAGGAGACACCCCCATGTCGGACACCTCCGCGCTCGACACCCTCCGCATCGAGAAACAGGCCACGCCCGCCGGCATGGCCTATCACGCTGCACGCCACCCCAAGACGGGCGACGGCCTGACGGCGGTCACCAACATCGCCACGAAGCAGACCTCCGTCATGCTGGACGGGCAGCCCATTGGCCGCGTCCACACGCTCTCCGACATGCCGCCCGGTGCCCTCCTCTGGCGGGCAGAATCCTACCGAACACCCGGCTTCTGGTGCGGTCGGTCGCTCTGGGACGGCACCGGGCCTGACGGGTATTTCCAGGACCCGGTGGAGGCGATGGCCGCGATGGTGGCCGACAGCATCGAGTGGGAGAACGACACACCGATGCGCAATGGCTTGAACCACGCTGACGATTTCCAGATCGCCGAACGCGCCATGATCCCCGGCTTCGTCCTGACCGCCCGCATCACCTCGGAAGGGCGCGCCTGCTTCGCAGTTTGGTCCACCGCCAACTGGACCACGGGGTGCTATTCCCTCCCGCTGCTGGACCGTTACGCCGAGACCTTCGATGACGCACAGCGGCTGGCCACCTCTGCCGGCGCCGCGCTCCTGGTCACCGGGGTCACTTGGTCTATGGTGGACGCCGAGCTGACGATCACACGCTGGCTGGAGGCCCAACACCTCCCGCCCCGCCGCGTCTGGTAATCGGGGAAAAGCACGCCACCCAGCTATGGCCAGATCATCGCTAACGTACAGTGCGCGCTCAGAATGGAAGCAAGCTTAGTTACCTCGTGAACTGCTTTCCATTTTAAAACGCGCGTTTTCTTTCAAACATAAATTTCCTATTCCGTTCAGCGTGTTCGTTGTCCACTCAATAGCACCACCGTAAAATCAACCATCACCGCCCGCTCTACTGTCCCGGCATCCGTTTCGCGATGCCGGGCACACCCCGTTCTTGCCCTCATGGGGAAACTGCATGTCCGTCTCCGCCCAGGTGCGCGCTCCGCAGCTTGCCGACCTCACTGCCCAGATCGGCGCCGGTACGAAAATCTCCCCGCAATTCCTGATCGGCATCGCCAATCAGCACTTTGGCGGCACCATGACCGCAGGCACCTACACGACGGCAGACGCCTACGATCTCGCGGAACAGGCGCTCAACAGGCTGATCCTGGAACGCCGGGTCATGCTGGCGCCCACGGTCGGGCTGGTGTCCGCCCAGGTCAGGGTCGGCGACCTGGAGGCCATGGGCGCGTTGCTGCCGACGCGCACTCGGAGGGATGATGAGGTCGAGGCCTTCGACCAGTTCAGCACGCCGCCGGCCCTGGGCTTCGCTGCGGCGTGGCTGGCGGACCTGAAGCCCGGAGACGTGGTGCTGGAGCCGAGCGCCGGTGTCGGTGGCCTCGCTGTCCACGCCCGAAACGCCGGCGCATCGGTGGTCTGCAACGAACTGTCCGAGCGCCGCGCCGGACTGCTGGAGGGGCTGGGGTTCACCCCCATCTTCCGTGAGAATGCCGACCACCTCCATTCCGTCTTGCCGAAGCAGGTGCTGCCCACGGCGGTGCTGATCAACCCGCCGTTCAGCGCCACTGCGGGCCGGCTGGGCGACAAGGCGGACCCGATGACCGCCGCCCGCCACGTCGACCAAGCGCTGAAGCGGCTGCTGGTGAACGGGCGGCTGGTGGCGATCCTGCCGCCGGGCATGGCCTTTGGCGCCGCCCGGTTCCGGGACTGGTGGCGGCAGATCATCCAGGTCTACTCGGTCAAGGCAAACGTGCTGCTGGACGCCCGCGCTTTCCGGAAGGCCGGGACCGACATCGCGGTGCGCGTCGCGGTGATCGACAAGACCGGGCCGACGTCCGCAACGAACCGCCCCATCGTGGCGGAGCTGGACTCCATCACCAGCATGATGGCGGTACTGGAAAGCGTCCGGCTGAATCGGCCGCACGTCGCTCCCGCCGCTGCTCCGAAGATGCCGGCTGCGGTCGCCCGCCCCGCAGCACCGACACCGGCACCCGCGCGCCCCGCCAATGAAGCGGCCAAGCCCAGCGCACCGGTCACCGATCTTCAACCAGCGCCGGCCCCGGCCATCGCCGTCGAGCAGGCCAAGACGCGCGACCGCCACGAAACCCCGATCACCGACACCAAATACGAGCCCTATGAACCGCAGCGCCTGAAGGTGCCCGGTGCGCGGCCGCACCCATCCAAGCTGGTCGAGAGCGCCGCGATGGCCGCCGTGCTGCCACCAGAGCCGCGCTACAGCCCGCACTTTCCGGAGAGCGTCATCCTGGAGGGGCGGCTGTCGCTCGCCCAGCTCGAAGCCGTGATCTATGCCGGTCAGGCGCACGGCGAGTTCCTCCCCGCTTCGCCCGGCGAAACGCCCTGCCGCGCCGGTTACGCGATCGGGGACGGAACAGGCGTCGGCAAAGGGCGCGCGCAACCCCTTGATGCAATTGTGCTTACGCCTGCCGGCTGGAAGCAGATGGGAGACATTAAGTTTGGTGACCCCGTCATTGCCGGCGATGGAAGCCACACCATAGTCACCGGCGTTTATCCGCAAGGCGAATGCGACATCTACCGTATACAGTTCTCGGACGGCGCATCTACTGAATGCACCGCCGACCACCTATGGCTCACACAGACGCGCCGCCAACGGTACTACGAAAAGAAAAAGTGGGGCATCAACTATGCAATCCCCAAAGTCCTCACCACTGCAGAGATCCAATCGTCTCTGCATCTGATTCACTCCATACCGCTTGTTGGCCCTGTGGTATTCCCGTACCGAGAACTCTTGATCGATGCCTACGTGTTGGGTGCACTTCTGGCAGACGGTTCTCTTCGGAATTCTGCATCCCAAATCGTCAATGCCGACGAAGAGGTGTTGACGAATGTCGCCACGGCCTTGCCGGATGGTATGATGCTGAAGAAAGTAGCGGCGCGCGAATACCACTATGACATTAAGAGCACAACCCCATACGGGAAAGGCTGTTCTCTACCAATAAATCACGTACAGCGGGCGCTTCGCGCCTATGGTCTAACTAACAAAACTGCCGCATTTAAATTCATTCCAGATGACTACAAATTTAACAACGCTGCAACTAGGCTTGCAATATTGCAAGGACTAATGGACTGTGACGGCTATGTTAACAAGCACGGAGCCTGCGTCTATTACACGGTGTCGGAGCGTCTTGCATCCGATATTGAATTCATCGTTCAGTCGCTCGGCGGCACCACGACTCGCGGCTTGAAACCGACTAACCGGCTTCTTTGCCACGTAGTGTATTTACGCCTTCCAGAAGGAATAAACCCGTGCCGATTGACCCGGAAGGCCAACTTGGTACGCAAAGCTTGGGTAAAGTACCCGCCAAGACGGTACATCAAGAGCATTGAGCTCATTGGCAGGAAGCCAGCTCAGTGCATTGCTGTGGCGCACCCATCTCGGCTATACGTCACCAACAATTTTATCGTTACTCACAACACGTCCGCAGCAACAATCCTGGACAACTGGCACCAGGGCCGCCGAAAGGCGCTCTGGATCACCAAAAACGATTCCACCCTGCTCGGCGCCGCGCGCCGCGACTGGTCCGACCTCGGCGGCGATCCCTCGGTCATCTTCCCGCTTTCCAAGACGCCCGCGGGTGAAGCCATCAAGGCGCCGCACGGCATTCTCCTGGTCAGCACCGGCACCCTGCGCAGCAAGCCACGGGAGAAGATCACCCGTCTCCAGCAGATCCTCAACTGGCTGGGCCCGGACTTTGACGGCGTCATCATCTCCGACGAGCACCACGCCGCCGCGAACGCCGTGGAGACGGATGGTTCCCGCGGCAAGACGAAGGCCAGCCAGACCGGGTTGGCATCGGTGGATCTCCAGAAGTCCCTCCCGCTGGCGCGGATCGTCTACGTCTCGGCAACCCTGGCGGACAAGGTCGAGAACTTGTCGAGCTGCGACCGCCTCGGCCTGTGGGGCTACGGCACCCCATTTACCACCAAGCTCGCCTTCATCGACCAGATCAAGTCCGGCGGCATCGCCGCGATGGAGATCGTCACCCGCGACCTGAAGGCGCTTGGCCGCTACGGTGCCCGTTCCCTTTCCTACGAGGATATCCGGTACCGGCGGCTGGTCCACGACCTGACGCCGGAGCAGGTCGCGCTCTACGACGAGATGGCCGAGGCGTGGCAGATCGTGCTGGCCAACGTCCACCAAGCCACCAAGCTGGTCGGCACCGCGAGCGACGGACAGGCGATGTCCAAGACGATGAGCGCCTTTTGGGGACGCACCAGCGGTTCTTCAATCAGGTGCTCACGGCCATGATGATGCCGACGATCCTCCAGGAGATGGAGGAGGATGTTCGGGCCGGGCGGTCGCCGCTGCTCTACTTCGTCAACACCAACGAGGCTGCCCAGGAACGCGCGCTTGCCCGTGAAGGCGCCGAGGAGAACCTGGACGATCTCGACACGTCGCCGCGGGAAAGCCTGATCCAATACCTGGAACTGTGCTTCCCGGTGAAGCAGCACGAGCCCTATGCCGACGAGTTCGGGAACATCCGGACGCGGACCGCCACGGACAGCACCGGCGCCCCGATCATAAACCAGGAAGCCCTGGAGATGCGGGAGAACCTGTTGGGCTGCATCGGGTGCCTCCGCGTCCCGAATGGCCCGCTGGAGCAGCTTCTGGACCGCTTCGGCCCCGACATGGTGGCCGAGCTGACCGGACGCACCAGGCGCATCGTGAAGCGGCCGGACGCCAGCGGCGTCGTGCGACCGGTGATCGAGCCCCGCGGCAAGGCCCACATGATGGCCGACCTGCAAGCCTTCCAGGAGGACCGGAAGCCGATCGTCGCTTACAGCAACGCCGGGAACACCGGCATCGACCTGCATGCCGGGAGGAAGTTCAAGAACCGCCGGCAGCGGGTGCTCTACATCGCCCAGGCTGGATGGAGCGCGAAGGAGGCGACCCAGGCCGTGGGCCGCCCGCACCGCTCCGATCAGGAATCGGCGCCAGAGGTCGTGCTCTGCACCACCAGCCTGAAGGGGCACAAGCGGTTCATCACCTCGATCGCCCGGCGGCTGGGCCAGCTCGGCGCCCTCACCAAGGGCCAGCGCAACACCGGGGAGCAGGGGCTGTTCAGCGAGCGCGACAACCTCGAAGGGGATTACGGCTCCGCCGCCCTGTTCCAGCTCATCAAGGATCTGGATTCCGGCAAGGAGGTCAGCGGCCTTAACATCGATGAGTTCCAGCGGCAGTTGGGATTGAAGCTGCTGAACGAGGAAGGCGACCTTCTAATCGCGAAGCTGCCAACCGTGAAGCAGTTCCTGAACCGCCTGCTGTCGATGCGCGTCGATCCGATGAACCGACTCTTCGACGAGTTCGCCTCCCGCCTGGATCAGGCCGTGGAAGCGGCGGCCGAGGCAGGCCTGCTCAACGTCGGGGTGGAAACCGTCATCGCGGACAGCATCGAGGTCATGTCGCCGCCACGCGTCGTTTACACCTGCCCGCGGACCGGCGCCGAAACCACCTACACCGAACTCAAGGTCTGGCGCCGGAACAACCCCATCACCTACGACGAGGTGATGGAGAAGCACCCCGACATCCTGCGGTTCGTGAAGAACCGGAAGACCGGGCGCGTCTACGCCCTCCGCCCAGCGCACAACCGCACCGACCTCAAGGATGGCTCCGTGGTGCCGCAGTACCGGCTCGTCGGGCCTCTGCACACCCATTACGTCGATGCGAAGCACATCGATGATCGTTTCGCGACTTACGACTTCATCGGTCGGGAGAAAGCACGCCCCGCCTGGGCCGCGGAGGTCGGGCAGAGCGAACCATTCCAGGTCGAGGCTATGCACGTCATCTCCGGCATCCTGCTGCCGATCTGGGACAAGCTGGCAGACACCGGGGAGCCGAAGGTTTACCGGCTCCAGACCGATGACGGCACCCGTCTGCTCGGGCGTGTCGTACCGGCGGTGCAGATCCGTCAGGTGCTCGCCAAGCTGGGAGCCAGTTACGGGAAACCCTGGTCACCGAAGGAGGCCATCGAGACGGTTCTGGCCGGGCATGACCTCCAGCTCGCCAACGGCTGGCGGGTGGTGCGGGCCAAGGTCTCCGGCGAGGCCCGCATCGAACTGAAGGGGCCGTCCTGGGGGGACTATTATCAGGATTTGAAGAAGGTCGGAGTGATCCAGGAGATGATCACCGGCGCCACCCGGTTCTTCGTGCCGCACGGCGGGCCGGGGGTGATGGCGAAGGTGATCCAGTTCCGGCCCGTGGTGGATGGGGGGATGGCGCCACGGTAAGGGCGGCGCCGTCCCACCATCAATCACGCGGTGACACGAGGCATGATGCGACCACATTCCACTCCGACCACTCAGACACCCACGCTGAGGTCCGTTCGCATGTCAGCATACAGCACAGCCCTCCCGCGACCGGCTTTTTTCGCCGTGTAAAGTGCTTGGTCGGCATACCGACAGACCATGCCCAAATCGGAGCTGTTCACCGGCCACAGTGCGACACCGACGCTGCACCCGATATGGACAACTTCTCCTTCGATCAGAAACGGCGCGCTTAGGCTGTTGATGATCCTGCTGGCGACGTCGAGTGCGTGCTGTGGGAGCGGGCCGCTCGGTAGCCGCATCACAACGGCGAATTCGTCGCCGCCAAGGCGGGCCGCCAAGTCACCGTGGCGCGTGCACTGAGCCAAACGAGCTCCAACTTCGACAAGGACCGCGTCGCCGAGATGGTGTCCGTACGCATCATTGACTGGCTTGAAGCCATCGAGATCGAGGTAGAGGATAGCGACTGCGGCGGTGCTCTGAACCGCTTCGCCTTTCAGGCGCTCCAAATGACCATCAAAAGAACGCCGGTTCGCCAACCCGGTGAGCCGGTCCTGGAAGGCATAGGTGCTCAAGGTCAGGCCCATGTCACGGACCGCGCGCGCGACCTCGCCAATTTCGGCAATGTGCGGCTTGTCAGGGGCATAAGGATGGTGCGACGTGAACTGACCCGACGACAGGCGCGCCGCCGACGCCTGGAGAGCGCGCAATCCACGGAGCACCGACACTTCCATCAGGAACCAGACACCGATCACCAGGACGAGCACCACACCGACCATGACGCCGGTGCTGACCAGCAGTTTCCGGTCAACCTCGGCAACCGCGGCCTCTCTGGCGATGCCCACGGCGATGCGCGCTCCGGTATCGCCCAACGGGGCGTATCCGATGATCCGCGTCGCGCCATCCAATCCTACCCCTTCGACCACCCCGGTCGTGTTCCGCAGGATTTCTTGGATGACCGGTTGCTCGGCCACGGATTGTCCGACCATCCCGGTTGGATCGGGCTCGCGGGCAAGCACCGTGCCTTGGGCGTCCAAGAGCGTAACGGCTCCGCCTGTCGTCTTCGCCGCTTCGGCCGACAGGCCAGCCAACCACTTGAGGTCCACACCGGCCAGAAGAACGCGGTCAACCTTACCGACATCGTCGAGGGTCGGCAGCACGGCGACCAGAACCGGTTTGCCGCTGGCCCGGCCGATCAGATAAGCGCTGAGGGTGAACCGCTTGGTCACCAGCGCCCGTTGAAAATACTCGCGGTCAGCAATGCTCAGTGAGCGGTTGTCGCTGTCGCACAACAGACGACCATCGGGCTGGACGACGGAAAAGCCCGTGCTCCACGGGTGAAGGGTGGTGACTTGCTGTAGAAGCGATACGCATTCGTCCGGTACCGCCATTCTCACTTCGGGCACGAGAGTGAGCATCTGGAGCGCGCCACGCGCCTGCTGCAAAACCTCGGCTTGCTGGGCGGCGCCGCGTTCGGCAAGGAGAATGGTGCTGTGCCGTGCGCGTTCGATCTCCTGACCACGCTCCTGCAAAACGAGAAGGATGATAAGTCCGGCCAGCGGCAACAGAGCGAGCACGATGAAGGTCTCAAGACGCGCATGAAGCCCCACTTTTGACCACAGCGACCATGCGCGTTTAGATAGACTGCGGACCATCGTACCAGCCGTTATGAATGCGCGAGTATGCCTATTCTTGATGTGTATGGTTTTTCAAGATTCAATTTGCAACAAAGTTGGTGGCTTGGCTCGCTATTTGCGATGCAAACAACCGTGCGCCTTGGGGGTAGCCAAAGAATTATCAGAGTATTGTCATATAATATCTGAAGCTGAAAAGCCGAATTCCTCTCAGAACATGGTGACGGGATTTATCAACGCGGCACCATATTGACGAGGACAATGAGATCCCAGGCAAGGGATCAGCCATTGACCACTTCCCGAGCTGGCAGCACATCAATGTTCGCCCTGAAGACGGTGAACGTCAGCGCCACGATCTTTGGGTTATCCTCCCAGCGCTCGCCCGGCTTGTCGTGCAAGCTGTTCCAGAGGCAGTAGAAGGCGCCGCGGGCCTCGCTTCCGGCAAGAATCGGGTTCCGGCCGAACCACCAACCGTTTGCGCACGGCTCGGCGCCCTCCGCCCGCGCGTCTTCCTCCGTGATGTCCTGGAGCCGCTGAAACCGGACGTCCTCCACAACGAGCGTGATTCGGCTGGCCCAGCGCGGCATATGGATGGAAGGGCGCCACGGATAGCCGCGGAACTCCCGGTCGGCTTTCGCCAGCGTGTCGGTCGCGGCGTACCGGACATCGCACGGCTGGTACCGTGTCACCTCGTAGTCGCCCCAGGACAGAAGTTGGAAGTTCTCCCGCACCCACAGCCGGTCGCCCGGCTGCACCTTGGCGAGCGGCGACGTGGCGAGGCGGCGCGTCTGCTTCTTCAGATCGGCCAGTTCAGCGCGCACCATGGCTTCGCTGAAGATGATCGGAATGTCCTTCGGCGGGCGCGGCGTCACGGAGTCAAGCGGCATGGGGTTCCCCCTGGTGGGCGACGGCCGGCGCTGCGGCGCGTGCTTCGCGCAGCCACCGGACGAGATTACGGGTGTGAATGGCGAGCATCAGGACCTCGACGTGGATCATCCCCCACATGCCGTCGTGGATGACGAGCGTGGTCCACAGCAGCGTCGAGACCAGCCCGATCACCGGGCCGGCCAGCACCTTGGAGCCCATGAGCCAATGGGTGGCCATGGAGAACGTCGATGCGAGGAACTGAAGGACGTAGGAGACCGTCAGCGTCACGATGAAGACGTGCCCGGCGATGATGATCTCGATCATGGGGCCACCCCCGGCGGCAGCGGCTTCATGCTAAAGCCCGTCAGATTATCGAAGCGGAAGGCGGAGCCTTGGACGGAGCGCAGCATGACTTCGGACGAGATCCAGTGCCGCCCCAGCTCCTGAGCCACCGCGCCGGTGACGTTGCTCCCGGCCATGGGGTCGTAGACGGTCTCGCCCGGCGACGTGCAGGTCAGGATGATCGAACGCGGCACCTCCGCCGGGAAGCGGGCGCTGTGCCGCGGCAGGCCGGCGGCCCGGCAGCGGCGGCTGTAGGCGTCCGATCCCGGCGCGCCAGCGGCGACAATCAGGTTGCCCGGCAGCGCGCCGTCGCCCTTCGGTTCGAACGCCTCCTCTCGGATGTCGTAGCCGGAGGGGCGGTGGATCTTCATCCCCCTCTTCTTCCGCTCCCACCAACGCAGCGTGCCCGGGCTGAACGGCACCGGCGGGAGCCGGGTGATATCCCACGACGGGTTCGCCGCCTTGGACAGCAGGACGACATGTTCGACTTGGTTCTTTGGCCGGACCTTCCTTGTGCTGGTCCACTGGATGTTGCCGATCCTGGTCGGGCTGAACCATGGCATCCGCCCGGCCAGATGGAGACCACATTCATCGATGGCGCTCAGCACGTAGCGCTCAACGTAGGGCGACAGCGCCGGGGAGCCCGGCACATGGACATCGCCCAGGTTCAGGGCCAGCGTCCCGGTGTCGGTCAGCAGGTCGCGCCAAAGCGCCGTCAGCCGTCGCATCCAGTCCAACCACTGCGGGACATCCATGCGACCGTAATCGCGCGTCACCACCGGGTACGGCGGGCTGGTCAGGATCAGGTCCACCGATTCCGGCTCGATCACGGATGCCGCATCTTCTGCATGCGCCCACAACGCGACGCCGAGGTCCGTCGAATAGATCAGCATCGTGACGCCGCGCCGGGCGCGCAGCAGCTTCGCGTGGCCGGGGTCGGCCAGTTCCCAGACACCGCGGGTGCCGTCGGCGATCAGCCCTTCCATCACGGCGGTCTGCCGGGCCCAGCGGACCTGCTGGTCGAACACCCGGTAGCTCTGACCATCGCCGCAGGTCCGGCGCTCCTGGCGGAGACCGTCCGGAACACCAAGGCGCGTGGCGAGCTGCTGGTAGAGGTCGCGGGGCCGCGCCTTGCCGCCGGCTTCCTCCAGCGCCTCCAGGAGCGGGAGTTGCAGGATGCCCTGGAGCGATGCCTTGCTGGTCCGCTTCCGGGCCTCGGCTTCGGTGGCCTCTCCGCGATGGACCCGGCGGGCGCGGGCCTTCAGCGCGGCAGCGCTTGGGGTGGTGGCCTTCAGATCCTCGCTCATCGGCCCTTCCTCCCGCTCCCGGCTGTCGCCCCGTATTCCCGATCCGCGATCCGGTTCACGAATTCCCGTTCCAGATCGTCCTTGAGCATGTCGGGAAAAATGACGATGACGCCGGTTTCCGCCCTGCCCCGCTTGGCCGCCTCACGGGCGCCGACGCGGGTGGTGTGCAGCCTGCCCAGCGGACACGATGGGGGCTTCGGCGCGCCTCTGGTCATGCGGCCTCCACAGCGCCAAGGATTTCGTCCACCAGGGCCTTCGGCGCCGTACAGCCGGGCTTCCCGGGCTGAGGCCCCCATCGGTCATCCCAGGTGCGGGAGTCCCGATAGCGGGTGAGCCGCTGGCGCCAACGGGCGACCTCTGCGTCCGCCGCAACCGCAGGGCCAACGGAGGCGCCCTGCCGGGGCCGGGAATCAGGCGGTGGACCAGCCTGCACCTTGCGGAACTTCGCGATCTCAGTGTCCAAGCTGAGGTTGAAGGCGCTCAGGCTTTTCGGCGGCGGCTTCCCGTACTGCCGGGCGTCTTCAGCGGCGCCAGCCATGCCGCGCTCGATGGTTTCCAGGAGGAGCGCGACGGGCGCGCCCTTGGCCACGTACTGGACGGCCTGGGTTTCGAGGGTCATCCGGTTGGCGGGAAGACGGCTGTCACCAGGGAAATGTTTCTCCCGGCTCGCCAGAAATCCATCCACCACCGCCACCACCTCTGGCGAGACGGTCCTTGCGGGTTTGGCGGCGGGGGTAGGGGGTGGTTGTTTTCCGTTTAAGTTTCCATTTCTATTTGTCTCCGTTGCGGACCCCTGACGGACTCCGTTTCCAACCGCAACGGACTCCGTGACGGACGCAGATGAATTCCGTTGGTCATCCGTTACGGATGCCTGACGGATTCCGTTACCACCCTGCCCCTCATCCGTGACGATATCCGTCACGGCACCGTTTCGGTCGGAAGTGGCTTCCTTAACGCCGTCCGTCTGCGTTCCGTTCGCCTCCGCAGTTTTCGCCTCGCGCTTGGTCCGTCGGGCTTCCGCTGCGGCTTCCGTTGCGGACTTCGTCTGCGTCTTGGTTTTGCGGGACTTCTCCCACACCTCGATCACTACCTCGGCGACAACCGGGTGGTACCAGCGTCCATCGTTGCAGAGAATCCAACCTGTGCCGGACATGATGTCGGCCTTGATAGCCTCCCATTCATCCGGGGGGCACATCGCGGCGTCAGCAAGAAGGTCATCATCATCCGGCAGGCTGCCGGCTTGCTCATGGCTCGTGAACGCCTCGGTCCACATATTCATGAGGTAGAAGCCGTGCGCAGGCCGCCGCTTACAGCGCACCCAGGTCCGCGACTTGCGGAGCCGGGTGACATAGAGCGGCATGTAGTCGTATCCGGACAGGTCGATACCAGCGGGAACGAGGGGTTCGGGAAGTTCGTTCATGATGGGCTACTCGCCGCGGTCGAGATTTGAGAACAGGGTGCGGGGGCCGTCGAAGAAGACCTTCACGGTGCCGATGGGGCCGTCCCGGTTCTTCTCGATGATGATCTCGGCAACGTTCCGAGCCTCCTCACTGCGCTTGCACCAGCGTTCGTATCGCTCGTTGTACTTCTCCTCCGTCTCATCGGCCCGTTTCGCCGGCTCCTCCCGCGCCAAGTAGTATTCGTCGCGGTACAGGAACATGATGACGTCGCCGTCCTGCTCGATGGAGCCGGATTGCCGGAGATCCGCCATGTTTGGCCGCTTATCCTCCCGCCGTTCCAGGTCGCGGTTGAGCTGGCAGAGCAGCAGGACCGGGACGCCGAACTCCTTCCAGATCGAGCAGAGGGCGGAGGTGATCTCCGTGATCTTCGCCGTCTCGCCTTGGTCCTCCGCTCGCTTGCTGGCGCGCATGCGGTGAAGGTGGTCAACGATGATCAGGCCAAGCCCATGGCGTCGCTTGTGGCGGCGGGCTACCCGGCGGATGTGCGGGACGGTGACGCCGGGTGTGTCGTCGATATGCAGAGGCAGGGTGCCCAAAGCCTGCTGGGCGTCCATCAATGCAAGCCATTCACCTTCAGAAAAATCCCCCTGCGTCTGGCGGTCGGACGAGATCCCGGTTTCTGCAGCAAGGTGGCGACGAGACACCTTCTCGGTCGCCATCTCCGTGGAGAAGGCCAGCACAGAGTGCCCAGCCTTGGCGGCGGCCAGCATGATGGTGTTCAATCCGAGACCGGACTTGCCCATCGAGGGACGGGCACCGAGAACGTAAAGACCGGGGAGGAGGCCTCCGAGCTTGCGGTCGAGGTCGACGAGCCCTGTCGTCACGCCCAGCACCTGCCCCTTGTTCTTCCAGGCCCGCTCGTTGGCCTCCATAGCCGCCGCAACGCCATCGGCGGACGACATGACGGGGCGCAGCGCGGAACCGTGGTCGCCAAGGGCGAAGAGTTGCGATTCCGCCTCCTCGATCAGCTTGCCTGCGCGCATGTCGGGGTCGGGCTGGTAGCCCGTGTTCACCAAATCGAAGCCGACCTCGATCAGTTGCCGACGAAGGAAAGTGTCCCGAATGATCTCGCCGTAGTCCCGGGCGTTGACCACCGTGACGACATTGGCCACCAAGCGGACGAGATAGGCGGCTCCACCCCCATCCCCGGCCAGATCGGCATCGCTGGCGAAACGATCACGGAGGGTCACCGGATCGGCCTTCCGGCCGGCCTCGACCTCTTCGGAGATCGCCGCGAAAATCCTTTGGTGCGCCGGATCGTAGAAATGCTCAGGCCGAAGGAACTCGCTGACCTTCTCATAGGCCTTGTTGTTGATCAGGATGGCGCCGAGCAGCGCCTGTTCCGCCTCCTCGTTGTGGGGCGGGGTCCGCTCGATGTGACCGGGGTTGCCGATGTGGTTCATTTCAGTGGTTCCCCGAAAAACGTGTTCAGACGGTCGTTGATGACGCGCTGCGCATCGGTGATCTGTTCCGCCGCCCACCCCAGGGCGGCGCGGTAGGCGCGCTCCGCCTCCAGAAGATCGTCGCGCGTCTTGCGGCAGGGGCTGGCGTCATGCGCCCGCACCGCGGCGGAGCGCATCTCCAGGAGGCATTCCGCTTCGGTCATGCCCTCCGTGACGACGATCAGGTGCTGTGCGGCCATGATGCTCATCGCGTTCCTGCCTTTTCCGCCAGACGGGCACCGGCAGCCACCGCCACGGCGTCGTGCTCCAGGCTCTGCGCAAGCTGCCGGGTAAGCAGAACGGTACGCACCGAGTAGGCGCGATCTTTCCCACGTCGCTCGGCTTGGACTTCCATGGCATGGGCTTCCGCCCGAAGGGCGTTTTCCCGCCCTGGGATGGCTGCGGCAGTGGTCATTCGATCAGGCCCCGGCTGGAAGCCGCCGCGCTTGCCCGCTGATAGGACCGCAGCAGGTGATGGCGGCAGTAGGGATGCCGCGCCCCAGGCACCTCCTTTTCCTGGCAGTAGCTCCAATCGCTGGACCGGACATCGCCGTCGATCCAGCGGCACCCCCTCGGCTCCTTCGGGCCGCGGTCGCCCGGCTCCGGGCCGGAATCGACAGGTTCCGGCCCGGCTTCGCGGATGATGCCGAAGTTGCGGCACGCCTCGGCGATAGCGGCCTCGGGGAGTTCAAGAAGTTCGGCAATGGCGGTGACCGACATGCCGAGTTCGACATGCAGTTCCAGGAAGAGGTCTTCTGGGTCGGTGGGCCAGTTGACGAGGGGAGCCGGGGCGCCCATCACCGCCCTCCGGAAATCTGGCGCACCCGTGCGGCCTTCGCGGTGATCTCCGCCGCCGTCGCGGGCCGGTCATTGAGCCGGAAGGGATGGGCCTTGTTGCTGGGGACGCGGAACACAGGGACCTTCTTGTCGCGCAGGTATTCGAAATCCGCATCGACATCGGTTGCAGCAGCGACGGGCTTCCGCGCGCCCACCACCTCCTGGAGTTCCAGTTCGGCTTCGGAGAGCTGCCGCCCCTTGCTCGGCGTCAACGGGACGCGGCGCGGGGAAGCAGCCGGAGCGACGGTTTTCGGCGGCGGGGCTGCGGGGGATTCAGCGGGAGGCGCGTTGCTCTCGACGGCCGCTTCGACCGCGTTCACCGGCTGCGGGGCCGCCGTGGTCGCCTTGTCAGCCACCATCGTGAAGACGCGCTGCCAGCCTCGAACGACCTCGTTGCGCCGCTCTCCTTCGGCGCTGACGTAGCAGACGGAAACCCGTCCACGCGACTTCATCATGGAGAGGGTGGCGGAGACCGAGTTCGGGTTCGAATTGATGTGCGTCGCCAGCGCCTGATTGTCGGGGCACGCTTTCCCTTCACGGGCGAGCTGTAGAAGGTGATCGTAAAGCCGATCCTCCAGCGAGGGGGGAACGTAGACCTTTTCCGAAGCCGGAGGCGGAGGCGTGATGCAGCGCTCCACCCCCTGCAAGCCCGCGTCATCAACGGAGCTGTGCGCGGCCGCCGGGCCTTCCGGTTCCACCGATTCATCGTGAACCTGGGTGGCAACCTCCGGGTTTTGGTCACCATCGGCTTCGACCGGCTGCGGCTGGTCGGGTTGAATTATCGTGTCATCCGGGGTCGGCGACGTCGCCTCAACTACGGTCTGGGCAGGAGCCTGAACAACGCCCCCGTCCTGCGGATGGCTGAAAATGCTGGGGATATGCGCCGGCTCAACGAGCATGGGCTCAATGCCCGAGGGTGAGACAAGAGGTGGATTCCATTCCCGCTGATTGACGGCTGCCGCCACTTCCATGCTGGTCAGGTATTCCGGGCGGATGAACGAGTCCGGCAACTCGATGATCAGGACGCCGTTCTCAACCTCGATCTGCTTCGGGCCTTGCGTCGGGCACTTCTCGGTCACGCAGACCGGTGGAAGGGAGGACGCGAAATGCAGGGCCGCATTCTCGGCCTTATCGTTCTTCACACCGACCTGATATTCCTTCGTCGCGGCTCCGAAGAGTTTCCGCCCGGCATCCGGATCGCACAGCGCGATGAACTGGCCGTCGACGTAGATCGCGGCTTTCTGACCGGAAGCCGTGATTCCGATTTGCTTTCCAAGCTCGCGGGAAAAGGTGATGTCGAGACGCGCCGCCGAGACATGGCGGCCGGCACGGGCCGGCTGGATGGCGACGCGGACCAGCGGGAGGGTGGACGGCTTGTTGATGACGAGCGGCTTCAGATTGAGTCGAGAAAGCAGGCTCATGGGGATCATCCCTTCTACGGGGTTTCGTTCAGCCGGCGCCGGGTGATCGGCAGGCTCGGCAAGGTGGGTTGGGCATCGCGCAGGGCTTGGGCGCGCTCACGCTTGGCTGTGGCGACGGCACGCGCCTCATCGTGCTCCCACGCATCGGCGGCAGCTTCCAAGACGAGTGCTGGGCCGTGGTTGGTCGTCTCGTCTCGGCGGGCCTGCCGGGCGCGGGCTCGGAGCCACACAGCGGGGTTGCAGTGCAGGGTGGCGCTCATGCGGCGGCACCCCCCTGCTTTCACCGGGACCTGGATCTCGCCGATGCCGGCTGCGGCGAGTTGGTCGATCTCCTGGAAAGCGGTTGTCAGATCGGGCGCCGTCGTGAACAGGCCAACGGCCCGGAGACGGCGGTCGAACGCGCTGGCCAGGGGCTTTGCCTGCTCCAGGATCTCGGCATCCTCCGGCGCTTCCGGGTCTGCGGCGCAGCGCTCCACATCCTCCATGATGGAGAGGACAGCGCCGTGAAAGGCGGAGCCGGCGCGCAGCGTCAGGAAGTCGGTCAGCAGCAGAGCGTCGGTCCAGCGGACCGCTGCCCGGTAGATCAGCGTCGCAGGCGCGGCCGGCGGCGCGGCCTCGAAGGCCATCCCCACCGCCCATGCGGTGACGCCGGACGCGATGCGCTGCACGTTCACGGGCAGCGAGGCGAACGGCTCCGCGACGGCGGCCTCCAGCTTCGGCAGCAGTCCAGCGAAGAAGCTCCTACGGGCCTTGGGCGCGCGGGGGTCCGCCGCGATGGTCCTGGTAGCGGCAAACAGCATCACCGCCGGCACCGCCATCTCGATGACGGGCCGATGCGCTGCGTTGCGCGCGATCCATGTCCGGTTCGCCGTGGCGACCCTGATCGGGGAGCTGGTCGTCATGCTGCTTCTCCCTGGAAGAAATCGACCTGATCTCCCCAGGCCGCCCAGCCGGGCCGGCGCTGCCGCGCAAAAATCTCGACCTTCGGAACGCCGGGGAACATGCGCTCCAGAGCCTCGTGCATCTCCGGCGGTTTGCGGGAATGCTCCCTCAGCAGCCCGATAAGCGCGTCCAGCTCCAGTTCGGCGCCTGTCTCGACCTCGGTGAGGATGCCGTTGCGCTCCCGATGGCTGCGGACCTTCGGCGCGCCGATCGAGCCGGTCAGGAACGGCTCGCAGCAGCCGCGGAAGCCGTACCCGGTGCCCATGGCTGTCTTGCCGGTCTTGGTCACCTTGAACCAAGCACCGCCGCTCTTCGGTTCGAATCCCCAGGCCCGCAGCGTGTCGCTCGCCCAGCCTGGCGCGACGAAGTTCCAGAGGGTCCACATCACGACGAAGCAGTTCGGCGCAGCCAGCTGCCCGACCGGCAGCGCCTGGATGTCCTCAAGCGGCATGCAGTCGTACTTGCCCTGCGGCGCCTTCTTGGTCCCGGTTTCCTCCGAATACATCTGCTGCAACCAAGGTGGGTCGATCAGGATGAGGCCATAGCCACACGGCTTCAGCTCCTCCCCCCAGAACCAGCCGGGCACCGACGCCAGCGGTTCACGAGCCGCCGGGGCCGAGATCGGCGGCAAGTCGAGCAGCAGGGAGGGGCCGGTGAAGAGGCTCACAGTCCCAGCCCCCGTCGATGCTTGCGCTGCTCCTTGACCACCACGTCGATGGCGTCCAGCCGGGCGTCCAGCGCGGCCTCGCAGTTCACGCGGGCACGGCGGAGGGCTTCAGCATCGCCGCCCAGCGCCGCGGCGCGGTACAACTCGATATGCGCGTTGAGAGATGCGGTCGTCGCCAGTTCGGCATCGATGGCGGTTCCCAGGCTCATGGTCAGTGCCTCCGCTCAGTGGTGAGGAAGAAGTCCGCCCACACTTGGCCGGCGGCCAGCCACCACGCGGCCAAGCCGGGATCTGGCGTGAAGGCGGCGACCGTTGCGAAGGTGCGGCGCGTGGCATCGGCCAGCCGCACGGCGGGATCTGCGGAGGCGACAAGGCGCCGGTAGCAGACCGGGCGTTCCAGGCGGTGTCCATTGACGGCAACGAGCTGCAGCATGGTCGTCCTCCCTCGAATCGTTGTCGGTGGTGTCGGTGTCGAGACCGGACAGCGCTCCCTGGCGCGGGTCGGTCGGGTTTTTCGGAACTTGCATGCGGGCAAGCTTCGCCTTCACGGCGCCTGCGCTCCGCCCGACGGCGTGCGCAGTGACGGCTTCGAGCTTGCCGGCGCGGCGGTCCTTCTCGGCCCGGCGTTTCTCGCCGGGTGTCCACCGGGGTCTGGGGGTGTAGCGGCGGCAGGGCATTTCATGCGGCCTTCTCGGTTCGAGTGGCGCATGCGTCCTTCAGCAGACCGGCGGCCATGGCCGCGCCGAGGAAGTACCGGACCGTCGTCTCACGGTTGGCGACCGCCTTGGCAATCACCGGCACCTGATCGGCCATGCTGCCCAGATCGGCGTCGGCGGGCTCCGCCGGCAGCGCGGCGCCACGCTCCAGGTCCAGGAGCGCGCGGCAGTGGGCAGGGGAATCGGCGATGAGTTGCTGTTGCAGGGAAAGGTAGGCGCCGGGCGTGAGACCACCCTGCCCCGAAACCGCCACCTTCGGCTCCCAGCCGGGCCGGACGCGCGGCCCCCACTTAGGGGCGTCGGCCAGCACCTTGGCGAAGACATCGGGATGCTGCTTCCGGAAGTCCGGCAGCGCATAGCCGGCGGCGAACGCCGGCATGCCGATGGCGTCTGTCTCCGATCCGGCGACCGGCTTCAGCCAGTGCGCGCCCCAGACGATCCAGCGCCTGATATCGAGATTCAGCGCTTTGAAATCGGCGCGGGTGACGTAGCCGGTCAGTTCCAGAAGCGCGGCGACCTTCAGCGCCTTGATCTTCCAATCGGTGAGCTGGATCGGAGCCGGGGCGCCCGCCGTCACGTCCGGGACGTATTCCGGAAGGGGGCAACGCTTCAGAGGACCCGCTTCGAACCAGTGCTCACCCCACCAGATCCGCCCAGTCTTCGACGGCAGTTCAGGTGAGAACCTCTCCCTGACGTAATAGTGGGTCTTGGGGGAGATCGTGATGACGGTGATGCCGCAGAACTCCGCGACCGTGGCCAGCGCACCGTCCGCACCAGCCGGAACCAGCACCGCGCGGCAATCGGGGCCGCACCGGTCGTGATATTGCTCGACGGCTTGCGCCAGCACATGCCCGTTCAATCGGAGCTTCGCCTGGATGCCGACCTGAAAGCCGTCGGCATTCCGAACCAGCAGGATGTCCCATCCCGCGGTCTCGGCATAGGAAGTCCAATCTGGCCCGACCAGCGCGAGGAAGGCGGCACACATTTCGGCTTCGGTGGCGAAGGGTTTCTCCGCCGCCATCACAGCGTCTCCCCATGCTTGAGGACGCGGACGCCGCATTCGAGGATCGCGCAGCCATCAGCAGCGTTGTGGTCCGGCGGGTTCCAGCCGCGATCGTGGCACGCGGCGATCATGGCCGGCTTCTCGGCTCGGCCATTGCCGGTGAATGCCTTCTTCACGGTGTTGTTCGCCACCTCTCGGACAGCCTTCACGCCCCTCCGGTGACAGAGCAGATCGACGACGGCTATCTTCCCAAAAGCCCGCCGTGCCGCCTCCTGCCCGCCGTGGTGAGGAATCGCGGCCTCGAACACCACGGCGTCTGGTCCATGAACGGTCAGCATGTCGTCCAGCCACTTGGCGAACCGGTTGTAATACTCGCCGTGCGGCAGCCCCGTCGGGCCGATGGTGAAGGTGCCGCACAGGATGGTGGGGCGCTGCGGCGTGCGCCCCAGAAGGAAGCGACCGGCGGGCCACGCCGATATGGCCGAGCGGTTGGCGACCGCCCAGCCCGTCATGCGCCCGAGATCCAACGAGAGGATGCCGCCGGCCATTTCCCGTTACTCCGCCGGGGCCATGAAAGCGTCGGCGGCGCCATTGCTGGCCATCGCCGGCATCAGCACGTCCGCGTCATCGTCTTCCGGCAGGTCCGGCAGTTCGTCGCCGTCGTCCGCATCGGCGAAAACCACCTCCCCGCTCTCTCCCGGCGCCTCGGCGGCGGCCGGACCGGCTTCGTCGAACAGGGCGTTGTCCTGCCCCTCCCAGCCGGCCAGCCACGCATCGGCCTTGGCGCTGCCGGCGGGATGCGGGCAGGCGGACTGCGGCTCGCCGGCTTCGCAGGCGGTGGCCCCTTCCGCCTCCAGCGCCTGGACTTCCTCGGCGCTCAGGGCCTGCTCGGACGGTTGACCACCGCCCTCGCCGGCTTGCTCCGCGGCGCGCTCGGCGGCACGGGCCGCGTTCTGGGCGTCCTGTTCGGTCGCCCAGCCCTTCATGACGATGCCGGCCTTCACCGGATCGTCGCCGTAGGCGTGCGCGCCCGGCGCCTTGCCTTCGCGGAACAGCTTGATGCCCTCCGCGAGGAGAGCCGTGTGCTCGTCCTGCGACATGCCCTCGGGAAGTTCGGAGCCGGCCACCGCGCCGGCGCCGGATGCCGGCTGACCACCCTCCGCCGCCGCCTTGATTGCGGCGTCCATGGCGTCCCACGCCTGTTCGAAGATCGCGACGGACTCCACTCCGGTAAGCAGGCAGTCGGAGCGCTTCTCGCCGTTGCGGCGGGCTTCGCAGCCCTTGGCCCAGGCGCCGAGCTTGCGCTTCTTGCCCTCGAAATCAGCCGGCGGGTTGGGGTTCGGAATGGCGGAGAGGTCCGGCCCGATGACCGCTTCCATCGCGCCCGCGACAGCTTCGGCGTCCGGCATCTCATCGAACAGCGCTTGCTGCCGGGCCACGTTGAGCTGAAGCGCCGGGATCAGGTGAAGAAGCTGCTGCGCCTCGATGGTCGCTTCGGGATCGTCGTTCCGCTTCCTCGCAAACAGCCGCGCCAGCGCCTTGAACACGGGCTTGCGAACACCGGTCTTCGCAGCGTCGCGAATCACCTCCGCCTTCTTGGAATTGGCGGCGGCGGCTTGGGATTCCCGCTCAAGCAGCTGGTCCATCGCCCGCTCAAGGTCGGACGGGGAAATGCTCGACGGGTCGATGGCAGGTTTCTCGTTCAGCTTGCGGGCCATGTGGCCACCTCCTTTCGGTCTTCAGAAGTGCTTGGGTGCGGCGCGTCGGCGCCGGGAGGATCAGGCCGACGCCTCGGCCCGGGGCTGGGTGACGTTTCCGGACACGTGCGGCGGTTCGGCCGCGTCCCGAATTTCCCGGGCATGGTCCATGACGTTCTGCGCGGCACGGGCGATGCGGCGGCGTTCCTGCTGGTCGACGTGATCGTCGGCCAGGGCATTGTCGATTTCCTTGGCGAGAGTCCCGGACTCGATGTCGAGGCGGACGAGCTGACGGGCAAAGTCCGTTTCCGGACGCTCGTCGCCCTGCAACTCGGCCAGCTTCGCCGCGGTGATTTCCCGCATCACCTCGATGAAGACCGGCGACCTCCCTCTGGCGATCAACGCGGCGTCCAGCGCAGCGGCGTCGGCAAGTTCCAGGTCGGTGCCATCAAGCGGGTTGCTGGTCTTGCGGAACTTCGCCGCCGTGAGGCCGGTGGCCTGCCTGATCTCCTGTGGACTCAGTTCCTGGACGGCCTGACGCAGCGCATCCTCAATGGAGCCGGGCTTTCGATAAACGGTCATCCAAAATAGCCCTTTCGATTGGACGTGACGCCCCGGCGTTGCTTCCGCACATTGGGGACATGACTGTTCAGCTTCCGCTTCCCATTGCCGACGACACCGGCATCGCCACGCCCGTTCAGGGCAGCGCATCGCTCAGCACCGTGACGCTCGTTGACCGGGCCGCAGCGGAGGCGATCCGCGCGCTTGCTCGGCTGGCCGTGGTGGTGCCGCGAGATGAGGAGCGGGAGGTTTGGGCGATCAGCAGCAGCGTCGGCGCCCTTGCGCAGCGCATTGCCGATCGAGAAGACCGAGTGCCGGTGAACGGTGCTGTCGCCGCTGGCCGGCTGGAGGTGTGAAGTGGTGACGATGACCGGCATGCGCTCAGCCTCCCCAGCACTTGCGGACGCCCAGCACGGCCAGACCGAACGCGACAACGGCGTAATATGGCCAGAGCGCGGTGGCGAGCTGTGTGGTCCAGGGCGGGTCGTAGAGCGGCATCAACATGGTTCAGGCCCCCGCCGCGAGGGTCAGCAGAAACGCAAGCCAGAGAGCGAGGAGACCGGCGAGCAGCGGCAGGATGGGTCCGGCGCTACCACGCGAGGAGTACCGCCCCACCCCGCATGCGCGCGTGACATGCCTCCCGCCTTCGAGGCACTCTTGACATGGTTCCAAATACTTGAAATCCGTCTTCAAGTTGTGCGCTGCCAGGATCTTGCTTGTGATGAAGCCCATGGTCATGGGTCACCTACTGCAATCAGATCAGCCGCGATACGGCACACCTCTTCTGTTTCGGTGATCACTCGCCCCCTCCCTCTTGCTCAGGGGCGGACGGCAAAGAAAGCTTGGATGAGACTTCCTGTTCATCCAGGGCTTTGCTTTCCTGGAGCAGTTCGAAAAAGTCGTTTGGGGTCACCTCTCCTTTGGACGCGCAAAAGATGCGCGTCATCGCCGTCCAGCCCGGCTTGACCAGACCTCGGCGATACCGGCTGATCGCGGACTTATGGAGTCCTGCTTCTTGACCGAACTGCTCGTCAGTCAGGCCCCGGTTTTTTATGTGAGAAGAGAGATTCATGTCCGTCACGTTGCCATCATTGCAACATGAGTTCAAGCCCGAAGTTGCCAAAGCTTCAACTGACGCGAAGTTGCAGCCATGGCAACTTGTTGCAATGAGTGACGAACAGCAAATAGCAGGCGCACGTCTCAAGGCGCTGCGCGAGGCCAAGGGATGGTCTCAAGAAAAGCTCGCCCAGGAAAGTGGGTTGGGCGACAAGACCCTTATGAGCAAAATGGAACGTGGGCTAATTCGCCTCAACGATATAAAGCTGAGGCGTCTATCACAGGCTCTTGGATGTACCCCTGGAGATCTTCTCGCAGACGAGTCATACGAACCAGCGCCACCGCATAAGGATGAAGACGAGGCTCTTTTCAACGAAGCTCGTCAGGTAATGTCAGACACTGAGTTAGATGACGTTCGCAGATACCTTCGAATGCGAATTGAAATTGCCCGCGCACGACAATCATCACCGCCATCAAGAAAGTCCTGAATATAATCAAGCACCAAGATTCGATCTTCACCCGATAGCGCTCGAAACATATCTAGCATTTCATCTTGATTTGCGCAGGCGATCTCCTCGTTCTTAAGCTCGCTCACCATGCGGTCTCCTTATGACGCGGTCCCCGTGCGTGTCATGGTTGGCCACCCTCAGGATAAAATGGCGAACGTGGGGATCATAACCAAGTAGAGGGACACAAACGCTTCTCAGGCAGTCGCCCCAGCCGCCGAAGCGACCGGGGCGCGGCGATCAGGCTGCCAGCGGCTGGATGACCAACCAGCAACCGTCATTCGCTGCAAGCAGACCTTCTGCGATGGCTTCTTCGTAGGACGGAAGGTGGCGGCCAGCGTTGGCAAAGGCCGAGCGGGTGTTCTCCCACGCCTCCACGGCCTCTGGGCCGCTGGTGGCTGGGAACGGGTCGTGGACGATCACATTGCCAGCGCCGTAGAGTTCGGCACCGATCTTCAGCGCGCTGCGGGTGTCGAGGAGCACGGTGTGCAGCGCCACGTCAGCTAGATTCGGGACCGCGTACCTGCGGCCATGCTCATGGGCTTGGGCGTCGCCCAAGATAACCTTGACCTGTTGGAACGCCTCGTCGCGCTCCGCCTCGGTGTGGCCGAAGCGGCTCACCATCGCATGCTCATAACGGCTGAAATCAATCTCTGTGACGTTCGCGTAACCCATTCTGTCGATCCTCATGATTTGCGCGTGATTGCGCGGGACATCGCTGCGATTTTTCCTACCAGCTTAGAAATTGCCGAGAGATCGTCAGCAGCGAAATCTTTCTGGCGCAGGCGGGCTTTCATCCCATCCTTCCCGTTGATTTGGTTGTAGACGGTCCGTGGCGAGCTTCCCCGGATCTCACCGATGACCTCCGGAGACAAGCCGGCCCCAATCAGCGCAGCAACGTGGGCCTGCGCATCCGGCAAACCGAAAGCGGTCCGCAGGCTTGCAGCGACCGATTCAACGTCATCACCAAATCGGGCAACGACAAGGATCACCGTTCGCTCAAGCTCACCAGGAGCTATGGCCATCAGCAAGGGTTCGCCGCGAAGGCGTCGCAGGAAGACCGTTTGCGGCGCCCGGCTCCTTGCGACCGCGGCGATCGCCATCCGTAGTTCCTGCTCACCTTCGCTCATGATGGCTGTGACGTGTCCGGTCTCGTCCAGGCACACCCCGTCCCCCCGATCAGCGCATCACCGAAGCTGGAGTTGCCGTGGATCAGGACGCCGTCATCGCGGCACAATGCGACAGCGAGGTCCAACGCATCGAGAGCTGAGCTGAGCCCGACCAACGCGCGGCGGAGCTTCGCAATCTCGAACAGATCCTCGCGAGTATCGACCGGTGGAAGGTATTGCTCGACAGCCAGGGATGGCAGGCCGACGCGGACCTGGACGCACGTTCCATCCGAGAGGCATAGATTCGATACCGCCATGCGGCCGTGCTGGTAATCGCCGACCCACTGCAAACGCTCTCTTGCCCGCCGCTCTATCGTCTTACGCGCAAGATACGATACCGGGTCCCGATTGATTTCAGCGCTGGCCATCGCACCAGAATTCAGCACGCTCCAGAAAAGTGACGCATAAGTTTCCTTCAGATAATCTGAACATGGAAACATCCGAACCTGCGCTGTATTCGCCCATGCTACTGCATCCTCTGGGGAATATACGAGAACAGCACCGCCAAATTCCTCAGCAGTGCTTATCATCACTGTCGCGGATGGCGGGAGACCGATGGGGAACGCGTCTGGCATGTCGTAACAATCATGCTGACTGGAGGCACAAAAGGAACGGTACGGCAGAGCATCGATATCGGCATGGTCAATTTTACACATGCCAGAGGGGTCAGAGCTTTTTCTGTAAAGATTGGATCGCCCGATGCACATACTGGAATATGATAAGGCCGCCGAACGCAGATGCATTCGACGGCCTACAGCGAATTAAGATTAGAAATATCGACTATATCAAGCAGTAGCGGTTTCCCGGTGCGAAGCCCTTCCCTTCGCTGCTGAACCTGACTTCTCTGCAAAAGAGAGATAGGTCGCGCTTGCAACGATCAATGCTGCACCAATCAGGTCTGCGCCGGTCATTTCCTTCCCGAACACTAACCATCCAACGATGGCTGTTGCCGGAAGGGTAAGATAATCAAAGCAAGACACGTAAGGCAGTGGTGCAGCAGCCAGCGCCTTCGCCGTTGCGATCTGCGATCCTGCGGCAAGAATTCCGACTGCAATCAGTCCAGCCAGGACCCAGCCCCCGATTTCGAACGGCACCCAAGCTCCGTAAGCAAGCGGCGCCATGCCGAGCGCCGAGGCGGCCATAAATACAAGAACGATCAGGTGGGCTGGATTTGTCGACGTGAGCCGGCGTACGGCTGCCAGCGACACGGCGGAGAGCATAGCCCCTGCCAAGGCAGCGATGATGCCCAGGTCGAGCCCAACAGACAACGCCGGATAAACCGTTACGATGACGCCGATCAGCCCAGCCACCACGGCGGACCAGACCCGCCAAGACGCCCTCTCACCCAACAGCATCATAGCGGCGCCCTGCATAAACAGGACTCGGCTCATCACGATCAGGTTGATAAGCGCAAGGTGTTGTCCGCTGGTCCAGGCGTAGAGGATGCAATAGCCCGCCAGCAGCCCGGTTCCGCACCGGATCGAAAACCACATCAGATTATTGATCTGACGCAGCTCAGCCAGGATGCTTCGACCGGAGAAAATGATGCCCACCGCAAGGGCGCCAAGCGCTCCGACCGAGCGGAAGAAGCCCAGTTGCTCAGCGGTAAGCCCATGGCTTGAAAGATACTTGGCGACCGCTCCACCAAAGGTGAACAGGAAGGCGGAATAGATCGCCCAAGCTGCTGCGTTTGGACGTTTAAAAAATGAAGGAAGCATGCTGCGCCTCAAATGATTTTGTCTAGGCGAACACTAAAGATGATCGAGAATTTTTCTCCTCCTATCTTCGTATTCTTCTTTTGTTATAACCTTTCGTTCAAACATATCTTTCAGAGTTGATAAACGTGTTGCAGTGTTGGTAGGCGCGCTGGTCGTAGGCTTCGTTTGCGGATTTGGCTTTGGTGATTGCAGCTCTCCCACACGCGGGTCGTAGATTGAGTTTATGAACGGCACCAAAACACTATTATCGCCTGGCCTCGCCATCGCCTGAAACAACTGAAGGCATTTATTTTCCATGTACATTTTTCCTAAGACATTGAATTTTCCGAACGCACTATCGGAGCGGCCACCATATTCAAGAATTTTTCGATTATTATCTGCATAGAAGTTATGACTTGTCATTACCCACTCGTCACCCCTATTAGATTGTTTCATAATCTCTAAAGCGATACTCTCTGTTGCCTTACCTAAGTCAAAGTTGTTTCCACAGAAGCAAGCTATCGCTCTTTGCTCATCAGCCGAAACTTGCTTAACCGCATATGCATTAATGCCTGAACTTGATACGCGGCCAGGGTCATTGATAATGTCTACAGGCCCATTTATCTGCGCACGCATCCGGCAATCTGCGGGAAACTTCTCCATTGCTTCAGATGCATCGATGTGCGACTTAGTAGTTTGACATGCCCCCAAGAGCACCAAAACCATAGAAGCCGCAAGCCGCGTGATTAGGATTAATTTTCTCATTACAAATCCTCCAAAATTTTCCGACGCCTATCTTCATATTCTTTTTGAGAAACCAGATTGCGTTCTCGAAGATCCTTCAGCGTGGCTAAGCGCGCCTCAACTGAACTCCCCATTGTTACCAATGGCGCGCCTGCTGATTGCGGCCTCGAAACGGATAAGGCGGTAAGTTTTGGGTCGTCCAAGGCTTGGTCAATGGCGGCTTGCATACTATCGTTTATGATTTTCCTCAAGCCATCGACTTGCGAAACAAAGCTACCATCTTCCACACGATTATCCTCATAGACCTGAGAATACAATTGCTGCCCTGTTGATTTATCGATTGCTTTTACATTAAACCTTGTATGCCCCTCACGGCGCATGAGTTGGTTTGAGTCCAATCGTTCAATGCTTACAACAAGACCAATATACGCAACGTCAGTTTTTGCCAGCAATCCACGAGATTTTAATCCCTCGATGAATGCTTGTCGCACCATGTCATTTACCGGAGTTTTCGTTTCAAGTATCCAAAACGGGTTTCCATATCCCCCGCGAACAGTCCCAATTTTATTGGATGGATTCTTTCGAGCGTCGGTTACCGTTGATATTTCGACCATTGGAATAGCGCCGGTGGCGGCAATGGTTTGAGCAGCGGGCCGATACGTCAGGTCAGTCGGCGTCGTCCCGCATCCTGGTAAGCAAATAGCTACCGCACTTAATACAAGCGCGCCGATTCCACTTTGCACTGAGAGCCCGCTTCGCACCGGCCTTCCATTCGACGAAAGTAGATGCCTCATCTTAAACAGCAAGAAGGGCCTAAGCCGCTGATGGCCGGCATCTCCAAAAACGGGCATTCTTCCTCCAGCGCATACAATAATATGCATTCATGATATCCAACACCACCATGGCGACTGTGACACACACCCGCCGAGGCATCAGTTGCCAATTTTGCAACTTTCCACTTGACGCGCTGGTTGCCATCATGGCAACGTCCGTTATGTACCCCGCACGGTAGCGGTTCACACCACCACCCAAGGGGTACGCGCTTCCACGCTCCTTCGAGCGTTGGGCGTTTCCTCCTCAGACTGTGCCCGCCGGTCGAGCCGGTCGGCGGGCACCTTCTCAGGGCGGAGCGCAGAATCCGGAAGAGGACACCGCCATGGGCCAGCCTGCCCGCCGCACTGCTGACGTTGACCAAGAGTTTCTTACCGCCTGCCGCTCGGTCGTTGCGCCGGTGCTGGAGCGAGCGGCACAGGACATGGGCGTGGTGGACGAGGCCCGGCATCTCTGGGCGATCAGTTCGCCGATCCCGCCCAGCCAGAAGGGCAGGGCGGGGCATCCCGCAACGACCTGACCGCTCCCCTCCCCTTCCCGATCCCCAGCCCCTTACCCGCGTCGATCCCGCGGGTGGGGCATGAGGCGTTGAAGACGGCCCCATCCGGCCCGGCCAACCACCAACATCAAGGATCACCGATGCTCGACGTTTCCATCACCGAGGTTTTCGGCGGCTGCGCCTGCGAGGGATGCCGCCAGACCCGCTCGATCAAGCTGGAGGGCGTCGCCATCGACGCCGCGCGTCGGCTCGACGCCAACCATGACGCCATCGCCCAGCAGATCAAGGCGCTCTTCGATCAGGTGAAGGACCTGATCGGGCAGGGCAAGGCGGACGCCGATGTGCTGTGGGAGATCATCAAGCACGAAACCGGCACCGAGGGCATGAAGGGGCTGCGGCTCGACACCGATTACCTGACGGACCACGGCATCGCCTTCCTGCATGTGCCGATCACCGACGCCAGCGCCGACACCACCGAACAGGACGCCGAACCCGCCTCGCAAGACGTGGGCGCCGTCGAGACCGCCGAGACGCCCGCCGCGGCGGCGGACTGACCTCCCCTCCCCGCCTGCCGCCGGGGTGCGCTGAACCTGCAAGCACCCCGGCGCACTTCCTCCACGCACTGAACGCCAGAGGGACCCATGGCTTCCCCTGCCCCACTCAACAACCCTGCCCCGCACGGTGCCTGGACGTTCTATCCGTTCCTGATCGCCATGAACCATGGCGCCCCGGCGAGGGTGGATTTTGGCAAGGCCCGTGGCGCCTTCGGCGTCCACGGCGAGGACGACGGTTGGCACCTGACCCACCTGCCGACCGGCGCGCTGATCGGCATCGCGCCGAGTGCCGAGGCGGCGATGCACGCCGCCGAGGGGATCGAGAGGGTCTGGGATTGGACCAGCGCGGATGAACCCGACGATTCAGCCGCCCCGGTGATCCGAGAGGTTCTGCGCATCAACGGCGTGAAGCGGTCAGAAAGCCGGCCCGTCCGGGTGGCCCCCGTACAGACTCCCGTGATGGCAGCCTGACCGCCCGCTCCTTAACCGCGCACAGGTGCGCTCCAGCCCCTAACGGTCCGGCCGCAGGGGTTCGGGCCGTGAAAGCGGGCTTCGGCCTGGCCCGACACCAGCACGGCCCGATGCTGGCACCAACAGGAGGCGAAGAGTGGATTGGATTCGCGACTGGACCCGATGGCTGCGCTGTCCGGGCGATTGGGGGAACTGGCCGCGTCCGCTGGATGACGCCGACCAGCCCCAGGTCGGACGCGATCCGCCCGACCGCCCCGGCACCAAACGCGGGGCCGAACGCCAGGGCTCGCCGGTGCACAGGCCCAGCCTTGGTCAGTAGGTCCCAGCTTCGGCTCCCGCAATGCGCCGGGAATTGGCGGAGTAAGGGCGCGCCATCTCCTCAGCCGGAGGAGTCAAAACGGCCCCTCGCCCCCTTACCCGGCCTGACCGCTGGGTGGGGGTCGAGGCAGTAGAAGGGAATGGCGTCCCTTCCGCTGCACCAGGAAGAGGAGGACCGCACGCTTGAACTGATCCTGCTGGCGCTGCTTTGGGCGATGGGTGGGTTTCCCCCAGTCGCATCGGTCGGGGAGCCAAGGCAATACCCCGCGCAGCGAGCCAAGCCAGCACCACCGCCCAGCAGAAGGACGGCGGCAACCGCACCGAAACGGCCGGTGTATGGAGCCCGATCCTCTCCGGGCAGAACTCGACGATCTGACGAACAGAAAGCGCCAGCCGTTGCGGCTGGCCCCCGATCCCCCACCAAACAGACCAGCCGCAAGCCGCGGCACATCGCAAACCGAAAAGGAGAACGGGCATGCCCGACGAAGACAGCGTGGTCACCAAGCCGACCCAGCTCGCCAGCGCCGAACCGACCGACGCCGAGATCGAATCCCTGGATCTCAACGACGGTGACGACGAGGACGGCGACGAGGACCAGGGCGGCAGCGAGCCGGACGAGGACGAGTAACGGCGGCCCCCGCCGGCCTGAATCGAGCCACCGGGCGCCATCCCGCCCGGCGGCTTCCCAGGACGCCCGGAGACGATCCGGACCTCCCGGCAAGCCGAACAGCAGCACCATCAACAGGGGCGACATCGCCATGGATCAGAACCAGACGCAGCCCACGGGGCAACCGAGATACGTCATCCACACGGACGCTGCGAACGCGGCCATGCACCTGATGTGCGGCTTCCGTTCGCTCGGCGTGGCGGGGGACGAAGAGGTGTGCACGCCCCACTCCCCCGAACTGCGCGCCCACCTTCAGGCGGTCCTCGGCCAGCTGCCGACCTGGGGACAGCGCGGGACCGAGCCGGTCCAGAACTACGCCGACTATCTCCGCGCTCTGGCCGATGTCCTGGCGCCCCCGGTCGCCGCCGAGGCGCAGGGGGCCGTTGAAGTTGAGACTTCCCAGCCGGACGTTACCCCGGTCGCGCCGGCGCCGACACTCTCCCCGGTCGAAGTGGCAAACCATCTCCTTGACCTCGCCACCGGGCGCTACATCCGACCCGAGCGTTGGGTGCTTGGCTCGGGACAGATTCCTGGTGAGCCGCGCCTTGCCGCATCGGTCACGGTCGAAATCTCGTCGCGCTCCGACACGACGAACTCCATCGGTGCATTCGTCACCGTGAAGGCCTTCAGCGCCGACTTCCACGGCACCCAGATTGCGTGCGGCTTCGATTTCGACGCGGTGATCGCCGAGGCCAAGGAGAAGCTGGGCGCCCTGCCGACCACGGCGGACGTCGAGGAGCCCGCGGTGGAAGCGCCGTCGGCGCCCGAGGCCCCTGTGCCGAGTGAGGTGGCATGATGGCCGACTTCCGCCCGAACCGCGACCGCACCGACCTCCCCGCCGACGCCGAACGCTGCGCCACCATCTGCGCGCGCTTCCACCGCGGCATCGCCGCGAACTGCTTCGCGCGTGGCCTGACGCATGTCGGTCGCCGTCACGAACAGATCGCTGACCGGCTGGTCGCCCTCCGGAAGCCCACCTCGATCACCATCCTCACCGCGCCGACGGCCGAGACCAAGAAGCGGAGGGCCGCATGATCGCCCTGCCTTTCTGCTCCGGCTTCAAGATCGGCGACCGCGTCAAACACGCCAGCGAGCTCGTCACGCTGCCGGCGGCGCAGATCGACCGGCTCAGCCCCTGCAGCAACGGCGTCGTCTTCGCCGAGACGTCGAGCTGGAGCGCTCCGGTGGATCGCATCCGCTTGGCCGGGCCGGGCTTCGCCGGGATGGTCAACGGTGGCGCCGCCGCCCTTCCGGTCGGAGGTGCCGCGTGACCAAGAAGCTGAACGAGCCGGAAATCTACTTCGTCGGCCAGAACGAGGTCGGCCCCCGGCACCCGACCGCCGGGTTCTACGTCGCGCCGCTCACCGCGGCGGGGCGTGCCGAAGGACCTTTCGCCAGCCGTGACCGGGCGGAAGAGTTCGCGCGAGGCCGGTCCATGGATCTGAGGGTGGCGTGATGGTTTCCCAGGACGCCATCGCCACCACGACCGCCATCGGCGCCGCTCTGCGCCAGCATGCGGACCGGGACGGCTACGTGCCGGTCGCCGCGCTGCGAGAACGGTTCCCGGTCGAGGTGCTGGCCGCTCATCTGCTGCCGGCTCTGGCACAGGTGAACCGGCACCGCGAAGCGGTGGGAGGCTGAACACTATGGCCGCGCGCTTCCGCTTCTACGCCGACTTCACCGACAAGTGGGGCGAACTCCAGACCATCAACGTGCTGGCGGATTCGGCTGAAGATGCGGTGCGCCGCCTGCGCTGGGATGCCGGCAATTTCGCCAAGAATTTCAAGTTCCGCCCGGATTGGGACCTGATCGTCTTTGACGACGGGACGCTGATGCTCCGGACGGAGTGGGAACAGTTCAGGCGCCGGCAGGAAATGCCGGCTGCCGCTGCGGAGTGAACCAGATGCCCAAACCTCCCTCCCCGGCGCAACTCGCCGCCCAGGTCGAGACCTGGAACAGCCAGAACCCTGTCGGCACCAAGGTGGTCGTCCGCTGTGACGACGGCACCAGCCACATCACCGTCACGACCAGCGAGGCGTGGGTGCTGAGCGGCCACAGCGCCGTCATCCTGCTCAAGGGCATCTCCGGTTGTTACCTGCTGAATCGGGTGACCGCGATCAGCGCCGACCACACGGTGGAGCCCTGACCGCAATGGCCGCCACCTCCCAACACCACCACGCCACGGTCTTCGAAAACCGCATCAACGGCAACGTCGTCGCCTCCGCCCAGGTGGTGATCTCCTTCAGCTACGCCGCCCTGCCCTCCCCTGCCGGAGCACCCCTCGGCGGTACCGTGACGTTCCTCGGCGCGGACATCGTCTGCGGCCCCGGCACGTCGATCCGGAAGACCCGTCCGGCCCCACCTCACATCGATATGTGGGCCAAGCGCTACACCGCGGCGAACGCCGCCATCCTCATCGCCGAAGCGACGGCTGACCACGTGCCGCAGCAGTGCGGCGCCGGCCCTCAGAAGCTGCCGGTCGCTTCTCCCCACACCATCCCCTCCCCTGCCCTTCTCCAACACGGAGCCTGAATCCCATGAACGCCATCTCCCGCCGCCTTTCCGCCGTATCGCCCCCCTGCACCAGCATGAGCGTGCCCAAGCGCGGCCGCCGCGCCACCGGGCGCCCGCTGCACAGCGAGGCCCCGAACCCCGTCGATATCCATGTCGGCGCCCGCGTCCGGCTGCGTCGCACCCTGCTCGGCATGTCGCAGGAGAAGTTGGGCGACGCCCTCCGCCTGACCTTCCAGCAGGTACAGAAGTACGAGCGCGGCGCCAACCGCATCAGCGCCAGCCGGCTGTTCGACCTTAGCCGCGTCCTGGACGTGCCGATCTCCTTCTTCTTCGACGACATGTCGGAGGCGACCATGGCGGCGGCGCCGGCGGAGGAGGTGTGCGCCTCCGGCATCGAAGCCGCCGAGCCGGACCCGATGGCCAAGCGGGAAACGCTGGAGCTGGTGCGCGCCTATTACCGCATCCCCGATGCCGCGGTGCGCAAGCGCCTCTTCGAAATGACCAAGGTGCTGGGCAAGACCGGCGGCGACCAGTCCGGCGCCGAGGCCTGACGGGACCACCTCGACAGAAGGCAGCGCGCCATGAACATGATCACCCGCCCGGCGCCTGAACCGGGCATCCACCGCATGCCTGAGGACGACTATCACGCCAGCCCGGGACTCTCGGTGTCCAAGCTGAAGGTCTTCGCCGATGCGCCGGCGAAAGCTCAGTTCGGTGAGCGGTCGGAAACCTCCTCGCAACGCTTCGGGAGCCTCATCCACTGCGCGGTGCTGGAGTCCGCCGACCTGGAAAACCGCTACTTCGTCTGCGACCTGGAGCGCCTGAACCCGCGTGACGGCGCCTATAAGGAAGCGCAGGCGAAAGCCGGTCACCGGACGCTGGTGAAGCGTCCCGATTGGGACGAGGCCCTTCGCATCCGTGATGCCGTCCACCAGCACCCCATCGCGCGGGAGCTGCTGGGGAAGAACCTCTTGGTCGAGCAGTCCTTCTACTGGAAGGACGAGATGACCGGTCTGCTGCGCCGTGGCCGCGCCGATGGCTTGCGTCCGGACATGCGGGTGATCGTGGACCTGAAGTCCACCACCGACGCCAGCCGGTACGGCTTCGCCCGGTCGGTCGCGGAGTATCGGTACCACTGGCAGGACGCCTACTACCGTGACGGCATCAAGGCAATCGCCTGGGAGCCGGAAGCCTTCATCTTCCTCGCCGTCGAGAAAGAGCCCCCGTTTCTGGTCGGCGCCTATGAGGTGCCGGAGGAAGACCTTCAGCGGGGCCGCGAGCGCGTCCGCGAAGAACTGACCCGCTATGCCGAGTGCGTCCGGACCAACAACTGGCCCGGCTACTCCGACACGCTCGAAACCCTTCATCTGCCCGAATGGGCGCACCGTTAAGAGAGGCATTCTCCATGGCTCATTCCGCCATCGGCATGACTCCGCCCACCAAATCCGTAGCCGAGCTTCGCGCTGCCGGCAAGCAGACCGCGAAGCAGGCCGGCGGCAGCACCGTCGCCGCGTTCTTCGAGCTGAACAAGGACGCCATCAAGGCCGTTCTGCCCCAGCACATGACGCCCGACCGGATGCTGAAGATCGCGCTCCGGGCGATGCGCACGACGCCGAAGCTGATGAACTGCACCCTCGACTCTTTGTTCGGTGCCGTCATCACCTGCGCGCAGCTCGGCTTGGAGCCGAACACCCCGCAGGGCCACATCTACCTGATCCCCTTCGAGAACAGGCGAAAGGGCGTCACCGAGGTCCAGGTCGTCATCGGCTACAAGGGTCTGCTGGATCTCGCCCGCCGCTCCGGCGAAATCGAGACCATCGCCGCTCGCGTCGCCTACAAGGGCGACGACTTCAGCATCGAGTACGGCACGACCGACAGCATCACCCATAAGCCGAAGATGGAGGGGGATGTCGGCAAGCCTCTGGGCGTCTACGCGGTCGCCAAGCTGAAAGGCGGCGGCTACCAGTTCGAGTGGATGTCCGTCGCGCAGGTCAACGAAATCCGCGACGGCTCCCAGGGCTACAAGACTGCCGTCCGGTACAACAAGACCGACACCCCCTGGGTCTCCAATTGGGAGGAGATGGCCCGGAAGACAGTCATCCGACGCCTCTGCAAATACCTCCCGATGTCGATCGAACTCGCGACGGCCGCCGCCCTCGATGGTCGTGCTGAAAAGGGCATGGACCAAGGGCTGGAGCATGTTCTGGACGGCGATTTCATGGTGCTCCCGGAAGACGCCACGGACGAAGCCTCTGGTGATCAGGCTGCTGAGAACGGCGAGCAGGACGCCGACGCTTCTTCGCCGCAGATCGAGAGCAAGCCGGAGCAGGCCATGCCGATGCCCACGGTGGACGAGCGCCAAGCCGAACGCGTCGAAACGGACAGCTCGGCAACCGCTCCCAAAAGCGCTGCTCAACCGAAGGCCGCCCGGCCCGCCAGCACCACCGCCTCGGCGCCGCCGCCATCGCCCACCGAAGACGCCATACCCGACCTCCCGGCGGATGACGACACCGACACCGGCAGCCTCTTCTCGGAGTAACCGACCATGATGATGACTGCCAACGTCCGCGCGTTCCAGATCCTGGAACGCGCCGACATCACCTTCGGCGAAGGCGTCACCCTGATCGCCGCCGAGAACAGCAACGGCAAGTCCTCCGTCGCCAAGGCCATCGCCGGCGCCATGGCCGGTGACCCGCTCCACGGCTATCTGAAGAAGGACGTCAAGGCGCTGGTGAAGGACGGCGCCAAGTCCGGCTCCGTCATGGTCACTGGGCCGGGCGGCTCCATCTCGGTCTCCTATCCCAAGGCCGAGGTGAGCAGCACCGGCACCCCGCCCACGCTGGGGCGCATTGCCGCCGGCCTCGACTCCTTGGTGGACATCGACCAGAAGAAGCGTGGCTTGGTGCTGGGTGAACTGCTGAAGACGGCGCCGACCCGCGAGGATCTGGCCGCCGCCCTGGCGGATGCCGGCTTCAAGGATGAACCCGCCGCGGCGTCCATCAACAAGGCCCTGGAGGAGGCCGGGAAGACCGCCGATCCGGCCCTCTCCCTCATGGATTATGCCAAGCTCCTGAAGGCGGCCGGCGTCGGTCTGAACATCGTCCACTGGCTCTGGTGGCAGATCGAGACGCGCGGCTGGGACGGCGCCCTGAAGAAGCTTGAGGGCGAGCGCACCGAACTGAAGGGCCGTTGGGCCGAGGTATCCGGCGAGGCCTTCGGCGACCAGAAAATCCAGGACTGGAAGCCGGAAAGCTGGACGCCGGATCTCGCCGAGGTGTCCGCCGACGGCTTGCAGGCCGTTCTCACGGCGGCGAACGCGGCGCTGGAGACGGTTGTCGCCGAACAGGCGGTGGACCAGTCCGAATTCGACCGTCTCCGTGCCGATGCGGGCAAGCTCGACGCGCTGAAGGAGGCCGAGCAGGCCGCGAGCAAGAAGAAGCTCGACGCCGAGGTGGCGGTGGTCGATGCCGAGAAGGTGATGAGGGACACCGATCTCGCGGTGGCGAATCTGCTTCCGACGGAACTGGACAGCGGCCTGACCTGCCCCCACTGCCAGGGCAAGGTCCACTACCACCGTGGGGTCGGCGGTGAACGCCTCGACAAGGCGGAGCACGTCACCGACGACGAGCTGAAGAAACGTCGCTTGGAACAGGCGAGCGCCGAAGGGAAGCAGTCCAAGGCGCGCGGCGAACTCAATCAGGCGCGCAAGGCTCTCACGGATGCGCAGCGCGTTCTTGACGACGCCCAGCGCGCCGTGGCCGGAGCAGAGTCGGCGAAGCGGAAGCTTAACGACCTGGAGGCGCAGAGCGCCGGGAAATCCGGTTCTGCGGAAGCGGTGCAGAAGGCCCGTGACGCCGCGGCGACCGCACAGCTCCGCCTCAGCCTCTTCCAGACCAAGGCCCGCGCCGATGCTCTGGCCCGCCAGATCACCTCGATGTCCACCATCATCGGCATCCTCGCGCCGACCGGGCTGCGGCAGGCCAACACGCAGAGGGTGCTCGACACCTTCAACGACGGCATGCTCCGCCCGCTGTGCGATGCCGCCGGTTGGAAGGCCGTCCGGATCGAACCGGACATGAGCATCAGCTACGGCGGCCGGCCCTACAGCCAGCTTTCCGGTCTGGGCCCGCAGCTTTCCTCTGACCAGTACCGGGTGCGCGCGATCCTGCAGGTCGCCCTCGCCGAGCGGGCCGGCGATCGGCTGGTGATCCTCGACGCCGCCGACGTCCTGGACCAGAAGGGCCGCAACGGGCTGTTCGGCATGCTGAAGCGCGCCGGCATGGCCGCTGTGGTCTGCATGACGTTCAGCGCTGCGGCGTTGAAGGGACGGAAGGTCCCGGACCTGGAGAAGGCCAAGCTCGGCCGGACCTTCTGGATCTGCGGCGGCGTCGCCCAGCCGCTGGCGGCGGTGACGGCTGCCCCCCCGCAGGCTGGCAGCCAGGCCGCCGAGGCGGCGTGAGGGCGCCCGACATGCTCGCCACCCTCTCCCCTGCCCTTCCCACCGGCGAGGTGCCCTCAGCACCTCACCGCGCCACCCAGCTCACGGCCTCCTTCGCACACCACCTCATCGATGCCGGCATGGCCGAAACCTACGACGCGGCCCTCTTCAGCCTCATCCATGTGCGGCGCTGGGGGATCGGTCGGTGGGGCTGGTCAAGCATTGGGAGCGGGTGCTGGGACTACCGCTGGACCCGAAGGACTGACCACTATGGGCCGCTCCATTCACACCGCCTGCACCTTGTGCCGGAAGACCTTCAAGAACCCGACACGCCTGCTGAGGCACCTCAGGGATGTCCACGGCGTCGTGACGGCGGCGGAGGTACCGGCATCGCCGCGCTCCGCCGGTACCCCGCCCGCGGCACCGACCGGGATCGTCCACGTCTACACCGACGGCGGCTGCAATCCGAATCCCGGTCCCGGCGGCTGGGGTGTGGTCCTGATCTGGGGAAACACCGAAAAGGAACTCTGCGGCGGTGACCTGACGACCACCAACAACCGGATGGAGATGACCGCCGCCATCGAGGCGCTGAAGGCGCTCACCCGTCCGGTCCATGTGCAGATCCACACCGACAGCCAGTACCTGCGCAACGGAATCATGAAGTGGATTGCTGGCTGGAAGCGGAACGGATGGAGAACAAAAGATAAGCAGCCGGTCAAGAACGCTGACCTCTGGATGGAACTGGACCGGCTCGTCGCCCTGCACACCGTCACCTGGACGTGGGTGAAGGGGCATGCCGGAAACGTCGGGAACGAGCGCGCCGACAAGCTGGCTACCCGTCGCCGGAAGGAAGCCCTAAACCGACATCGCGCCGTCGCTGCGCCTACGCGCCGACCGGCTGCCCAGGAACTGGAGACCATCCATGCTTGATACCGCCCCCGTGAAGTGGCTCCCCTGGAAGATGCTGGTGGGTCGCTCCTCCGCCCCCTTTCCGACCGCGCGCGTCATCGTCGAGAGCGGCGCCCGGCACATCGAGGTGGTGGAGGATCTGTTCGCACCGGACGTCACCGACAGTCAGCGGGACCGGGCCTTTGTCCTCATGGCCATCGCCTCCGCGCTCACCTTCCGGGTGGTGACCAGATACCCGGCAGCGGCACGCCTCTACCTGTCGAAAGGAACGGTGGCCGTGTCGGAAGCAATCCGCCATGCGGCCCCACATCTCGGACCAGCGGTGTCGGTTGGCCTGGATATCCCGTGGGTGTGGCTCCTCCTCCGCGCCTCCGCCCAGGCAGACCTCGACCAGGGCGTGCCCGAACTGCTGGAGACGCCCGCCGCGCTGCGCGGGGTGCTGCTGGACGGGCCGGTGGAGAAGGTGGACCTGACGACACTTCCGTCGCGCTTTCGTGGCGATGATCGCCCTCTGTATCGAATCGACGCCTTACGCGGGCAACATCGGTGCGGTCCGAGCGTCGTGTACGCGGGGACAAAGCTGGACTGGATCGTCCTCCGCGGCGCCACCGGCCCCAACGCCAAGCCGCTCCACCCTGACATCGCCCGGTCTGTCCGGGACCAGTGCCAGGATGCGAAAGTTCCGTTCTGCTTCGAAAGCTGGGGCGAGTGGTCGCCCGCGCCTCAAGGGGGAAATGCCGCGACCCTCGTTCATGACTGGCCGAACGGCGAGCGCTTTTTCAGGGTGGGCCAGCGGGCCGCCGTCCGCCTCCTCGATGGCAAGGTCTGGGACGACATGCCGGAGGTGGCCCATGCAGGATAACGCCGCCGGGGAAACGACGAGCCTGACCATCCGCATTCCTGTCGTGCTCAAGGATCGCCTCGAACGTGCGACCAAGGCAGGCCCCTACGAGATGACCATGACGAGCATTGTCCTGCGCGGCGTGGACCTTGCGCTCCAGGAGCTTGCCGCCATGGAAGCGGCCCGAATTGCTCACGCTGCTGCCAACGGCTTCCAAGACATTGAGGTTTCCAATGCATAACCTCTCCCGCCGCACCGTTCTGCGCGCCCTCGTCGCTGCTCCTGTGGCCGCCGCCTGCACCCCGACCATCGTCTCCGTTACGGAGAGCCGCGTCGCCGGTGTCATCGCCTTGAAGCCGGAGTTCGGCTATGTCCTGGCAGGTGGCGACTACTGGACCACCGGCTTCACCTCGCGCGCCGAGGCCATTGCTGCGGCCATGGCCGAAGCTGGCGGCAAACCCTTCCAGACGGCTGAAGTCGCGAACATCCCGATCACCTATCCGGACTTCGCCGAAGCGGCCGACGACTGGCTCCAGAACGAGGGCCATCTCGGTAACTGGCTGATGGACGCGCTGACCGGGCACAACGCCGATGCCGATTTCGAGGGCGAATTCACCGACGCCTGCGGCCGCGTCAGCCGGGAACCCATCGGCGCGGCTGGCCGGAAGGCGCTGGGCGAGGCGCTTCGCCGGCACGGCGCCCCTGAGCTGGCGGAGAAGGTCGAAGCCGGGCAGACACCGGACGAGGATTGGGGACTCCCCGACCAGATCCACGACGCCATCCGCGCCGACCGCGCGCTGCATTCCGAGATCGAGGCCGCCGTCCGCGCCTGGGTCGATGAGCATGATCTGGACCTGGAAGCGCGCAGCCTGACCGTCGAGGCGGTGGAGGACCATCCCGCCACCGCCGGCGCGCAGCACCAGGCGGAGGCTTCCAATGCCCCGTGACCTCCCCGTCATCCTCCAGGACCATGAGGTCCGCGCCCTGCTGGATGGTCGGAAAACGCAGCATCGATTCCCCATCACCAGCATGCGGGTGGCACGAACTCCCGAGACGCGCCCCTACACCCTGCGCGGCGAGCATCTGGTGAAGGCGCTCGACCAAGCCGACGGCTTCCGCTGCGTCCACGAAGACATCTGGACCTGGACGGCATCGGCGTTCGAACACCAGCAGCCGGCCGCCCGCACGATGTGGCTCGCGCATCTGGGATACAGCGCCGGACAGCGGCTGTGGGTGCGGGAATGCTGGTCCGATCAGGACTGCTGCAAGGGCGAAGCCATGTACCGGGCAACAGCGTGCCGGGACGGCCTGCTGCTGGACGAGAAAGCTGAAACCCACTGGCGGTCCTCCACCCACATGCCACGCTGGGCCAACCGGATCACGCTGGTGGTGGAGGGGGTGAAGGTCGAGCGGCTCCAGGCCATCAGCGACGAAGACGTTGAGGCCGAAGGTGCCTGCAATGGGTTGCACGATTGGGATTGTCGACATCCCTACTTCCCAGACCCCGCCGGCTACTGCGTCTCCGGATGCGGAAGCTGGTCATATCAGGAGGTGTTCCAACGCCTCTGGGGGTGTCGGCACGGCGCCAAGCCCGGCCAGCGATGGGAGGACAACCCGCACGTCATCGCCCTGACCTTCCGCGTCCACCGGGCGAACATCGACAAGCTGGAGGTGGCCCATGCCTCGTGACGGCTATTCCCACGATCACTGGAAGAGGGAGCTGGTCCGCCCCTTCTCCCGGCATGAGCAGGGGGTGCTTGCCGACGTCGTGTGCCGGGAAGAGGCGGATCGGCCGAGCATCGGCGGACACGACGCCGACACCGGGCACCTCCTGACCGAGCGCAAGATGATCGTGCCCAAGGAAATCGACGCCTACTTCAGCGTGACCGCGCGGCCGACCGCCTTCGGAAAGCTGGTGGCTCACGCCTATGAGGCGGTGACGCTCTGCCACGCCTACCCGCTCGACCATGAACCGCCGACCCTGTTCAAGATGGACTGCCCGGAGTGCAACGGCACCGGCGCAGAGAAGCCGGATTGCTGGCTGTGCAAGGGCGACCGCCGGATCAAGGCGACTGTCGCTTACCGGCATGGCTACAAGAAAGCCGACCTGGAGGATTTGGAGGACGACGGCTGGTGCGACTGCCCGGCCTGCCACGGCGAATCCTGCCGGACCTGTGAAGGCAACGGAACCGTCTACGCCGACTATCTCAGGCGGGAAGCGCTACGCGTCCTGCTGAGTGAGAACGCCAGCCACACCGGGCCGTTCCCGGAGATGCGCTGGTCCGGCGAGCGATGGTGCCCAGGCTTTATCAACGAGGACGCCCTGCTCAGCCAAGCCGCCTTGGACTGGCTGCGCCTCATGAACTGGAGCAGCGGTCTCTACAGCGACATGTTCTCCCAATGGTTCTATCTGGACGCCGAGGCAAAGGACGTCGCTGCCGCGGTGCTGAAGCCGACCGAAACCGCCGATCTCGTCCGCATGTGGCTGGCCGGCGAGCCTTGGAAACCTGCAAAGCGGTCCGGCCAGTTCTACGAGCACGAGCGGGAGAAGTTCGAGGAGGCCGCCGCCTTCCACCGGTGCCGGTTCCGGGGCTGGATCGCACACGACTATCGCAGCGGGAACTACTTCTGGACCGAGGACGGCAGGGAAGCTATCGCGGGGTGGGACGGTGCCGAAATCCGCCTCTCACGTCCTCGGATTGAGGAGCCGACACGGGACCTTCGGGCCATGGAACGGATGTCCCGCGCCCGCCGGGGTGTGTGGAAGGCCGAAGCAGCGGTGATCCGGAGCGCTGACCGGATTGAGGCAGCGCAAGCCCGGCTCGATGCCGCCATGGACCGCGGCGACAACGACGAGGCGGCTCGGTGGCGCCGGCGGGTGGACGCCGAGGTGGGCAGCCTCTTCAGCGGCTACGCCGTAGAATCTCGGTGGCTCGACCGGCAGCGGCAGGAACTCGCTTGGGCGCTTGCCGCGGCGGAGGGACGTCATGGCTGAGCCAGCAACCCCCACCCACGTCATCCTGCCAGCGGCATCGCTCTGGACAATCCTTCACCACGCCGAAAAGGAGCATGAACGGCTCTCGACTTGGCTGGAGCTGGGCGCCCATCCGTCGTTCGGTCAGGATGCCACGGATCTGGCCACCGCGATCACGCTGGCCGTCCGGACGCTCACCCATGGGCCGGGCGGTTCCTCCATCGCCCTGCCCGTCCTGACCGCCGCCACGCTGCGCTACTACGCGACGCGCGAAATCGCCCGGCTCGTCGGCATGGGGGCTTGGTTCGCCGACGCCGACCTCGACCGACAGGCTGCCGAACTGAAGGAGGCCCTGGGCAAGATCCCCTACACGCTTCGGAAGGAGGAGGCCCCGGTGGTCCCCCCCTCTGCGGCCATACACACCGCTGCATCGCGAGGGGAGGCCGCCCATGGGTGAGATCGCCGACATGATGCTGGACGGCACCCTGTGCGAAGGATGCGGCGAGTTGATCGACGACGGCGACGGTGACGGCTTCCCGCGCCGCTGCGCCGACTGCGGTGGTGGTGCCGATCGTCCCCACCGGCGCCGGTCGGAACGGGCTTCCCCGGGTGATGGCCGCGACGTCCTCGACCGCGCCGCCCGTGCCTATCTCTCCACCATCGCCGCCACCAGCGACGGCCTGAAGGTCCGGTCCTCTGCCTGGAACGACCCCCGGTTCCAGGCCTGCCAGGAGGCCGGATACGTCAGCTACCAGAAGATCAGCAACCGCTCCCGCGTGATCCGCGTGACGCCCGAAGGCGTCGCCTATCTGGCCGCAACGCGGCGCACCCGCTCCAGGAGTCTGGCCCATGCCTGAACCGGTTCTCGCCCTGCCCTACTGCGGCCCCTCTCACCACCTGGACGTTCTGGAACGCCTCGTGACGCGGCAGACCTGCCTCATGGGCTGGTCCTGGCCGGACCTGCCGAACGATCACCGCAACGCGCTCCTCGAGGAAGCCAATCATCTCCTGACCCACGCTCTCCGGGAGCTTAACCGCGACCTGCTGGTCGCCGAACTGAAGATATTCGGCTTCGACAACGTTGCCTCGATCCCCGAGTTGAACAGCGTTGAACACTGGATCGGCACTCTCCTGGAAATGGCCCGCGAACAGGCGTTCAAGCTGTCCAGCTACCAACGCAAAATCGAGGGGAGATAGCGCCGGTGACCGACGCTGCCGCCCTGCCCCGCCGCGCGATCTCCGCCATTCCCACCATGCCGAACCGGGCGGCTCGCGCCTCCGTGGCTATGGAGTGCCGGCTCGCGCCTGAAGGCATCCGCCAGAACGGCGACGGCGGTTTCCGCGTGGCGCTCGACTTCCACCCGCTCGACCGGCCCGACCTGTTCTTGAACGCTTCCGCTGGCGCCTCGTTCATGCTGGTCGCCGTTGAGCTGGATGACGACGGCGAACCCAAGCCGCCGGTCTTCATCGGGCGGCCCGGCCAGAACTGGGACGAGATGAAGCCCGCGGCGCAGGCCGCTATGCGGTGCCGCGACGCTGAATTTCGCCGCTTTCTCACCCGCTGGGCCGGTGAGCCCATCGAGACGGTCGAGGATGCCTCCGATGCCGTCTGCCTGCACTGCGGTGTCAATCGCAAGCGCCAGATCACACCCCGCTCACAGGCCGCCAGCCTGTGGGCCGAACTCGATTCCACCTTCCGATATTGGCAACTCCGAGGAGACCTGCCGTGATTGTTTCGAATGTACCGAACTGCGCGAAGAACCCCGAACTGACGGCGCTCAAGAAAGCCTTGGTCGAGGTGCGCAGCGCCCATTTCACGGGGCTGAAACTGTCCAGGATCGTCGCCTATGCCTTGGGCGACGGAGATGCCACCAGCCGCAGCACCTTTGAAAGCTATGGGCCCAGCATGACCAAGCCCGGCGAGAGGAAGCCGGTGTCGGGATGGCTTCCCAGCGCACAGTATGCGGAGCGAGTCGACGATGCGTCCGCGGCCCTGCCGAAGCCGAAGACCAAGGAGGCCCCCGCTTCCGAGCGCTGGGCCATCATGAGCGGTGTCCGGCCCGATGGCCGGGCGTTCGCCAAGGCCTGGAAGGAAGGCGCCGACGCCGTGACGATCAACGTCACCAAGGCCCACAACGAGGTGCACGCCCGGCTGGACGCCGCGCTCCAGGCGCAGATTTGGGAGCTGGAGCGGCGCGCCGCGGCACAGGAGGCGACATGCGCCGCATAGCCGAGGCCGGCGAGCCGGGCAGGGCGGCGATGGGGCAGGCGCCCTGCCCACCCGTTTCGGCCGCAGTGCATAACCCCGCCCTGATCCCGCGCCGCCTCACCCTCTTCGAGCGCCTCTACGCTCACCGGGACATCCCCGGCCAAACCGAAATCATCCCGCCCTTCCTGGAGCACTGAAATGCGCTTCCCGATCCTTTCGGCCCGCCCGGTGACGGCGGGCAACACCCGAGCTTTGCCCTTGATGGCCGACATGCTGCGCCAGCAGGCGGACCTTCTCGACCAGGATGGCGACAGCCGGACCGCCAATGCCGCCCGTGCCCGCGCCGGTCGACTCACGCTTGAGGCGGCGGAGGCCAGCATCCGCTCCGGCGCCGCCGTCATCGGGAGCGCCGGCCATGCGTGACGCCCTCGCTTGCCTGCCTCGCCTCCTGATCGGCTGGCCCCTGTTCGCCATTGGGTATGTCGCCTGCTGGCTCTCCCACCCCGTCAAGGCGGGCTATCGCTCCGCCGAATCCCACATCGCCGGCGCCGACGCTGACCGCGCGAACCGGCTGGTCACCATCTCCGGAGAAATCGTCCCATGAGCCACCCGGCCCGCACCCTTCCGCCGCTTGCCTCCCCCGGCATCACGGCGCCGCCGCCGGTCCACATCGAGATCGCGCCGGAAGAAATCGCCAGCGTGACCGTCTCGGATGCGCTGTCCGCCCTCGACCTCGTCATCCATGAGGCCCGCGTCGTCGTCAGCAACCCGACCCGCTACGAGGGAAGTGCCGAGCGGCAGCAGCGCCTTCACCAGCAGGATCGCCGCCATCTGGTTCGGCTTCTGGCCGTGCGCGACCTCATAGCCGGGCAGGGGGCGTGAACGATGCTGACCGAATATAGGGAAGTCCGCCATTTCCACGTCTGCGGCGGCATCGGCGGGGGCGTGAAGGGCTTCAACCGAGGCACCGCCCGCGTCGGCAACATGGAGGCTGTCTTCCGCTGCGTTGGCTCGGTGGACGTCGATCCCGTCGCCACGGCCTCGCTGGAAAGGGTGACCGGCGTGAAGGGCACCGTGCTGGACCTGTTCGACCGGCGTCAGTACATCGCCTTCCATGGGAAGGAGCCGCCGGCGGATTGGCGCCCGGCAACGGCGGAGGATTTCCGCCGCGCCGCCGGCAACGAGCGCCCGCACATCGTCTTCATGTCCACCCCCTGCAAGGGGAACAGCGGTCTCATCTCCACCAAGACGGCGCAGGCGCCGAAGTACATCGCGCTCAACGAGCTGGCGCTGCGGGCTGTCTTCCTGACGTTGGAAGCTTGGGGCGACGATCCGAACGAACTGATCCTGTTCGAGAACGTGCCCCGCATCGCCCAACGCAGCCGCGGGCTGCTCGACAAGATCATCAAGATGCTGCACCGCTACGGCTATGCCGTCGCCGAGACCGCCCACGACTGCGGCGAAATCGGCGGGCTGGCGCAGAGCCGCAAGCGGTTCCTCATGGTGGCCCGCCACATGGCGAAGGTGCCGCCGTTCCTCTACGAACCGCCGAAGCGCCGCCTGCGCGGGGTCGGCGAGGTGCTGGAGCGCCTGCCCCTGCCCGGCGATCCGCTGGCCGGGCCGATGCATCGGGTGCCGTCCCTGCATTGGAAGACGTGGGTGCGGCTGGCCTTCGTGGAAGCCGGTTCGGACTGGCGGTCGCTGAACCGGCTGCGCGTCGAGGACGGCGTGCTGGCCGACTATGGGATCGTGCCCGCGGGCCGGTGGCGGGACGACATCCTCGGCGTGCTGCCGTGGCATGGGACTGCACCGACCATCACCGGGAATGCCGGCCCGACCACCGGGCGGTTCAGCGTGGCCGATCCGCGCGCCACCAGCACCCGCGAAGGCACCGGCTATCTCGGGGTGCAGGATTGGGCGCGCCCGTCCGGCACTGTCACCGGCAATGCACGCCCCGGGGCGGGAGCCTTCAGCGTGGCGGACCCACGGCATCCCGAAGGCGCCGACCAGTACGGCCAATACGGCGTTCGCACCTGGGACCAGCCGACCGGCGCCATCATCAACGTGAAGTCACCTGGGCAGGGGCCGCATTCCGTCGCCGATCCGCGCTACGACGAGCGGGGGCGGTTCAACAACGTCTACCGCGTCGTCCGGTTCGACGAACCCTGCGCAACGATCACCGCCGGGCAGGGGCCGACCTCCGGCGGCATGGCGGTTGCCGACCCCCGCGCGCCCGTTGGGAGCCACACCAGCAAGTATCGGGTGACCGGCTTCGATGAACACGCCGGGACTGTGATCGCGGCCAGCACCACCGGCCAGGGAGCCTTTTCTGTTGCCGACCCACGGTGCCAGTGGAACCCGAACGCCCACACCAGCAAGCTCCGGGTGATCCCCTACGGCGACCCGTCCTCAACCATCACCGGGAGCGCGTCATCCTCCCACGGCTTCACGTCGGGCGCCCTGTCGGTGGCGGACCCACGTTGCTCGACCGACCGCCGGAACGGAGCGCTGGGGGTGCGGACCTGGGACGAGGCCGCCGGTGCCGTGGCGGGCGAGTCCCTGCCACCCAACGGGGCCTTCTCGGTCGCCGATCCCCGGCCGGACTGCTTCCGGGATGGGAAGGAGGCCTACACGACGGGCGGGCATTACGGCGTGCTGGGATGGGATGAAACCAGCGGAGCCGTGACAGGCCACCCGAAGAACAACAACGGCCGTTGGTCCGTTGCGGACCCGCGGGAAGCCGCTGGGGAGCCGGTCATCGGTCTGCCTGCCCCGGACCAGAAGATGGTGGCGGTCATCCAGGCCACCGACGGGACGTGGCATCGCCCGTTCACGACGCTGGAACTGGCAGCGCTCCAGAGCCTCGTGGATCTCGACAACCCCTGCCTGACGCTCGCCGGCAGCAGCGATGCGGCTTGGCGCGAGCACATCGGGAACATGGTCCCGCCCGATGCCGCCGCGGCCATGGCGTCGGTGATGGGGCGCACGCTTCTGCTCGCCTGGTCTGGTGAGAGCTTCATGCTCAGTAGCGACCCGATCTGGGTCCAGCCGCTGACCATCGCGCTTGCCGTCGACACCAGCAGCCAGATCGCGGCGGAGTGACCGGCCATGCATTCGACCGATCCCTTCATCCTCTCTGACGGCACTGAGCTTCCCGCTCCCACATCAACACGCCATGGCCGGAGCTGGGCATGGGCTGGTGGCGGCTACGGCTCGTGCTCGATCACCGAACACCGGCATGGCCAGGCCCTGCTGCGGCTGGTCGCCAGCCTGCGCGATCCGCCCGACCACCCGGCCGAGCCGGGTTCCTACGACGAAGATGCTCGGCGGGGGAGGGCGGCCGACTTCCTCGGCCGTCTCATTGCCCATCGCATGGCCGAGGGCTGGCGGCTCATCTCCGCCGATGCGCTATCTGCCACGCTGGTGGCGAGCATGGCACGGCCTTCAGGCCAGGGGAGGGCAGAGTGAGCCGGTCCGTGACAGTCACCAACATCGGCGCCGCTCCCAGCGGCGCTACCATCCCGCCGCCGTATCACTACCAGCGGCTCGACGCCTACCAGAGCCGTTTTGCCGAGATCGAAGAGGATTTCCGGGCCGGACGCATCACCCCACAGGAGAGGCGGACCAGGATGGAGCAGGCCCGCGATCAATCCGGCATCACCAACGCGGCGCCACCAACCGAATACCGGGTGCCGAAGGCGGCCCACATGACGGAGCTGGAATACTGCAACAAGCGGCGAAACGTCGATCTGCGATCCCGCTCCCGCCGGCAGGCTGCATGAGCCCACCACCCAACTCGAAGGAATCGGCCGACATGACCATCAGCAGCCTGCGCACCCCAGAGTTCATCACCTTCACCGGCCTGGACGCCAGAACGGACCTTGCTCGCGCGCTCCACATCGCCACGGTTTACCCCGTGGAGTTCGGCGTGCTGTTCAGTGGGACCCGGCAGGGCAGGGAGCCTCGGTATCCTGATCGGAAGACGATCACGCACATCGCATGCGCAGGACTCCCTCGGCTCGCTGCGCACGTCTGTGGTGGGTATGCTTGGCGGATCAACACCAACACTCCGACCGGACTCAATCTGACCCCGTTCCGGCGGGTGCAGGTCAACCACCCGTCACCAGACGCTGGGGCGATTGCCCGCGAGATGGAAGAGTGGGGTAGGCCGCGAGGCGTCGCCCAGACTCGTGACCTGGAGTTCCCAGCCAGCACGATGGTCGACTGGCTGTTCGACCGCTCGGCCGGGGAGGGGAAGGCGCCGGAAGAATGGCCGCAGCACCCCGGCGGCGACCGGCTGGTCGGCTATGCCGGCGGGATCGGCCCCGGCAACGTGGGCGATGTGCTGAGGAAGATCGCCGCCACGGGGCCGTACTGGATTGACATGGAAAGCGGGGTCCGCACCGACGACTGGCTGGACCTGGACAAAGTCGAGGCGGTGTGTCGGGCGTTTTACCGGTAGGGCAGGGCGGAAAGGGGAGGGGCTGGAGCATCACCGGTTGGATGCGCTCCAGCCCCACGGCTCCGGTTTAATCGATTAAACTCCGGCCCGGTTTAATTGATTAAACCAGCAAGCTCATCGTCGATTTTCTGGATCTCCAGAAGCAGCTTCGCGCGTCGCGCTTCCAGTTCCGCACGGCGCGTGGCATTCGACGGCGCTGGACCGCGCAAGGCCTTCCAGAACTGCCGAACCTCGGACTGCCGAACGTCCGGGCGCAGCAGACCGCGCTCGGCCGCCTGCCGGCGTTCTTCATCTGATAGCCGGGCCAGCATGTAGACCGTGCCGTAACCTGCCGCAGCCACCTCCACCGGCACCACGTTGTCGCGGATCGCGCGATAGGCGCTCATGAGCTGGGAACGGGCCGACTTCCCGAAGCGACGGTTCAGTCCATCGTACAGCGCCGCCCGGTCCTCCTCGCTCAGTCGGGTTTCTGCGATGGACAGCAGCTCTCCGATCCGAAGGAACCGCTGCTGAGCGTCTTCCCACAGTTCCGAGATCCGGTTGATGAACTCGTCAACGGTCTGCGGAATCCGTCCCTCCGGAAGGGGAGGGAACACGTCGCCGTCCAACGCTTCGACCATCGGCGGGGGAGGGGGCTCGACCGGCGCGGCGACGGTGTTCATCACCGTTGTCAGGTAGGCCGATTGAGCCAGGGAGGGCGGGGCCTCCTTCGGCTTCCGAGCCCGTGGCTTCCGCACCACCTCGAAGTCCTTGCCGGCGACCTTCTCTTTAGCCACGGAAGGTCTCCAGCAGGGCGAGGGCCTCGGCGCCGATGGCTTCGATGTCGTCGGCCATGGCGGAGTAGGGCGCCGGCTTCTGCGCGAAGCTGGCGTGGTTGATCGAAGCCTTCAGCCCGAGATCCGCCTTCAATGTCGGGATCGACAAGCCTTCGAGTTGCTTCCGGGCGATCTGGTCCACCGAGGCCCGGCGATCAACCTGCGACAGGACGGCGGCCGCGGGGATATGCGCCTTCGGGGAGAACCGCCGTGCCTTCGTGATCGCGTTCACGACGTGCTGATAGGTGCGGAACGCCTCCACGACATCCTTCGCGTCGGCCTTGGTCGGGATCAGCACCAGCGACGAGATGTCGATCGCATTGACCAGCGCCGTGCTGTTGGCGCCGGGGACATCGACCAACACGAAGTCGTGGCTGGCGGAGACCTCATTCGCGACCTGAACCAGATCATCGGCCTGGACGATCCGGAACTCGACCATCCCGGTTGCGGCGAGCCACCCGCTCAGGTTCTTGTTCGGGTCGGCATCGATGCAGAAGACAGACGCCCCCCGGCGCTTGAGAAATTCGGCAAGCGCGTTGACAAGCGTGGTCTTGCCGACGCCGCCCTTGCTGCTGCCAACAGTGATGATTCGGCCCATTCCAACCTCTGCCGGTTTGGCCGGACGTCGCGTGAAAGGTCGCGATCGGTACCGGTGAAATTCGGCTGAGGGTGCGCGATAGGGGAGGGCGGCGTCAAGAAGCGATGGGTGTGGGGTTAGGCGACCGGTCGCTTTACCCCACACCGTCACGCGGTCAAGCGGGCAATCGGAGGCCGGCTCGGATGGAGGATGAACCCTTCGTCAGCCCCCTCGACCTTGGCGCCGGGGTAAGCGGCAAGGGCGTACTGCATGGCCTGGACGAAGCGCGGCTTGAAGTGCTTCATCTGGTCATAACCGGCGCCGAACTGGCCGTAGAGGGACGCCCAGGTGATCGGCTGCGGCTTCTGGAGCGAGTGCAGGCGGTAGGCGAGCCAGACATAGAGGTCCAAGCTCAGGCTGCGATCCTTGAGCTGGCGAATAGCTTCCTCCAGCAAGGGGACTGGATGATCCTGGAGAGCCTGGAAGAACGTCTCGTCAAGCTGGACCAGATCTTCCCAAAGAGAGCCTTGCCGTTCATCGGTGGCGTTGTCATGGAAGATCAGGCCGCGCTTGACGATGCCGCCTTTCTCGAACGCATCGGCTTCGGCACCATCCCAGAAGAATTTCAGGCCACATGCAGAGATGCGAAGGGACTGTTCCCGGAAGCCTTTGAAGGTTTCCCCGCCGACGCTTATCCCCATGCGGGTCAGCCAGTCTCGCATCGAGCGCCCGAGCTCGACTTCGCGGCGCCCGGTTCGAATCGCTTGTGTCTGGAGGTAGATCAAAATCATGCGGGCTCGGGCGCCGTAGGGGACGCCGAACAGCTTCATCTTGCCGTTGACCTTTAACCGGCCTGGCTCGACAAGCAGCGTCACCTGATGGCCGCGCTTTTCCCAAGGGGCATCGTCGGCGAGCTTCTTGTGTGGCAGACTGGTGAGGCAGAAGCCGGAGTAGGTGATGCCCAGGTTCTGGCGGTCATCGGCGAGGATTTCGGCGGCGATGTCGACCAGTGGTCGATCTTCCGGACGCACCATGGCCCGAGCGACTTCGCGCCCGTGCTTGATGACCAGTTCGTGTATATCGCCCATGACCATCCCTCAACATCTCGCAGCATGCTGCTGGGTGACTGTCCGAGAGTCAATGTGGGGATAAGCGACCAAGCTATTTGTTGGTATTAGGATTCATAACTAGTTGATTCGTCGCTTTACCCCACGGGAAAAACCGAGTCGTGCCGCTTCTCCCCACGGTGCGGTCGCTTTACCCCATGGGACAAGAGCGTATTGTCGTTCTGATGGTCGCCTTACCCCACGGGAAAACGGAGCTGGTCGCTTCTCCCCACGGGATGGAATCTGCGAATCGGGAGGCGAGCTTTGGTCGCTTCTCCCCACACCTCGGAGTCTATATCGTCAGGCAGCCGGGATCGCACGGATTCCGGAAGGTCAGAGTGCTGATCGATTTCTTCGCGGAGCAGTTTTCGTCGAATTCCGGAACTGGTCAGCGAGATGTGGACTGGCCTTTAGTGGCCAAGCGCTGCTCCTGAAATGCAATGCCCCAGTCCCGCATAGCCATCAATACGGGTGTGAGCGTTTGCCCGAACGGAGTGAGCGAATACTCCACGCGCGGAGGGACCTCGGCGAACACTTCCCGGGCGACGATCCCGTCGGCTTCAAGGTCGCGGAGTTGCATCGTGAGAGACCGCTGGCTCGGGTCCCCGACCAGGCGGCGCAACTCGCCGAAACGACGTGGACCGTCCAGAAGGCGGTAGATGATCATCGGCTTCCACTTGCCTCCGATGACGTCGACGGTGGATTCGACAGCGCATTTCTGGCCACCTGTCATTGATCGCTCCAATCGTGTACTTTCTATCCCTATAGGCGAAACTGTTGCCTACTTGCAAGTTCGCCTGCGTCGCGCCTAGTTGGAAGCAGACAATTCGAGAGGTGCATCATCATGCGAGCTGCTTTCTACGACAGACAGGGAACTGCGACGGAAGTGCTGGCGATTGGGGACCTGCCCGATCCGCAGCCGGGAGCCGGGGAGGTCCGGGTGAGGGTAGTCGCCTCCGGCATCAATCCTTCCGACATCAAGACGAGGACCGGTTTTGGAGGCAAGGCTATGCCGTTCCCGCGGATTGTGCCGCATCAGGACGGAGCGGGGGTCATTGATGATGTCGGCCCCGGCGTGCCTGAAGAGCGCATCGGCGAGCGGGTCTGGGTCTACATGGCGCAGACGGGGAGGGCGTTCGGTACCGCGGCCGAATTCGTTGTCGTGCCTTCCGTGCAGGCCGTCAAGCTTGCGGGCAACGTGTCGTTCGAGATCGGCGCGTCCCTCGGCGTCCCGGCGATGACTGCTCACCGGTGCTTGTTTGCGGACGGTGACCTGCGCGGCAAGCGGGTTCTCGTCCAGGGAGGAGCGGGCGCCGTGGGTAATGCGGCGATCCTCCTTGCGAAATGGGCGGGGGCGTGGGTGGCGGCGACGGTGAGCCGCGACGAACAGGCCGATGTCGCGCGAGCGGCCGGTGCCGATCTCGTCGTCAACAGGCATGAGGAAAACGTCTCCCAGGCAGTAAGATTTGCGACCGTCGGCCACGGCGTCGACCGCATCGTTGACGTGGACATCGCCGCCAACATTGACTTAGCGATCGCCTGTCTCGCATGCGACGGCGTCATCTCAGCCTATTCGACGAAATCGCCGGATGCCTCTCTCACAATCCCGTTCTTCCCGGCACTGCTAGGCGGCTTCTCGTTCCGTTTCGTCTACGTCTACACCATGCCGGAAGCAGCGATGCGGCAGGCGGTCGAGGAGGTCTCCGCCTGTGCCGCGTCCGGGGCATATGCCCCTCGGATCGCCAAGACATATGATCTCGACGCAGTGGCCGAAGCACACGAGTTCCAGGATAGCGGCAAGGCGGTCGGGAAAATCCTCGTCCAATTGCAGAACTCGTGACGCGCGCCGTTGACAACCACTCGGCTGCAATCCAGTCGATCCCTAAGCGCCTGCATGCGTGCAGAGTCGGTGCCGTGAAAATAGCCGTGAAGCCCGTACGGAGTGTCGTTCGCGATGGAAACGGCCTCGTCGTCGCGGTAGGTGATGACCCGTTGATAAGGCAAGACGTTTGCAACTGGTTTGCGTCCGCGCGATGACGCGCGATGCAAAACTTAGAAGTCGGACCCTATTTTGGCAAGGCAGCGCTCAGCGGAGGCGTACGTCACGCAGCAATCCGGAGAAGCATGAAACCACTGCCGGCCTTGGATGTTGGCGAAGAGAAGGCTGCCTCAGGTCCTGTCGGTTCACCAGAACGACAAGGGGCATACATGGCTTTCAACCGTCACAGATTCATCTGAAAGAGGCGAAACGTCATGGTCGATCAAAAGACAGCCCCCATTCGGACCGCCACGCAAGCCCGTCAAGGCAGCACCAAACACGTCGGTCGGTATGTGCTTGGGATAAGTCTACCGCTTGCGATTATCGCGATGATAGCCGTTTACATGCTCGTGTTCTGAGCAGCACGGATAATCACTCCCGTATCCTTGTTTTGTCGGAGAGAGACTGTGAGCATTCAATGCCGGTGCCTCCTCATCCGTGAAGGAGAGGCACCCATCTGGAGCGAGAAGGGGTTCCGCTTGCCACCAAGTAGGGGCGACGGTGTTCAGTTCGAGGAAAATGGAACGCCATTCACGTTCCAGGTCACGGAGATCCTGCACACGCTATCTCTGGATGGTGTGGATTTCGCGCTGATCCTCACCGAAGTGCCTGGGTCACGGGGCAAGCCATTCCGGGTATTGTTCGAAGATCAAGCCCGCACCACCGGCACGTCGTCCAGCTCCGTCGTGTAGGAGGGCGACCGGCTGTCCTGGCGCATCCGCCAAGCCCGGCCGATGGTAGCCGCCGGCACCAGCGTGTCCCGGCCCATCCGGCTGTTGATCGCGTCCATCGCCGCCATGAGCCGGGCGCCGCGCGCCCGATCGGCAGCGGCCAGAAGGTCCGGCTGCACCTTGGTCACCGGCACCAGCCCGGTCAGGATCACCCCGGCCTTGGACATGGCGAACCCGTCGCGCCAGATCCGTTTTGCGCCGGCCGTCGCCGCAGCGATCAGCGCGAAGGTGTCGTCGGTCGCCGGCCGCAGTTCGACGGTCGCTGCGTTGCTGTAGGTCGGGCCTGGCCGGAAGGGGCTGGTGTGCATGAAGACCTGGAGGGCTTCGGCGGCCAGCCTTTCGGCGCGCAACTTCTCCCCGGCCCTGGTGGCGTAGGACGCCACCGCCTCCCGCATCGGTTCCCACTCCGTGACCGGCGTCCCGAAGCTGCGGGTTACCGCCGTCGTCTTGCGCGGCGCCGGCGCCTGATCGAGCGGCAGGCAGGACAGCCCGCGCAGCTCGTAGACGATTCGCTCCCCGACCACGGTCAGCACCTGCCGGGCGCGCCGGGGCTCCATGTCGCGCAGATCCGCCGCGGTCTTGACGCCCAACATGCCCAGCTTCTCGGCGCTGCGCCGGCCGATCCCCCAGACGTCCTCGACCGGCACCACGCGCAGCACATGCTCGCGCTCCGATTCGCGGCCAAGGTCGCAGACGCCACTGTCGTCCAGCAGCGCCTTCTTCGCGGCATGATTACTGACCTTGGCGAGCGTCTTGGTCGGCCCGATCCCGACGCAGGTCGGAATGCCGGTCCACCTTCGGACCGTCGCTCGGATCTCTGCGGCATAAGCCAGCAGGTCCCGGCCCTCGAAGCCGCTCAAATCGAGGAACGACTCGTCGATGCTGTAGACCTCCAGCCGCGGGGTAAAGCCGCGCAGGCAGTCCGTCACCCGGGCCGACAGGTCGCCGTACAGCGAGTAGTTGGAGGACAGCACCCGCACCCGATGTTGGCGGACCAACTCGCGCACCTCGAACAGTGGCTGGCCCATCTTCACGCCCAGGGCCTTCAGCTCGGCAGACCGGGCGACGAAGCAGCCGTCGTTGTTGCTCAGCACGCCGACCGGGACGCCTTCGAGCCGGGGATCGAAAACCCTTTCGCAGCTCACGTAGAAATTATTGCAGTCCACCAGTCCGTAGACCCGCGGCGGCGCCATGGCTGTCAGCGCCGATGCAGGCGGATGGTGCTCGTGATCACGCCCCAGATTTCAAATTCGGGCCGGTCGGTGACCTCGACCGGACGGTATGCGGTATCATCCGAGTCCGGCACCAGCCACACGCGGGCACCACGCTTCAGCAGGCGCTTGCACGTCAGTTCGCCATCCAGCACCGCGACAATCACGTCATCGTGACGCGCGGTCAGCGACCGATCGACAATGGCGAGGTCGCCATCATGGATGCCAGCGCGGACCATGGAATGACCGGAGACGCGCAAGGTGAAGGTGGCGGAAGGGTGGGGGACCAGCACCTCGGCGAGATCGATCCGGCCTTCCACGTAGTCCGCCGCGGGCGACGGGAATCCCGCCGGCACCACGGCCTCGACAGACACGACCGGGCATGTCCGCATCACTATCGGCTCTGGCACCTGCATGCTCCCCTCCACCCGCCTGACCTTGTTGGGAGGATGGCGCGGGAAAAGAACTTTTCAAGAACAAAGAGTCGTTGACACCAAAGCTGAGGGCGCGAGTACCGTGACCGACGCCATGCCCGTCCCGGTTCTGGGGCTGCAACGCTGGCTGGGATATAGTTGGCGGATCAGGAACAGGAGATGGGTTTCCCGGAGATGAAAGTTGACCTCCTTATCGATGGGGAGAACTTCCGCCCATCCTATTGGCCGTCGATCAAGGCCGCAGCGATACAGTTGGGCCGGGTGCGCTCCGTGATCGCCTTCTCCTGCATGGAAACAGGTTGGAGTCGGGTTGAGGGCGTAGAAGTTCGACATACTCCTGACTTGAGTGGGAGAAACGCGGCCGATTTCATGCTGGCGATGCACGCCGCAGTGCTTGCGGAGCGCAAGCGGGTGAAGTCGGTCATCATTGCTTCTGGCGACGATGGATTCGGGGCCGTAGCTCGGCGCCTCAAGGGGGAGGGAGTGAAGGTGTTTGCCTTCATCCCCCTGACGGATCGGCTTCCCCGCCGACTCGTCACGAACGCGGATCTGACCGTCGTCCTCCCACCTGTGGACCCGCTGTTGCTGAAGGCGTCGGATTTGGACCTGGATGGCGGTTGGTCCGCCGACACCGTGCGGTCGGTGCTGGGAATCTGCCCGGCCGACAAGGATGGGTGGATCTCGCTGAAGACGGCTCGTCGCGCGCTGATCGCATCCGGCCTGATAACCTTGGAGACGAAAAAGTTCATATCTCGCCTGAAGAAAGCGGGGTGCGAAGTCGTGTCGAATGGGCAAACCGGTATGGTCCGGGTGGTTGCTGAGCCAGCATCTACAGCGACCTGAACTGCTGGCCACCAGAACGAGAACCCAGCTATTGCGATAGGGGGGCAGCGCCTGCTGGTCCGGCCAAGCATCGCACAGGATCGGCGTCACGCCGCGGGCGACCAGCTCGCCGCACAGGCGGTCACGCGCGGCGCCCAGCGCCGGGACCAGCGGGCCGGCACCCAGGCTCAGGGTTTCGACAAGGCGATAGTCGGGCACGGCGGTGCGTGCCGGGAACATGGCGTTCACGGTTGGTATCCTTTAATTGAAGATGGGGGTGGGGTAGTTGGACCGCCGATCTGCAGACATCAGTGCGCAGGATCGATGCGGTTGCGCACCTCGCCAGAACAGATACAGGCGCGAGGGCAGCGCCTACATCGAGGTATTTCCGATAGCCTCTTGGAATGGGATAGATAAACGCCTCAACGTCCGCTTGTCGTCTCTTCCATGGAGGACGAAATGGACGTTGCTAATTTGATACGATTTGTGCTGACACACATTCCTTTGATCACCTTTCTACTGGCGATCATCATTCCAACTCTCAGCCGGTCTGACCGAACCCCGGAAGGCTACCTGTCCTGGCTGCTGCTGCTCGCCGTTGGCGTTGATGCCCTCTGGGCGGGGCTGTTCCATGTGTTCGCTCCCGAGCGCGCCGCAGCTTTCATCGGATGGACGACAAGCCCGTTTCAGTTCGAGATCGGCGTCGCCGACATAGCGCTGGGGGTGATGGGGGTGCTCGCCTTCCGGAGATCGCTCGACTTCAAGGCTGCGGTCGTGACCTACGCATCGCTGTTCTACATCGGCGTGGCGTACGGCCACTTTCATCAGATTTGGGTGGCCGGGAACTATGCGCCTGGGAACGCCGGCATTCTCCTCGTTCTTACCTGCGTCCGGCCGTTCCTCCTGATCATGCTCCTCATCGCGGCACAACGGAAGGCAGTCCTGGCGATGGTTCTCGGGAGGTAAGGATTGGTTAGCGGAGCGCTTCTGACTCACATTTCCCAGGAGCGCCGAGGCGATCCCGAAAACAGTCCGCATTGGCTCGGCCTTGAACTGGAGAGACGGCGGCCCGGCCATGGTCAAGCCGGTGTTATCTCTTCTCCGGTCCCAGCACTCGTTCACGCTCGTGGATCAGCAGCGCGAGAGCCGCCTGGACGATTCCCTCCCTGGGGATGTCGCTCAACTCCAACTCCCGGACGGCTTGCTGGACATATTGGGAGACCGCTCGCTCGGCCTGCTCTGGGGGCATTCCGGCGAGTGTAACCGCCAAGCGCTCCGCCACCGGCTTCATGGCTACGGCAACGATGGCATCGTTCGGTGTCATGGAGCGGCCTCCTCACGGGCTTCCTGGTTGCTCAATCTACTTTCAGTTTAGCGACAGCGAGGCAGTGAAGTGTAGAGGGTTGATTCGCGTGGTTTCAACTGCGTGCGAGCGGGCCGACCAAGCAGCCCACTCCATAGGGACGATCTCAGCACCCACCAGAGAAGCCAATCCAGCGCGGAACACTCATGGCCTCAGATATGGCGGGAACGCTCAACAGCGCACATACCTGGGAGTGCAATTTTTGGCTGTGATATTTTGACAGAAGCTCAATTTCGACTCGACGGTTCTTGGGTTATGGCCTTACCCCTTTTTCGCAGAGCAAGACATTTCAGGAACGGCCATGTGCCATTATGTTTCGTCAGCGTGCAACTCGGCTTGTCGAGCACTCAAGACGTTGCGAGAGCACAATCAAGCCGCCATCGGCTTTGAAGCCCGGGAATACCTGATTGGTGTTGAGCGGTGGATAATAGCTTGGACATGCCGCACTCCATTCACCATGCAGGAAATTTCTGAGGGCGCCAGTCACCTGCACGAGTGCTCATTATGCCGGGAACAGAAAGGTGAAGAAGGGGCACGACAAGTCCCTTACTTCCGCAGCAGCTTGTCCTTGGCGGCAGACCCGGCGCTGGAGCCGACCCAGTAGGACACCACGGCCGAGGCCATGGTGGTCAGGGCGCCCAGCATCAGCGTAGCGTTCTGGTCGATCGCACCGGCCGGCTGACTCAGCACCCGGTACAGCACGGCGCCGAACGTCACCAGGACGATGGTCGAGACAACCGGGGCTCCCCAGGAGATGCGGCTGCCGGCCTTCGCCAGTTCGACCGTCTGGGCGCGGGCGTCGGCCCGGTCCTCGTTGTCCAGCCGCAGCAGCGCCACGACTTGGTCGCCCTGCTGGCGGTACAGCTCGACCAGCTTCGCCGGATCGTTCTGCACCGCGGCGACGGCCCGCTCGGCATCGGCCGGGGTCTCGATCGGTACACCGGTCACGGCCGAGACGACGGACACCGCGGCGTTGCCGACCTTCTGGGCGGTCTCGCCGGTGCCTAGGGCGGCCTTGGCGACCTCGGGCAGCAGCACCGGGGCCAGGGCGGTGAGGATCGGGATGAGCAGTGGCAGCATGATGGATGCCCCTCCTTCGGGCATGAAAAAAGCCGCCTCGGCTGGGCCGGGCGGCTGATGGGTGAAGGATTGTCAGGATGGAGCGTCAGGCGCATCCTATGTGCACAGGTCAATGGAGCCCGGCATGCCCAAGCCCCAGTACAGCAGCAGGCTCATGGTCCAGGGATACCTGACACAGGATCAGATCCTGCTCCTGCTGACGGCTGATCCTGGCACCGGGGAAGTCTACACGCAGAGCGCACACGCCCCCTGCGCGGCCCCGGAGTGGCTCGTGGTGGAGTGCCACGACCGCGGACTGATCACGCCGGGCGACGGGCCGGGCCGGTGGCGCCTCAGCGGTGACGGCTGGGACGCCTGGAACGCGCTGCTGGATTGAGGCCGGAACGGGGCAGTCAATCCAGCTCGTCCGCTGGGATGCCCAACATGGTTAGAAAAGAACGCATAGAGCGATACATCAGGACAGACCATTGAAGACGATCACGTCTTCACTTTTGCGGTATCCAGTTGAGCGACGTATTAGGTGATAAGGTTACAAAAATATAAAGGTCGCCGCGCATCGCACGACGACCCTTGACGTTCATCATGTCACTTACTGTAGAGCGCTATCGCAATGTTGCGATGCAAAAAATCTAATCAGCGGCGCCCTACTGCAAGGATACCGCTACGGTCAAGCTGCTGAACGAGTTCAGCCTTGACACGATCGGCCTTCACCTGCACGAAAGTAACAACGTCACCCTCTTTACCTTCTTTTGTATTAACCAGATCGCTCCAGGTGTCCGTATCGTGCTGGAGAAACACAAAGTCCAACTGGCGCTTAGGTTCCATTTGAGTTCTCCCCTGACGCTGCTGGGCCAGCTTTTGCCTTTGCTTCTATCTGCCCAACGCGCTTGACGACAATTTGCTCCCTTATCGGGAATCCGTCAAGCTGAGTCCTGCATATAGGTGATGCAGTTTCCGGCTGACGGGTAACAATCTTGCCCCCCTCCTTCCGCTTTCCAGATTGTTTGTAGAGTCGAACGAAGTTTTTCGGCGCTACGCCCTCGTACTGGAGAAAAAGAACATGGGTTCCCTTTTTATCCTCATTCACTGAGATCGCGTCCTTATGGAGCGTCAGCGCTAAGCTTTTTGGGTACGGCTCAATGTATATAACACGAGAAATTCCGCTCCCCACAATTAAACGAGCGCATGCGTGGCAGGGAAACGTCGTGCAATAAAGCGTTGATCCTACAATTCCAGCTTTATATCCCCGCGCAACCGATAGTATCGCTTCCATTTCTGCATGATTTGCCCTAGAAAACTCAATAAGACCACGAATATCTGTCTGCCGCAGGGCCTTCATGACAGCTTCTGCCCCAGCTTTGTCGCGAAGCACTTTGTTATTTTTTAGTGATTTAAAAATGTCCTGATAAAGCTTGGACTTATGAGCATCATTATGACAGATATGCCCGCCCCATTTGTAGCATCTGTGATCGTCATCTTCCGCCTCGACGGTGTACAAGCCGCCGCCATTACGAGGAACGTCATTGGCCCCTTTTCCAATTAACTCTCCAGAGCTGGTAAAAATCGCAGCGCCCACTTGGCGCGATAAACAGGCCGATGATGCGGCTGCGCTTGCAGCCGTGTACATTGCAGTTTCGTCCTGTGTCGGCGTCTGCACACCCAAGCCAAAAAGAATAGAAAGATAGCGGGTTAATACCACACGCAGCCTGTCATCGTTTTCTCGATCATTCCGAACAAAAAAGTCCGCCTGCTCAATGGTATCCCGTACTTTTTGGCCGTGCTCAACTCCTTCTTCTTCATCCGTGCTGAGTAGGGTCTTCAACTTTACGGCGTCCATTCCCTGCGCGGTCAACCTCGCCTCGCGCACTTCGGGGGCGCAAAAACCCCAAACACCCATGCTGTTTCGCCATACACGTCTCGGAGTAGCTTTACTTCTGCTGGGTTCTTGAGCGAATCGATAATGTGCACATGTCGACGCGGGATTGGCACGAGCGAGTCGCCGTGCTGCTCGTATCCTCCGCGCTCACGCCGGTCGATAGCGATTCGCTCGACACATTTTTCTGCAAGAAAGGCTTCAGAGACTTGCTCACGCAACTTTGTTCCGATCGCTTGAAGCCGCTCAATTCGCTTCTCGCCGTCAAGATGCGCAGCATACCGCTCCCCAACAACGGGAGCGGATTCTTTAATCAACTCACTGACCCTGATATAAGTTGTGCTATAGTTGTAAGTTCGCTCAAATATTTCCTTTAGAATAAGAGCAGTTGTAGTTACGCCAGAGCCAGCAGGGCCAACGAAGGCAATCACCAACTCATCAGTATACCTCTGATCAAGATTGGCAACATCTTCTTGTTGTTCAGTAGAGTGGAACAACGTCCGCACGACAGCCCCGCCATGACGACCCCATAAGAAGTTTCATTATGTGTTCCAGCATAGTAGCAGGAATTATATTCCACGATTCCAAGATACAGTTAACAGCCGGTGAACCTGCTGCATGAGTCAAAATACCAGTATCCTGATGCCCCCCTCACACCAACCCCAGCGCGATAGCCGTCCGCGTGTCCACCCGCCCGGTGACCGGCAGCCTGTGCCCACTGCAGAACGCGCAGCAGCCCTTCATCCGTTCCGAACCAGAAGAGCCTCATAGCGCCGGACGGTCTCGCGCATTTCCTCCAGGATCTGGCGTTGATCTTCGTTCGCCGCCCGTATGCGTTCTGCATCAGCGCGGGCTTGCTCGGCATGAAGTCGGGCCTCCTCGGCCAGAAGCCGGGTCGCCTCGTGGAGCAGTCGGGCATCTTCCTCAGCGCGGCGCGACTCCTCCGCCGCCCGTCTGGCCATTTCAGCGGACCGGCGGAATTCTTCGTCCAAGATGCGCAATTCCTCGGCCTCCTGCCTTTGCGCCTCCCCGGTGATCCGCCCCTCCTCGGCCATGAGCCGTGCGCCCTCGGCCTCCACATGCTGCTGGAATGCCGCGTTGCGCTCCTCTTCGGCTACCTCACGTTTCCGTTCGGCATCCGCTCGGGCATCTTCTGCTCTGCCGCGCCCCGCTTCGCTACGCCGTCGCCAAGCTTCGGCATCAGCGCCGAGGAGCGCACTACGGTTCACCTGATGGTCCGTCTGGGTCATGGGGCTTCCCCTGTGTTAGGCGGCGAGACGCTTTCAACACGCGCTCGGCAGAGCGCAGGCGCTCATAGGCCTGGTCCAGGAGGCGCCGCCTCCGTTCCAGCACCGTACGGACCTTCGCTTGCAAAGTCTCAATCCGCGTCAGGGTGTCCATTACACCTTTAACAGGCGGCTCAGACAACCCGCCCAACATGCCGAGCGAAAATGATAGGAGAGCCAGTGAAGGAAAAATGCAATCACGACGCCCGGAAAGGGGGCCTAGGGCGCCGTGATTGCCGGAGTTACAGGGAGGAAAACATCGTCCAGGAGCAAGCACGTTCGGTGACGTGCAGTCGATTAACATGCTGACAACGTGTTGATGCGCTGGTTCGCAAGGCATACCGCGCCTGGGTAGTTATCCGGCTGCTCAAGTCTCCCGTACCCGCCGCCCTACGATCAAACTGCCTCGAACAGCTTCGCCTCCGCCGCTCGACGCTTCTTCAGCCCCTCCAACTCAACCTTCTCGCCGTTGACCGTGGCGTAGACCCAGCGGCCGAACTGCCCGGCAGCCCCAGTATAGTCCCGCTGGTTCAGCAGGCGCAGCAGCGTGGAATCCCGCAGCGCGCCGGCCCCCAGGTTGAAGACGAAGCTCGCCAGGGCGCCGCGTTGCCGATCGGTCAGCGGGACCGTCACCAGCTTGTCGACATCGCGAGCGGCCTCGGCCATGTCGGCGCGCAGGTAGACCTCGGCCTGGAGGCCGTTGATGGTCTGGCCCATCCGAACCCCAGCGGTGTGGCCGTAGCCGATGGTCGGCACGCCCGCGGGGCACAGGTAGGCTTTCAGGTACAGGCCTTCGAAGTGACGGACGAGGGCCAGGGCGTCGTCGTGGATTTCGCGCGGGATCGCCGCGCCGGCGGGCGTGGTCATGGGTTGCTCCGTGATGGTGGGATTTATGCGTTACGGTAACGCGAAAATCAGGACCGCCCCGGCGACCCGAGCCGGGGATAGCCGCTGCTGATCGACCGGGCGGCGGCGATGAGCTGGTGCGCCAGTAGCAGGCGGGCGGCGGCCTCGTTCCCACCGCAGTCGGCCAGGGCCTTGTCGGCGACCTGCTGGGCGTCGGGCGGCGCGGGGTCAGGCCGGGACTGCATCGGGTTCGGCCCGGTAGATCGCGCGCACCGCGGCGACATCGATGTTGGCAGCTTCGAGACGGTCCAGCAGCACGCCGACGATGCGGCGGGATTCCTCTTCAGAGTGCTCCAGCACCGACACCTTGCCGGTCAAGGTCTCGACTTCGGCGCGCAGGGCCGTGTTCTCCCGGCGAAGCGCCTCCTCTCGCTGGGTCGGGCCTCCACGGATCGTTGCAACGGCGTCCGCCAGCGGGCGGGCCACCCGAGGAAGATGCTGGAGCCCAGCCATGATGACGATGACGAAAGCCCCCAGCGTCGCCAGGAAGGCCAAGGCCAGGACGCCCAAGAGCGCATAGACGGCAGGCCCTCCCTGCTCCAGCATGTCGGCCAGCCGGTCCAGAGAACTGGCGAGTTGGTCCGGGGCCGGGGGATCGGACGCAGCCAGAGCCGCCCCGGCGGTGAGCGCACCGGCCAGGACGTAAACGATCAAGCGAAGGGTGGGCATGCTGCCTCCGTTGTGCCCCGGCGCCGGGTGGCGCACGGGCATGAAAAAGGCCGCTCGCGGCGGCCGGGATCGTGGGCGGGTTGGGAGTCTTGTCGCGGGCGATCAGGCCCGGAGGTGAGTGCAGGCTTGATAGACCTGAACGGCGGTTTCGGCGGCTTCGACGGCCACCAGCGCGCCGCGACGGCGTCCTTCCAGGTCGGCGTTTGTTGCCGTCCAGGCTGCGGCTGTGGCTCGGACCAGCGCGGCCACATCGTCCAGGGTGGAGCCGGTAGCGGCTGCTTCCGCCTCCAAGTAGGGGAACGGGCCGCTGTCTCCCGCAGCGTGGCGCTCCGCCTCGTCCTGCTTTTCGAGGTAGGTCGCGCTCTGGCCGGTAGTGACGGTGATGTGCACGGCGCGCAGCTCGCCGACGCGGGCGTTGATGAGGTCAACCGCGGCGACCTTCAGGGCGGCGAGCGGCACCACGGGCGGGGCCGGCGGCTCCGGGATCACCTCGCGTTCGGCGATGACGTTGCCCTGCGCGTCGTGGTCCCGGACAATGATCGGGCGGGCCGGCGGGAGGGCGGCAACGGCGAGCGCCCGGACCTCGGCATTCCCGGCCAACACCGCCTCGATCTCCTCCGGCGCCGCGTCGAACACGTCCAGCGCCGGTGCCGGGCAGCGCGCACCGAAGACAGCGGGCTCCATCTCGCCGCCGGTCTCCGGGTCCAACACCGCCGTCACGATCTTGACCCACTGCCACCGGTACAGCAGGCGCCCGCCCCGGTAGCTGTCTGGCATCTGGTCAGGCTGCATAGCTGGTCTCCTCGCTGGTGCGGTTCACGGTGATGCTGGCGGTCCAGGCGATGCGCTTGCTCGCCACGCCGGTCACCCTGACGCTCACGGTCTGGGCGGTCGTGTCGACGGCCAGCGTCGCGTCGGCGGTGCTGGTCACCTCCGTGTCCGTGCCGATGGTCTGGACGGCGCCCTGGAGCGTGACGTTGCCGCCGGCGTCCCGGTAATAGGTCGCGCGCCGGACGTAGCTGAGCCGTTCCGTGTCCGCGGCGCCGACGACGCGCCCGATGATCCGCGCCTCCACCAGCACCGTCTCCCGCTCGCCGACGAAGACGCGCGGCGCCAGATCAAGCGGGGTCGCATCGGTGGTGACACCGCTTGATCTGGCGCCGGCGCCGACCGGGCGCGGGCCGCTGGACAGGATCGCCTCCTTGCCGGGCAGCGCGTCAATCAGCGCCGCCGCCTGCGTCGCGGTCCCGAGCAGCAGCGTGCCGCCGCAGAGCGAGCCCGCCTTGTGGTTGTTGCTGGTGGCGGAGGTGATGGTTGCGCTGGTGTGGAAGGCGATGCGCGCAAGCCCTCGGAAGATGTTGCTACCCGCCGACGTGGAGGCCAGCAGCCGGTCGGTGAGGGGCAGCGAGAGAGAGCGGCGATACCGGGGCCACCGGCCAGGAAGATCGGCATGCCGGCCAGGACCGTGCGCGTGTCGGCGGCGGAGCGGCGGATTTGCGCGGGCGACATCTCCGACGCCGTGATCCGCAGCATGGCGATGGCGCAGGTGGTCGCCGGGTTGGCGCCCTGCTGGTCCAGGCCGACACGAAGCGTCGCGGCGGCATTGTCCAGGGAGCCCAGCGACCCGAGCGCCGCTGTGGCGACCAGTTCGCCATCCACCCAGATTTCCAGGCGTGTCAGCGAGCGGTTGAGCACCGGCACCACCTCGCGGCGGGCACCGTCACGGTACGTCGCCGTCGTCGTGGCCGAGACGGTGTTGGTCCCATCCGACGCCACCAGTTGGAGCGCGCCGCCAGCCGTCAGCAGCAGCCGCCAGCGGGCACCCGTGGACGTGCTGTCGCGGGACACCAGCGTTTCGGTACCAGACCCTTCACCCGCCCGGAAGACGAGAGGCATGGACAGCGGCCCGGACCCAAATTGCAGGCGGGCGCTGAACGGCTGCTCCAGCCAAGCCGTCGTAGCAAAGCCCGACCACTCGACCATCCCGCCCGCTGCGATGGCCGCGCGCATCAGCGGCGTGGTGCCCATGACCGCAACGGGCACCACGTTGTAGCTGCGGTCGACGGAGCAAGGGCGAATCGAGAGATTGTCGAATTCGGCGTACTGGCCCGTGCTGCCGACCGTGGGGCGCGCCTGGAGCTGAATGGTGATAACCGCTGCCGCCGCGGTGAACTGCACCTCCCGCACGGTATCGGAGGACGAAGAAGTCACCCAATCGACCGGCGCCCTCCATCCGTGCCCCAAATTCGGATCGCGCAGCTCGTCGCGGTCCCGCGGTTTTCGGTGCCGGTAATGCGATAGGTCTGCCCAGGCACAACGGGAATATCCTGACCAGCAACCACCCAGGCATCACTGGAGGAGGCCACACGCAGTTTTCCCGCGACCGCCGATAGGCTCGCACCAGTTCCTTGCGTCCAATTTGCGGTGCCGAGATCAAACGTGCCATTCAGCACCATCTCCGCCCCGCTGACACTGCCCGTTGCGGCATCGCACAGCGCAGCCAGCCGGATGTCTCCCGGCAACCACCCCGTGGCGAAGGAAGTAGCGACATGGGCGATCAGCCCGTTTGCCGGGTTGGCTTCGTCCTCGACCAGCAGGGAAACGCCCGTGCTGGTGCCCAGAGCGCCGGGTGCGACCGCTGTCGCCGTGCCACCAATGTGCGCCAGCAGCTTCGTGCCCGCGCCGTTGTTGTAATAGCCCTGCCGCCACGCAGCGCGGTCCACGCTGGCGTACGGCAGCGCCCCGACTTCAAACCGCTGGTCGGAGCCCGCGAGAAACGCGCAGAGGCGGCCCGAGCCAAAGAAGGCGGCCCCCGTGTAAGCCCCGCCGGTAATGCTCACCACCTGACCGGTGGGGTGGATCACCGACACGCCACCCGTGGTCGCCACCGCGACGGTGGGGATCGGCATACCGGCGGCATCCAAAGGAGCGCCGGGATAGACGTGAGCGCGCACGTTGTTGATGCCCGTTGCGGGCAGCGCGGCGGCGGCATTGACCGGCCCCTCACCCAATACCGCATTGCGCTGGGCGATGGGACCCAGCTTGCGGCGGCGGCCACCATTGTCGAGCCGGTCGCACCAGTCGCCGGTCAGGCTGATGATGTGCAAGCCCATGCCGGTGGCGACGAAAATGTACCCGTTGCGGGCGTGCACGCTGGTGATTGGAAGGGTGGAGCCGCAGGAGATGAGGCCATTTCCCGCTGCATTGGTGCTCGCCCACAGGCGGGGCACCCCTGCGGGGTCCAGGTCCAACAGGTCGAAAACGAGGAGGCGGGTTTGGGTCGCGACGATACCGGCAATTATCGGAAAGTCACGCTTCACCCCGCGGTATGCGACATTGAGCGCCTCATTCCACCAGCTCGCGCCCGAGCACCTTCCGGGCTCGTTCCAGCGCCGGCCATCCGCCGTCAAGTCGTCCAGGCGGGTGTCGTAAACGAAACCGTCCACGATGTCCGTTGCCGTCACCATCGCCTTGTCCACCGCCGGGAAGGCGAGCGCCGACGTGCTGCCGGCGGTGATCTGCGCCACCAGAGCTTGGCAGAGCTGAAGAATGGTCGCCACGGACGCCTGGGCGGCGAGGAAATTGGCCTGCGACAGGTAGACGGCCATGTCGTCCAGGCCCTGGGCGATCAGCCCCAGCGCCCGCGGGAAGTTGGCCTCCATGCCGCCGGGGCCATCCAAGCCGCCGGGGTTGGTGCTGCCGTTGTAGATGTCGCCGTTGATGGCGCGCAGGTCGCTCTGCGTCGTCATGTGGTGATCTCCTCAAGCGAGGTGCTGGAACTGGTGTAGGAGGAGGCGAACCAGCGGTTGGTGTGGTCGGCGCGCCGCTGGAAGAGGCCGCCGTAGCGGAAGCAGGCCGCCGGGTCGTCGATGTTGGGGAGCCAGACCACCGGTTTGTGGAAGTCCACGCGCCGGGCCAGATCGAACAGGCTGTCGCGCATCTGCCTGTCATTGACCTGCCGAGGCACCGTCACCGTGCGGTAGCCGGTGCCCGGCTCGACCGCGACGCCGCCGCCGGGGAAGCGCGTCACCTCGTCGGTCGCGACGTATCCGTCCTCTGCGTCGAGGGAGCGCCAGAACTGGAGGCTGTCGGAGATCCAGCCATAGCCCAGGCTGTAGGCGTCCGCGTCGGTCCCGTCCGGCTGATAGGCGGCCCCGTAGAAGGTCCAGCGGGCGCTGCCGACCCGGCAGTAGGGCACCACAACATGAATGTTCGTCGGGTAGAGTGCGAAGTCTTCCGCCGGCAGATCGCCGCGGAACAGGTTGCTATCGCCCCATCTGAGCTGCCGCCAATCCAGCAGAGACGGCACCACCGCCCGGTCCCGGCCCGTCGTCGGGTTCCGTGTGTCGAACAGAAGGCTCGTGAACGTGGTCGAGGCGAACAGCTCCAGCCGGTAACGTGCGGCCTGCCGCAGATTGATGCGGAAGAAACCTGCGTAGGTGCAGGCGTAGCGCTCCGTGAACGCCGCCTGGATCACCACGGGATTGGCCGCGGTCCCGAGCCGCGTCGACACCGCCGCGGTCAGCAAGGGCAGCGACTGGCAGGACACCAGCGGCGAGTTCGGCGACCAATCGGCATTGCTGGCCAGCGTCGCAGCCGGCCAGCGGTTGCGATCTGCAAGGAGTCCAAAGCCCATCGGCTACTCCCGGACGACGAGGGTGGGGATTTTCGAGCGGGCGTTGTTGATCCGCCCGATGACCGTGACGAGGTGCCCGTCCTCATAGCCGGCCAGATCATCGAAGACCTGCAGGACGGCCCGCCGGTCGATGCCGGGGGCGCCGTCTTGCGCGACCAGATCATAGACGCGCCGGACCTGCTTCATGTCGGCCAGAAACTCCGCCTGCTCGGCGGTCGCCTGCGCACGGTCCCACAGCAGCGTTTCGACCGTGGGCGACCGAGCGCCGGGATAGGCCGCCGCGGTCGAGGCATCGGTGCTGGTCACCTCGCGCCACAGCGCCTTGTGCAGTTGGGTGTCCGCTTCGGTCGCTTCGGTGACGATGGTCTGCGTCACCTTCGGCAGCCCGGCATACCGCAGGGTCACCGTCTTCGCTGGCAGGCCCCGGCTATCTGTGCTGCGCGGCGTCAGGCCGGGCGTGTTGACCCCGCGCCGGTAGGTCCGGGCAGCCGGCGCCGCGGGGGCGAGCAGCCGGCCGACCGTCAGCAGGTCCCCGGCCGTCACGATCCAGTAGCCCCGCGCCAGTGAGCCGAGCAGCTTGTCCAGCGCCTCCCGCAGGGTCGGGCTGGAGCCGGTCGGGATCGCATAGCCGACCTCGCGCGGCAGGGCGTCCAGCGTCGCAACCGACCCTGTGTCCATCCGGGCGAGCGGCACCTTGCCTGAGACGGTCACCGCGAGGTGCTGGGCCAGTTCGCCGACGTATCGGCGCCAAACGCCGCCGGTCTTGTCACCCTTCACCTCGCACAGGATCTCCGGCGGGCGGCTGGCCGTGACGATGATCCCGGTTGCTGGGTCCACCTTGAACTCGTTGCTCGCGGGCGTTCCGGTCGCGCGAGGGTCCATCCGAAATCCACGGTCCCATAGGTTGGGCACGCCATCGATGGGGTGCTCGCCGTTGACGCTCCAGTGGTACAGCCCGCCGATGATGCCGAGATAGGTGGGCTCCATGTAGCAGTGACCAAACGCCCGCTCCTTCGTCCGGTCGGCCAGGGATTCACCATCCCCGGTTCCGTATTTCTCGGTCAGCAGGGGATCGTCAAAGTCGGCTTCCCGCCCTCGCACCGACAGGTTGATGGTGCTGCGCTTGGAGTCCGGGTCCGGCATCTCCATGGTGACGCGGGTCACCACCTGGGCAGTGCTGTAGGGCGCCCCCTCCTCGATGACCTTTTCCGTCAGCGGCCAGCCCGCCAAGGCATAGTCGGTCAGCAGCGGGTTGAGCGGCCGGGGCGGGAGCGTGACGGTGACCCAAGCATCCGCCGTCACATCATAGACCCGGGCCAGCCGGCTCCCCTGCCAATCGCGGGCGTTGTCCAGTTCGACGCTGCCGAAGGAAACCTTCGTGGCGCCCATCGTCTCGCCCAGGCTCGCGATGGACAGCGACACGTCGGATGGCTTGCCGACCAGGGGCAGCCAGGGCAGCGAGGCCGGCGTGTCACCGGGGCCGGACCGGTAGCCGGGCTTGGTCGCCAGGAACCAACGGTGGGTGTGGCCGGACGCCAAATGATAGGCGTCCAGCTCGATCAGGTGGATTGTGCTCATCAGCCTTGCCTTCCGTTGACCTTCCGGGCGGTGTCTTCGGTGGCGTCAGCCACGCGGACGAGCAGCCTCGCCATCTCCTGCGCGATGGCGGCCCGCTGCTCCTGGTCCATGCCCTCGTTGCGCTCCAGCCGGCGCTCCAACCGCTCGATGGCCTGCCGAAGCAGGCGAAGCTCGACGACGGCACGGTCGTCGCCACCCGACCGGCCCGGCGCCGGGGCGTAGTCCTGCCGGCGGATCGGCGCGATGTTCGACGCCCAGCGGTCGTTGGCCGGCGGCTCCACGCCGGTCGGGTAGACGTAGCCCGCCGCCCCGAAGGTCACCTTCTCCGGCCCGAACTCGCCCACGATGTAGCTGCGCCCGGCCTCGACAGGACCGCCCGCCGCACGGACCCCGACACCGCCAAGCCGCTCCGCGGTCGTGGCCGTGTTCCAGACCACCTTTTGACCATCGGCGTTGCCGGCATAAATCAGCAGGCCGATCGCGTTGAGCTGGGCCAAGTTGTTGTTGATGCCCGCATTGATGCTGGTGAGGATGCCGGACAGCTTGTCGTCGATGCTGCGGCTGATCTGCACCGTCTCGGTGGTCTCCACCGTCTGCGTCACCGTCCGCGTGATCGTGCCTCCGGGCACCAAAACGGCCCCGGTTGCCGGGTCGATCTGCTGACCAATCACGCGCTGCACCGATCCGGGCAGGATGATCGCGGCTTGCTCAGCGGGGTCAGGCTGCGACCGAGCGACTGTTCGACGCTGCGGATCACGCTGCCACCGACAATGATGCCGTCCAGCTCCGCGGCAGTGAGGTCGCGCCCCATTGCCTGTTCGATGATGCGCAGGATCTCGCCACCCGGAACCATCGCGGCGCGCTCCGCGGCGGTCAGATCACGCCCCATCTCCTGCTCAATCGACCGCTCCACCACCCCGGCGGTGACGAGGCTGACAAGCTCAGCATCGGTCAGGAAGCGGCCCATGCGCTCCTCGACCGTCCGCAGCACCGTCGCGGTTTGCGTCAGCTTGGCCTTGTCGGCATCGGACAGCGCCGAAAGCTGCTCGGTGATGACCCGAACCGTGGTGAGTTCGACCTGGACGTTGACGGAGCCGCCGAGCTTCCGAAGCTCCTCCAACATCTGCTGGTCATAGCTCTTGGTGGCCGGCAGGTTTTCCAGGCTGGACATCACCCACGCCCGCATCGCCTGCGTCTCGGCGCCCGAGGCCGTCAAAGCCTCCTGCGACGACAGCAGCCGGTCAGCGGCACCTGTCAGGCGACCATAGGCGTCCACGTCGCCGCCGCGGGCGAGCGCCAGGTCACGGGCGAATTGCGCCTGCGCCGCGTCCCGCGCATCCTGAGGGGAAACGCTGGTGCCGGCGGTGGCGTTCTTCTGGTCCAGCCAGGAGCGCACGCTGCCGCCCGCGGCGACCTGCGCCTTTCTCTGTTCGGCAAGCGCGGCTTCGGCGGCGGACTGCTTCTCTATGGCCTGGACTTCAAGCAGGCGCGCCCGCACCGTCGCGTCCGTTACCGCTGCCAACTCCTTGCTGTGTTTCAGATCGAGCTGATACCGGTCGTATTCCTCCTGTGAAAGCTGCCCCAGCGAAACTTGAGCGGCCTTGTACCGCTGATCGAGGTCGCCCATCGCAGCGGCCATCGCGATGTCGCGGAAGTAATTCGCCCAACTGACCATCACATCATCGACGCCGCGGAAGGTGGCCATCACATCGTTCAACTGGTCGACACTGAGCCCGCTAAGCGTCTGGCTGACACGGGCGGCGTAGAGGTCGTTGGGATTCCGGCCAGCCGCCAGCATGTCCGTGGCGTTCTTGTTCCACCATTCCCGGACCCCGGCGAGTTCGTCGATGTAGCTGCGGCCCTGCGCCGACCGCAGGTTGGTGTCGAAGACCTTGGCCGTCTCCTCGTTCAGCCGCTTCAGCGCATTCTTCAGGCCCTCGCCGAGCTTCTGGGTCAGCAGGTCGCCCTGGTAGCCCACCGCCTCCATGGCCCGCACGAGGTCGGTGGAGGCGGTGGACCAGTAGCCGGTGAGCTGCGCCACCTGCTTCTGGTAATCGGTGCTGGTGTCCGTGACCCCGGCGATTTCCGCGTCGATACGGGCCTTGGCGGCGACCAGGGCCAGCATCCGCTTTTCAGCGGCTTCCAGGGCCGCCGGCACCTGCATGCCAGCGGAGGACATCGCCGCCATCGACTTCACCATGTCGTCGGCGAGGGCCTGGAAGTCCTTCCCGACCGCCGAGAAGGTGCCATCGGCAAGGCTCTGGACGACGCCCATCACCTCGCCGTACCGCTCGACGCTCAGTCCGTGCTCGCCGAGCGCCGAATTGAACAGGCGCTCGGTCGCCTCGCGCTTCTCGGTGGCCGGGGTGATGCCGAGCGAGCGAGCGTAGGCGTTGGACTTCTCCAGCGCCTGCCGCAGCACGTCGGGAATCGCCACGCCCGCAGCGGCAAGGGACTGCACGGCGGCGTCCAGGTCCTCCGTCAGTGCCCCAACCTTGGCGGCACCCCAACCACGCACGGCGTTCAGGTAGGCGTCAGAGTGCCTACCGGCGATCTGTTCGACGGTGTACCCGGTGGTCCCAGCTTCAAGCCCGCCCACCATGCGGTCGCCGACCACGCCGTTCGGGTCGGCCTTGATGGCGTCGAGCAGCTTGGTCAGCACAGCATCGGCCGCCGCGAAATCACCACCGGTCGGCGACATGCCAGGGTTCCCCGGCCCAGCCACCGCCGGGGCATCACCAGGACCGAACACCGAGGCGATTCCTTTTCCCATGGCCTCGGCAAAACCACGGATGCCGCCGATGGCGGCGGTCCCGGTGATGCCGACCATGCCGCCGAGAATGCCAGCCTCCTTCGCATCCAGCCCAAGGGCGGTGGCGACTGTGCGGCCCAGGTCGCTGATGGCTGACGAGATCGTGCTGACGAAGCCACCAATGCCGCCGCTGTTCTCGGACGCCGTGAAGCCGCCGTCGCGGTCGGTGTGTCCGCCGTAGCCGTCCGAGTTGCCGCCCATGCCGCCGACGCCACCGGACCCGGTGTCCGACGATCCGCCGGTCTCCCCTTCGAGGAACATGGGGAGGCCGGTCACCGGGTTGATGCGCCCGCCGCCCAGCGTCTTGTGCATCCACGCCAGTTCGTCCGGCCGGACGTGGACCAGCTCCGTGTCGCGACCCTGTCCCAGCCCGGCCAGCATCTGCGCCGATTCACGCGCGGTCCAGATCCGCTCGCCGCCGGCCAGCTTGACCAGCTCCGGCCCTTCCTCGCCGACCACGGCCCACCCGGACTTGGCCGAGGGCGTGCCGGAGGCGTAGCCGGGCAGCCCGGCCAGCAGCTTGTCGAGAGCGGCGTTGCCGGTCTTGCTGCCGGCCTTGGCGGTCAGTGCCGCCACGTCGTAGGTCGCCGCAGCCCCGTCGAGGAACTGGAGCACCGTCTTCCCGAAGGCGTTCGCCGCTGCGGTCCCCTGCTGGGTGGCGGCGACGATGGACGACATGCCGCTGTTCCAAAGCGCCACGGTGTCGCGGAACTTCGCCGCAAAGTCGATGGCCTTGACCGCGGCGTCGATGTCGTCACCGACCGCGTTCGCCAGGACCCACGCAATGTCGCCGTTATCCGATTTCAGGGTGCGCAGGGCCTGGAGCATGGCCTGCTCCGGGCTGGCGTTCCGCTCGCCGACCACGATGGTGGAGAGGTCTCCGGCGACAAGGCCGTAGGTGTCCATCAGGCTGTTGAGCTTGGTCGCGATCTGCTCGACGGCGCTGTTCCATTTCGTGGGGTCGCCGTCGTTGTCGGCTGCAAAATGGCCGCGGGTAAATCGCCCACCCTGGACCGACAGGTTGGTGACGCTGTAAGGGTCCCCACGACTGTTGCCGCTGCTGAACGCCGAGATGAGGGTGCCGCCGAGGGCAACCAGCCCACCGACGACTTGCAGCCCCGGAATCATCATCATGACGCCGCCGGCAGTCTGCGCCGCGCCGCCGATGGTCTGGCCGGCGTTTTGCGCCTTGCTCATCTGCATCACACCGCCGGCCGCTGTCGCTGCGCCACCGATGGCGTTGCCCCAGCTGACGCCTTGCATTCCAGCCCCGCCGCCAACGGCGGTGCCGGAACTGTCAAAGGCACCGGTCGTGTCGAACCCAGCAGTGCCGTCGTCGATACCCTTGAAGCTATTTTGCGTGCTCCCGGCACCTCCATAAGCCGTGCTGTTCAGCCAGGACTTGACGCCGCTCAAGCTGGTGTTGGCGAAGCTGCCGCCGGACAGCCCGTTCCACACGCTGCCCAGCGCCGAAGATATACCCTGCGGCCCGCCCGCAGAGATGACGCTGCCTCCGACCGACACGGTTCCGGCTCCGGTGATCCCGCCCAACAGGGACATGATTCCGCCGAGGGCCGCCTGCGTGCCGCCGACCATGCCCGCCGCCGCGGTCTGCTGGGCCTCCGCAAGCCGCTGGGTCGCCCTCACCGCTTGGTCGCGCGACTTGGCCTCCGCCTCCAGAGTTTCCTGGTGGTGGCCCATCCCAGCCGACAAGGCGTCCTGCTTGTCGGTGGCCTCAACCGTGGCCCTCTGGGTGCCAAGCGCGGCGTCGATCAGCTTCCGCTGCTCGCCAGTGAACACCGACGCAGCCGAAGCGGCCTGGGTCTGGGCACCCGCGAGGGCCGCCGTCGATGTGGCGGCTTGATCGTACGCCGCCTTGTTGGCCAGCACAGCCTTGACGTAAGCTGACCCATCGGCTTTGACATGCCCGCTGTACGCGGACAAGGCAGCGGCGAGGTCCCCGCCGGCTTGGTCCAGCTTCTCGCGGAGGATCTTGGTCCCGGCCTCAATGTTCTGCGCCGGATCATATGGATTGGTGATGCCATAGGCTCGCCAGTTGGCGGGCATGACCTGCATCAGACCCGCAGCGCCGGACCCGTTCAATGCGTTCGGGTTCCAGGTCGATTCCTTCTGGATCACCGCCTTGATGAGGTTGGCATCCACCCCGTAATTGCTGCTCGCCGCCTGGATGACGCTCTCCAGGTCCCCGGCGTCCTTTACCGCCACGGGCACCGGCCCGGAAGTAGCCTGCGTCGCCATGCTGTTGAGGTCTAGGGCGGCGCCTCCAGCGGATGCGAAGCGAACCCACATCGGGTTGCCCTGCGATCCGATGGCTCCGGTCCTGCCGCTGGTCAGCCCTTCGAACAACGAACGATAGCCGCCGGGGTCGTTGTCGTTGACGGGCTGCACGAGGTTGTCGTTGGCCGGAGCCGGGGCCAGCACCTTGGTCATGGTACCGGTCAGCCAGTTCTCCAGCGGCTTGGTTACCGTCGCGCGCAGGAAGATGCGCTCGATGTCGGACTGAAGCCCCTTCAGAATGTCGCTCAGCTTGCCGCCTGCGAGCACGGCGTCCTCGAAGCCCTTGCCGATCACATTGGCGAAGTCGCGGGACGCCTCCGTGGCATCAGCGACACGGGACCGGTACTCGGCAACGGCGCCAGCCTGGGCAATCCAGGCGTCACGGGTTTCCCGCGGCACCTGCGCCCAATCCCCGGAGGACTGCACTTCCAGTTGGGCGCGCATGATGGCGACGGAGCGCTCCCGCTCCGCGTTGCTCATGCCGAGCATGTCGTACTCGGCGCGGGCGAGCGCGAGATCCTGATTGCCCTGGCGTATGGAAGAATTCACACGCGCGGCTGCATTCTGCGCTTCGAGCGCGCGGGTGCCGGCTTCAATGGCCTGGGCGCGGGCGGAATCGAGGTCAACACCCTCTTTCAGGATCTGCGCACGGACCTTGTTCTGGATGTTGGCCTCTGCGACGGCCGCACCGGATTCCGCTTCTGCCTGGGCCAGACGCCGGGCGGCGTCGGTCTGGTTGCGCAGATCGAAATCGGCCTGGGCGGCGTTAACCCGCCGTTGAGCGTCATCAAGAACCCGAAGACGCGCAACGATGGCGTCGTACTGCTCGATGGTGCCACGCGCCACCTCGGCCAGGGCCTTCTGGTGGATGGTCGCCTCGCGGACCGCGGCGGACGATGCGCCGTAGGCACGGGCCACCAGTTCCGCCCCAGCAACCTCCGCCGCAGCCGTGCGGTTGGTATCGTCCACGGCGACCTTGAGTTGGAGTAGGGCTTCCTTTCGGCGGATGTCCTGGAGTTCTTCGGCTTGCTTACCTTTCAGATTCCTGTCCCGGATCTCGTCCTCGGCCCTCATCGCAGCAGCGGCAAGCTGACGCTGAACAGCGTTGCCCTGCATGGACTGAGACAGGCGGTCATAGGCATGTGCCTGTTCATTCACATAGTCGACAGCCTTTTGGCTCACCGTGTCAGCAGGTAGGTCGTTTGCAGCGCGGTGAGCAGGGACTCCTGGTTTCGCCGCAGCGGATACGGTTTGGAGGATGCTTTTCCGTGCAGATGACAGCCGCCCCTCGACGTCTTTGATCTGCCGATCAAGATCAGAGCCGTCCGTGGCGCCAAAGAGATCCCAAATCGAGAAAATCCCGATGTAGGCTTTACCGCTCGCCTTTGCAGCGTCCCGAGCATCTCGGCGGCGGTACAGCTCATCCAGATCCCTTTGGAGGCTCGCAACTTGCTGATGCGGCGTGGAACTCACAGCATTTGCCATGCGCACGACGGCACCAGACAGGCCGGAAATCGCATCCATTACCGGCTTTGAGTTTGCCACCGCATCAATGAAGGCGTTCCACCCGACGCCGAGTTGATGCATCGCAGCGCCGGCTGGTGACATGCTGTCGTTACGCAGACCGTCGAATCGGCGATGCAGTGCACCGATGGCGACCATCAGGGCATCCGACTGCTGGCCATGCTCCGCCATGGTGCGGATGGACTTCACCTCTTCGGCAGTCAGGAACCCGATCGCCTCCTGAAGCTTCATGATTGCCGGATAGCCTTCGCTGGTGAGCGCGGTGAGTTGCTTCACCGTCTCGTCCACCGATTGGTTGAGGCCCACGGCCATGTCGGAACCTAGCAGAGCCAGTTCCCGGCCCATGCCCGCAGATACCCCCCGCGTGGACCCGAGCACCTTCGCCACAGCATAGGACTCCGACCGCCCGACTCCGCTCTCATACAGCGCATTGGCGACATCACGGAGGTTCCCGGCCGTGGCTTGCGCCTCGGTGCCATAGGCCCGCATGGTGGCCGTCAGCTCACGGGTTTGCGTATTGATTTCGACGGCGCGCGCGGCGACCAACGCCATAACACCAACGAATGCGGTGGAACCCATCACAGCAAGCGTGATCGGTGAAGCTAGCAGCGCCATGGCCCGATTAAGCCCGCCGACCGCCATCACCGCCTGTGGCCCCTGCTGGGCAATCGCCATGAACGGCGATTGGCCGGAAACCAGTTGCACGCCGAGATCCTGGATCTGGTAGGACAGGTTGGTCACCTCGTGCGCGGCCAGCTTCGTGGAGCGCGCGGCGGTGTCGGTGGCGCCGGATTGCTCGCGCAGAGTCTGGGACAGCGCGGCGTGCCGCTCGGGGCTGATGCGCTGCTCTGTCAGGGCCTTGTCGAGCAACGCTTGATCGGCGGCGGCTTGGCGCGCTGTCGCTCCAACCTTGTCGAGGCGATCCTCAAGCGTCTGCAGCGCCACGGCTTGCCGTTGCGCCGCGAGCGCGGGCGGAGACAGGGTGGCGGCAAGAGCCGCTTCGTCGGCGGCCAGTTCCTCAGCCGATCGGCCAGTTGCCGCTGCACCAGCGCGCAGTGTGGCCAGTGCTGAATCGTATCGTTGCTGGGCCGCTACCGCGGGGTCGATGCTGGCCATCACCGATTTGTAGGAGGCGGTGAGCCGGTCGTTCTCCACAGCCGCCCGTTCGGCAGCCTGCGCCTGCTGCCGTGCCGCTTCTTCCTCTCCGGAGATCCGGCGGCGGAGACGCTGATACTCGGCGTCGTCGTCGATGATGTTCTTCTGGCGGAGAAGGCTCAGTTTTTCGAGAGCTTCGTCTCGCCGGTCGAGCGCAAGGGTTTCCCAGTCATAGGATGCCAGCAGCTTCTGACGAACGGCGAGAAGGCGCTCAATCTCCTCCGGATCTTCAGACGGAGGGCTGGGCGGCGGCGGTGATGGCGGTGCCGAGATGTAGGAGGAGGCGAGGCCCGCATTGGAAACTGGGGCGTATCCATTCGGTATCTGGAGCGCCATCTGCTCCTTAAGAGACGTGGTGGTGGCATCGATTGCGGCGGTTTTCTTTTTCTCCCGCTCGACGACCTGACCAGCCAAATCGTTAAGGCGCTTCTCGCACGCCTCCGTGGCCACCAGCATCGCGTTGTGCTGCTGCTCGGTTGCCAGCAGCCGATTCAGCGAGCCATCAAGTTCGGTGGTGGTGCGCTTCAGTTGCTCATCGGCCCGCACGAGGTCCGCCGCGACCCGGTTCTCCTGCTTTTTGATGGTGATGAGCTGGTTCGAACGAGCCTCCATGTCGGCGATGATGCCGACGCTCGCGCTCTTCGCGGCGGCGACGCTGTCCGTTGCGGCCTTCTTGGCAATCTCAAGGGCCTTCTCGGCGGCGTCGCGTTCTTGCGCGGCAATCTCGGTTTTCGCGCCCTTGTGCAGCTCTTTGATCCGCTCCCACTCCGCCTGGGCGCCGGCGATGCGCTTCTGCGCTTCCTCCTTGACCAGCGCGAGCTGTTGGTCGAGGTGCGCCCGTGCGTACGCGAGCATTTCCTTCTGGGCTGCGCGGGCAGCCGTCACCGCTCCCTTTCCACCGGCATCCATGATACGCGCCATGTCGGTGGAGAGGCGGTTGATGTCGGCAACGATGTCGCCTGCAAACTTCGTCTTTCCGATCTGCTGGAGCCCGGCAACGACATCCTTCGCGGCGCTCCGCACGATGTCGAAGCGGAAGTTCAGCTCTTCGACCGCACGGGACTGCGCCCTGAAGGCATCGTCCGCAGCCTTCACCTGTGCTTCCATCACTCTCATCTGGCGCTGGAAGATCTCCGCCGCCGAAGCGCCTTTCCCGAGAGTCGCGCTGTAGCGGTCCATGGCCGACATGCTGCTGTTGGCGGACCGGTCGATGTCCTCCAGCGAGCGGCGGACGACGCGGGCACCTTGTTCAACACCGGACGGATCAACAGCAACGGAGAGGACTGCATCGACCATGACGGAACTCCAATGCGGGAATGACCGCCTCTGATCTGGGCGGACTCATGATGGGAATAGGAGTGAGTACAGATGCACTCGGCATCGTCCCGCGCGAATTGCTTGAACTCGCGCTAGCCGTCGATACCTAAGAGTTAGCACGCGATGTCATCGATGTTCGGGGCATCCATTCGAAGCGCCGAGCGTGTAGGCGGAGAGTAAGAAAATGATGAATGTTAACGTTGGCCCAGCTGAGCCAGTAACGCCGGATACCCTGAAGGCGAAGCGTACCGCTCTTGGATGGTCGCCTGATGACTTGGCGAAGGCTGCCGGCATTCCGGAAAAGGCTGTTCGCGACTTCGAAGCTGGTGTTTCGGTGAAACTTGATGTGATTGCGAAGGCATCCAGTGCCCTGCACCGCGAAGAACTGGCGCGGGCTAAACCTAAGCCGTAAGCACGAACAAGGGAAAACGAGCGGAGCGTTGCATTACGTCGCTCCGCTCGCCTGCTCTCCACCCTTCGGCTTCAGGAACTCCATGTCCATCGTGTGGATGAGGTCCCAGAAGTCGTCCAGATCATCGGGATCATCGATCCCGCACTGTTCCCGCCCGTACTGCGCGACGGCCGTCCACGGGATCTGTCCCGGTGCCATGCCGACGCCCCGGCAGGTGGTGAGCCGCCAGAAGGCGGCCCACACCCAATCGAGGGATTGATCGTTCTCCGGCTCCCCGTCCAAGGCGTGCGGGTCGAGGCCGGAGGCGACCAGCCCCTCAAGGAAGTCCCGTTTGGGCTCCCAATCGAGGGTCCACCTCAGGCGGTCACGGAGTTTCCCGACTGGTCCTCCACGACCTTCTTGCGGAAGTTGCCCATTTCGGCCGCTTCCTTGTAGAAGTCGTTGAAGCTGTCCGGCTGGAGCGTGAACAGGGCGACGGCGTTCTCGACGCTGAACGGCGCCTCGGCGTTGGGGTCGGTGCCTTCGGGAACGGTCTCGTAGATATCGGCCATGACGACACCATCCCACTTCGGGAGCAGCAGCTTTTCCGCGGCGGCCTGGATCAGCAGCTTCTGGAAGAGGTCCTGCTGCTGCTGGGCCAGCGCCTCGTCGTTCGCGCCGACCTTGGCGTTCAGGAGGCGCTCATGCGGCTTGCGGAGGACCGTCATGCGGGCCTGGAAAGCGGTGTTGGAGCCGCCGGCGCGCTTGGACCAGAAGATCCAGTTGCCGATCTCGATGCGGATGCCGGTGGCGGACTCCAGGTCACGGTCGGTGCGGTAGAATTCACGGTTGGTCAGAACGGTCATGATCTCAGCTTTCCAATGTCGGTTGGATGGGATGGGGAAGGGCGGTGCCGACACACCGCCCCGTGACGCTCGCGATGGGCGAGCGCCGTCACCCCGCCGGCCAGGGGCAGGCAGGTTTCCCGGCTGTCGGGCCGGGGTCTCGGTGTTCTGTTCGTGTTGGCCGATCAGCTCCGGCGGCGGGGCCGCCCGGTGCTGGTGGGGGCGGTGTCGTCGGAGACTTCCGTGGTCGGCTCCGGCTGCTCCGTCGGAGCCTCTGTGGTGATGACCTCGTCGGGCGCCGGTCCGGGAGGCACCTCCGGCTCCAGCTTGGTCCACATCTCCGGGTGGGAGATGGACAGCAGCTCGGCGTCGGCCTCGAAGGCATCGAGCTTCTGGAAACCGTCCGGAAGCCCGGCGACAACGACGCTTTCCACGTCACCACCTTCGGTCCGCCGGAAGTCAGAACGATCCGGGTCGGTCCAGATGAGGCGGAAGCCGGTGTCCTCGACGCCGTTGATGGTGATGGTCCAGGTGTGGCCCTCGGCCCGCTTGATGTGCGCGATCTGCATCGTCACCACCCTCACGCCGCCAGCCGGTCGATCTGGAAGGTCTTGCCGGTCACCGGGTCCGGATTGCCCTCGATCTCGAACTTCGCGACGACCGGCTGGTTGCGGCCGCCGGCCACGATCTCTGGGTTGTTCAGGAAGTTGTTCAGGATGGTCAGGACATAAGCCTGGCCGGCGCCGTCCACCTGCCGGAAGGAGAGCGGCCCCGTCGCCTCGTTCCGGTACCGGTCGTAAAGATCGAAGGTCTTGAAGAAGATTTCCGCGGTGCCGGTGGCAGAGAGGTCACCGCGGATCATTCCCTCGGCGCCGGTCCCCCCATGCCGTAGTAGGCGGCGGCGCCTTCCTTCTGGAAGTTCAGGTTGAGCTGCCGCACCGTCGCGGCGACAACAGCGCCGTCCAGCAGCAGCCCCTGGAAGCCGGCCACGTTGTCGATGACCTGCCCGGTGGGCGCCGGCATGACGCCCCCCGTCGAGCTGTCGGCGATGGCCTTGACTTCCTGCCTGCTGAGGGCGTTGAAACTGCCCGAGGTGAACTGGCCCTGCTGCGCGTTGATGCTGCCACCGGTGAGGAAGGTTCCCGGATAGGTCAGGTAGCCGGCGCTGCCGAGCTTTTTCTGCATGAACAGCGTCTGGACGACGTTGCTGTTGCGGATCATGGAGCCCTTGATGGTGACGGCGGCGGCGGCAGGCGTCTCATCCACCAGCGTCTTGCCGACGACGAGGAGGGTCTGGTTGTCGGGCTTCGACCAGACCTGGACGTAGAACGAGGGGCCGTTCCCGGCGGGCCCCACCGGACCGCAGCCCTTCACCTTGATCCACTGCCGGGGCTGGACGTTCTGGAACTTGTTGGCGGTGGTGCTGGTGATCTTGTTGCCGCTGGCGACGAAGGAGATGTCGCCGCTCGCCCCGGCGATGTTGAGCTGGGTGCTCCACGACGAGTTCAGCAACGCCGACCAGAGGTCGTCGTGCGTGCCGAAGGACATCGCGAAGTTCAGCGAGCCGTCCGCCGATTCCTGCGTCGTCACCGCGGCGGAGACCTGCGCGAAATCGTTGATTTCCTCGGGCCGGCGGCGGTCCTTCTTGCCCTTGAAGCCTTCGCCGGTAAAGCGGACGGCCTGGAAGGTCGTCGTCGGGGCTTGGCCCCAGACGGTTTCGAGGCCGTAGGACAGCTCGACATTGCTGGTCTCGACGGCACCCTGGTAACCACTGGTTCCCATCGGTTCACCTCATTGTGGATGTGAAAAAGCGAAGGGCCGCCCGGATGAGCGGCCCTGGTTCGGGTTCTGCGAATTGCTGGTGCTGGTTGGTTGGCCTCAGTAGATGGTCTGGCGCAGGAAGGTGACGGTCACTGAACCCTGGTACCAACCGCGACCGTCCGGCCCGACGTCCGTGTAGACCATGCTGCGGAGGGCGAGCGGGCCGGGCTCCTGGAAGAAGGTTGCGAAGTCGGCAAGCACCTCGTCGCCGTAGAGGGCTGCCTGCGGCGCGCCGTCGGCTTCCGGCACGAAGATGTCGACCAGAGCAAGGCCGGAGCTGCCGACGTTCACGACACCCATCTCCAGCGGCTGGCCGCCGGCCGCCTTCCTGGAAAGGCGGATGTAGGGCTTCAGGGCGCCGGTCTCCTGGTCCTTGCAGACCGTGTCGATGTCCAGTTTCTCGCCCCAAGGCTTCGCGATGGAAATGTCAGTATGGCGTTGCGCCCAGCCGGTCTCCAGGATGCTGAACAGCGTCTCCAGTTCGGCGGCGCTGCCGTAGTTGGTTGTCATGGTCATTCCCTTGTTGACCAAACGAATGCCAGAATCTCCGTTCTGCAAGTGTCTCTATCCTTCATGATCTTTCGACCGGGTAAGTGAAGTATGCGAAAACCCATGCTTTCAATGTAAAGATCGCGTAGCGTCTCGCCTTCTTTGTTTGTATGCCAGCGCTCGCCATCCGCTTCAACCACTAGGTTTGTTCCCGAAATGAGAAAGTCCACCCATTTAGTGCCAATTCGCGCGTTAAACTGAAACTCAACTCCTCCTTCAGTTAATATTTCCGCGACAATTTTTTCTATATTTGTATACCCCTTGCCCTTCGTTTTCTTCGCTATGATGGCGTTTGGATGCCTTTCCGGATGAAGAGCATAAAGTTCCCTCATGCGGACAGAATGAGCTTCGTTTCGCCGGCCACGCAAAATACCCGCGCAGATTTCACTGCGGCGCGCTATCGATGGAGTATCTTCTTTCGTTTTGCCCTTTGCCCACGTCCGGCCAATCGCAAGACCTTCGGCCCTTCGCCCTGTCGCCTTTTTGCCTCTGTTGGCTTTGGCTATCTTCAAGCCACCTATCCGTAAGGACTCGCATGTTTCAGCGGTCAGTCCTTTGTTCCATGCCGGACGCCCCCTAGCCCCAATGCTTGTTCTGATCGCAATAGATTCTAAGCGCGGGTCGTCTGCGCGAGTCAGTCCTTTGTTCCACGTCCCTGTGCATACACGCGAACAGTACTGCGCCTTATGCCACTGCTCATCACTGTATTTGCTGTTTCGCTTGAAATAGGCTCCGCACCGAGTGCACGGCTTGACTTCAACATACTTCCGCATATTTCCGTGGAATTGGTTGGTCATCTCGTTGGCTCTTCTGGTGCGGCAACAAGTAGAATAACAGAATGGATCTATACGCGCTGCTTGGCAATTATCGCTTCTTTCATTATCTCGTTCAACCGCATTTCGACTTCTGCCATTGTGACGCGAACCATTCCTTCAGGCGCTTTTTGGGAGTGGCCATATTCGAGAGCTTTTATGTAAGATACCCCATTCGCTATTAGAATTTTCCCTTGACCGACCACTTTGAACGACGAAAGCTGAGCAAGGTCTTCAGCAGAATGGTCGCCTACCTCTCGGACCGCTACTTGGTCACCATGGACAAGGATTTGCCAATTCGCCCTCGCCATCCCTGTTGCCACCGGAGTTTTCATCACGACGCCGTTGTAGATGGCCAGCGCCAGCCGCTTTGTGAGGTCGTCCACCGTCGCGTCGAGCTGGTCGGCGAAGGTGCGAAGGTTCCGTGAGAACTCGAAGAATCCGCCTCGACTGCCGGGCGCGGCCTTGAAGGGCATCGGTGCCTCCTGAAACGGGAAGGGCGCCACCAGCAGCCATGTGCCGGGGCGCCCTTCCTGGTTGGTGACGGGTGACGAGGATCAGTCCTCCAGCAGCCCTTGGCCTGCTTGAAGGACACCTTGGTCTTCGCGCGGACCGTGACGGTCTCGCCGGTGCGGGGATTCCGCCCCGGACGCTCCTCGGTGTGCTTCACGGTGAAGTTGCCGAAGCCGTGGAGCTGGACGTCATGACCGTCCTTCAGTTCCTCACCGATGGCGCCCAGCACCATGTCCAGGGCCTCGCCGGCGGCTTTCTTGGTGACGCCGCGCTTCTCGGCGATGGCGTCGACGATGTCCTTCTTGCTGCGCGTGCTCATAATGGTGTTTCCTTCAGTGCTTCTTGCCGAGGCCGATCTGCTTCGCGAATTCGGACCGCTTGGCGGCGTAGTTCGGAGCCGTCATCGGGTAGTCCGCGGGCAGGCCCCACTTGGCCCGGTATTCCTCCGGAGTCATGCCGAAGGCCGTGCGCAGATAGCGCTTCAGCATCTTCAGCTTCTTGCCGTCTTCCAGGCAGACGATGTAGTCCGGCATCACCGACTTCTTCACCGGCACGGCGGGACGCAGTTCCACCGGTTCTGGTTTGGGGGCTTCGTGGCCAACGGTGGCGAGGGCGCCGAAGGTGATGGACACCAAATCGGGGATCTTGTCCGGGGCGACGTTGTGATTGCCGACATAAGCGGCGACGACTTGGGCGGTAAGCGCCTGAAGGCCGGCGTTGTCGGACGCGGCGGCAGTGTTCACTTGCTGAGCCTCATGGATGTTTGGTGGTTGCTGTAAGTCCACCGTAAATCCGATGAGTTCTGGCAAACAATACGGTTTCGTCTGACTGAGAAATGGGAATTCGATTTTTGTGTTGGAGAATTCGCAACACCGATATTTTCGGTTTCATCTGCGCCGCTTTCCGGCGCGCGATCAGCCCAGGATCGGTGTGGCGTCGGTCTGGGCGACGCCCCGCAGGCGCGGCCTCAACGCACGCCCGTAGACGCGCCGGTAGAGCGCCGCCACAGTGGGGTGTTGGCCGGGCTGGAACGGGCGCCGGTGCACCTCGGGGAATGGCTGGCCGAGGCAGGAAGGGCGGCTCACGGAACCGGAGCCGGAGCGGCGGACATCGTAGGACGCCGCCTCCGTGAAGAACGGGGACGAGAAGTCGGTCATGGTGGTGATCCGCGATGTTCGAGGCTGGGGTCTACCCTGGAAGGTCGAGGCGGAGGTCATTTCGTCAGGCGCAGCGGCACTCGAAAGCTGCGCCGGCAGGATCGGACTGTACCGGAGGCGCGCCAGCAGTCCCCGCGGGCACGATGGTGATGATGCCGTCCGGGGTCGTGATCCGGTCGCCGGGCCGGGGCCTGACACCGTTCGGCAGGGTGGCGCCCAGGATGATGGCGCGCTTGTCAGTGGCGCGGACGATGCCCCCGGCAATGACGTGGTCCGAGTAGCCGGTCACCAAGCCCTTGCATGGATGCGTGACCACGCGGGCGGCGAACTCGACGGAGCCGCCGTTGACCGGCGCGGAGGGGAGGGGAGGGGCGAACTCCACACCGGCCAGCTTGCCGCCTGCCGTCGTGGTGCTGTTCGCCACCGTGTAGGTGGTCGTGGATGCGCCGATCCGGAACGTGGCGCCGGGCGCCAAGCCGGGGATGGAAACAGGCACGTCCTTCAGGTTGATGCTGGTCGCGCCTGCGGTGAACGAGCCGTCGATCCTGGCGCTGCCGCCGTCAAGTTGCCGGTGGAGGGTCAGGTCGTAGGCGGCGCCAGCGGCGGGAAGGGCCTTGGCCGCGATCTGCGCGACCCGGCGGAGAAGGCGGGTGGTCATGGCGGCGGTCCCCCGAGTAGGAGAAGGCGCGGCCCCGGTGAGGGGGCCGCAGTCACGATGCAGAGGGGCGTCAGGTGAAGGTGCGCGCCACCACGAAGGCTGCCGTCGCAACGCCGCTGTTGAACGAGAGCTGTCCAGCGGTTGGGTTGACCCACGTCACCTCAATGGTGTCGTCGGCGGACACCCGTGCGGTGATCGGCTTGAGATGACCCGCCACCGTGGGCGGCTGGAAGCCGATGACGATGTCACCGGCCTTGACGCCTTCCGCGTTGACGGTGCTGGTCGCCGTGGCGTTCGCCGCGACGTTGGTCACGGTGATGGGGGCGTAGAAGATGGTCAGCGCCTTGATGCCGGTGCCGTCGCCCACCTGAAGGCCTCCCACGGCGAGGCCACCCTGCAGGCGCTGCTGGATGTTCATGGGCATGCTCAGCCCTCCTTGTTCTGCTCGGCCGCCAGAGCGGCGAGCTTGTCACGGACACGCTGGCGGAGCTTGTCGTCGCCCAGGGCCGGAGCCGGTTCGTCGCCGGTCTTGATGAGCCAATCCCGCATCTCCTTGCGGTCGGCCGTCTCCGGGTCGATGGGCGACAGTTCGGGCTTGGCACCTTCCGCGCTGTTGCCTCCGCCCTCGCCCTCTGTCCCTTGGCTGCTCTGCCCCTCTTCCGCCGGGCCAGCCTGCGTGCCGCCCTCGGCGGTTACCGGCATGCCCTCGCCGCCCGGAAGCAGTGCCGGCTGCTGGTCGCCGTCTGCGATTGAGGGAGCCGCATCAGCGGCGGGTTGCGGCGCCGGATACCAGAACACATGCTCCGTTCGCGCCATCGCCATGCGATTTTGCTTCGGCCACTTCATGGCCTTCTCGGCGGTGATCTCCGTTCCGATGCAGAGAACGCCGCCCGCGGTGCGGAGGGGCTTGCGCACCCTCCCACCGTACTCGCCAAAGGCTTGGAGCATGCTTACACCACCATGTCGGCGAAGAAGTAGCCCAGCGGCTGGCCGGTCACCTTCCAGTTGATGAACAGCTCGCCCTCGATGCGCTCGCTGTTCAGCCCCAGAAGCGGCGTCGGGATGCGCGCCATACGGACGCCCTTCTCGACGCCGTTCAGGGCCGTGCCCCGAAGCGCGAAGGTGTAGCCGCAGGACGGCGTCTTCAGCGCCGGGGTGTGCGGGGCGAAGGACAGCAGGGCGTGCTTACCGGCGATGAAGTTGCCTTCACCGTCGCCTTCCGGACCGGTGCGGTGGACGCCGCCGGCCTGGAGATAGCGCTCCACCTCGAACAGCGCTGCGAGGCCGGCCTCGTTCGGGGCCTTGCCGTCGAAGCGGTCCAGAATCAGTGGATGGTTCTTCAGGCGGGCGTGCACCGTGGGGTGGACGGTCAGCGTGTTCGGCTTGCGACCGGTGTTCTGCCAGATCCACAGCCGGGCGGTGTCGATGTCCTCGATGGGGTTGCTGCTGGCGTAGTCGTCCCACTTGCCGATGGTGTCACCGCCCACCTTGTCCTGCCCCCAGACCCCGGTCTTGAAGTACTGCCCGAGGAAATCCTCTTCCGCCGTGATGAGGATGTTGCTCATCACGAAATCGACGGAGGTCTGGTCGAGTTCCAGCTGGCTGTCTGAGTTGTCGCGCTCACGCTGCGTGACCGGCTTGTGATGCGCGTAGGGGTCGGTCAGGTCATAGCTGTCCGTCGAGGTCTTGAAGCCGCCGCCGGACGACTCGGTGCCATCCGCACGGCGACGAGCCCGGCCACGCATGAAGGAGTCGATGTCGAAGACGTAGTACTTGTCCGTCTCCTTCTCGACGGGGCACGTCGGGAAGATTTTGTTGAAGACGAAGTTGTCCGCCGACTGCATGTAAGCGATGGACAGGTTTGCCAACGGCTTTTCGACATGCATCATGTTGCGATTGGGAAGCGCCATGTGTGATTTTCCTTTTCAAGAAATACCGAAAGCCGCCGATCAGGCGAGCGGGACGAACTGCGGGTTGACGAACATCGACTGCTCGACACCATCGGCCGTGCCCTGCGTCAGGACGCCGAGCACGTAATCGCCGGAGCTGGCGGCACCGATTTCGCCATCCGCGCCATTGGCGGTGACGCGGGCGCCGCGCGTCACGGTCGCACCACCCACGGCACGGGTGATGCCGAACACGCAGACATCGGCCTTGCTGCCGGCCTTCGGGGCGTTCTGCAGGATGCCGATGCACATCGCGCCCTGGCCGGACGGGGGGATGACGGAGTCGTCGGCCGCGGTGCTCAGCATCACGGCTTTGTACTGGTGGTCGGAGAGATCGACACCGGCGGTGAAGGTGCCGATGCGCGTCATGTTGGCTTCATACGGGAGGCTCATGAATAGCTTCCTTCCTGGATCAGATCTGCGGTCGGTTGGGGCAGGGATCAGGCCGTGCGCGGCGCGCTCGTTTCGGCATGCACGCGGTCATACAGTCCGGGCGTGTTCTGGTACGCCTTCGTCAGGGCCTGCTCTTCGGTAAGATCCGGCTGTGCCTTGCGGATGTCCGCGGCCTTGGCCAGCGCTTCGGTCATGGCGGTCCCGCTGGCGGGGGAGCCCGACTTGCCGATCTCGCCGGACAGCACGTTCTTGCCCACGGCCTCGTTGCCGGCCTTCAGCACGGCCTCCAGCGTCTTACGCACCGGCTCGTCCATGGTCTCCATGGCCTTCAGAACGCCGGCCATTTCCTCACCCGAGGCGGGCAGGTTGCCGAAGTCGGTGTTGGCCTTGGCGACACGGGCGGTGTGCTCGCGAGCCTCCTTCTCGGCCTTGGCGAGGGCATTCGCCTCGTCCACGGCCTTCTGCATGGTTTCGAACTGCGCCTTCAGCACAGGGCTGTCAGCGAGCGCCTTGGCGATGGGGTCCTCCGCCGGGGCCGCACCCTTGGCGATGGCGTCGGTGATGATCTTGGCCGCGCATTCCGGCAGCGCCTTGATGACGTCCTCGACGGTCGCGGCCTTGGCGAGCGTGTCGGACAGGTTCGGGGTGTTGTTGCCGCTCACGGCGGGGTCTCCCTTGTTGAGGTCGGAGGGGGTGGGGTTCTGGGCGAGTGCCGCGCCGCCGCCGGTCGGGCCGGTCTTCAGCAGGGCGTTGGTGGCGGCGTTCGCGGCGGCGATGGCGGCGGCCATGCGCCGGGCGATGGCGTTCTTGAACTCCTCCAGGCTGGTCACGACCATCTGGAGCTTCGTGTCGTCGGGCTCGGACGACTCGAGGATGGAGCGCAGGGCGGTGTAGAGGGCGTCGTTGAAACGCCACCAGTCCTGCATGGCGAGTTCGGCGGGCAGCACCTGACCGAAGGTCTTGGCGTCGTCTTCATCGGACTTCGCCAGGGCGGCGGTGCCGGCGGCGAAGGCGTCGGTAGCCTTCTTGACCTCCGTAGCGCCGATGGACTTGGCATCCGCGACGGCCTTGGCGATGCCGGCATAGAGCCCGACAGGCGGATTGGCGACGCCCTTGAACAGGTCGGCCATGATGTCGGTGACCGACTTCGCCAGCGGATCGGCGGCGGGCACGGTCTGGGGGATGGCGAGCGGCGCAGCCTTCGCGACGGGCGGCTTCTGGGACGCGCAGGCCCGGACTTTGTGCAGGCGTCGTTGGTGGTGCAGTCAGGGCAGGGGGTGAAGGCGGGCGGCGTGCCGGCCTTGTTGACGGGATCGCCCGTGTTGCCGGGCGACGCCCCACCTGGGGCGGGGGTGCTCATGGGGTTGGCCTCGCTGGTGGTGGATGGGGAAGGGGATGGCGGACCGGCGCCGGTGTCCGCCTTGTGGAGGGCGACCGTGGCGCCGGGGTTCATCCCGCGCCGACAGACAGCGACTTCGCCGATGCTCATGTTCGAGAGGTTGGCGACGGGCTTGTCCGGCATGGGCTGGCCTCACTGGGTGGAAGGGCAGGGGAGGCGGAACGCGGAAAGGCCGCACGGGCGTGGTGCCCGGCGGCCTGTCGGTGGAGCGGCGATGTGGAGCGGATCAGCCCGCGGCGGGCGTCCTGGTGCCGGTGCCGCCGATGCTGAAGGAGACGTAGTTCCCGGCCTTGATCTCGGCCCACACCTTGTCGTCGGTGATGTAGTAGCCGCCCCACCAGCCGACGCAGTGGAGATCCATCACGGCGGGGATGCCCATGGTGATGAGGCTGGCCACCATCGCCTGCTGCTTCTCCACGGTGAAGACGCAGGACTCCACGAGCTTGCCGACGCCGATCAGGACGTGGGTGTCGGAGGCGACGCGGGCGTTCAGGACGTGCCCATAGGCGGCGGGCTCCAGCTCGTCCGGCGCGATGCGGTCGCCTTCCCGGTCGGTGACCGGCTGACCGTCGATCTCCACGATGCTGAACCAACCGAAGACGAGGCGCTGGTCGTCATCGACCTTGCAGATGTTGGCGGAGAGGGTGAAACGGTCGGGGCTGGTGGTCGCGGTCCCTTTCGACACGGCGTCGTCACCGGCCCCGTTGCCTTCCGCGAACGCGATGATGGCGGCAACCGTCTCCTGTGGAATCGTGAACGTGCCGTCCTCATGCAAGACGATCGGCGGAACCGTCGGGTAGATGTCGGAGAGTGCACCGCTCTCCATCGCCTTGCGGAAGGCGGCGACGTTGTCCGCCAAGATGGACGGGACTGCCTTCAGCACGTTGGTGACCGCTGTCAGGTCGGCGAAACGAACCGTCCTCTCGTCCTCCCCGCGCAGCCACGCGGCGGCGAGGTCGTGATGCCCGTCCGCGATGTGCAGCCGGCCGGGCTCCAACATGACCACGATGGGCTCATGCCCGCCGCCACCGTTCTCCACCTTCGCCATCACCTTCCCAGTGTCGACCCGGTTCTGCATGGCGAGGAGCTGGTCCAGCTTCACGGTCTGGAGCGGCCAGCGCTCCCGGTCGGTCAGCACGCCGAGGAAGCGCGGTACCTGATCGGGGCGGAGCCGGGCGAACACCGTCTGGTCGTATGGGAAGGGCGGGCAGCTGGTCTTGTCGTCGATGGGCTGGAGTGCGCGAGGCGCGGCCGGCGGGTCCTGTACGGCGCTTCCCGCCGCCTTCCCGAACGCTTCCTTCACCTGGGTGAACCGAACCGGAATCGTGGCCTGTCCGGTCTTCCGCGCCGCGGCCAGCCGCTTCTTGCCGCGAACCAGCACCCGATTGCCTTCCGGGTCCACGGCGATGTCGATTGGCGGCGGCACCTCACCGGCCTCGAACTTCGCGACGGCATCGAGCAGCCCGGCGTCATCGTCCGGCACATCGGCGGCGATGTCTTCCAAGTCCGCCAGCGCGACGGGGGTGCCGACGCGGAACTTGCCGTCGGCGTGGCGGAAGTGGCCCTTCTCGATGGATTGCGCGAGGGCCTTGCCGAAGGTCAGCGGGGCGGCGGTCGATGCGCTGGCCGGCGCAGCGGAGCCTTGCGCCGGCGCCTTCAGGGCATCGAGGAAGGAGAGCGGAGCGGGCATGCGGTGCGTTCCCTCAGAAGGCGGGGGCTTGGTGGAAGCGATGAAGATCGGCGTGACGTCGAGCGTGTTTTCGGCGCGCAGCAGCGGCGCCAGCAGCGCCTCCGCCTCGGTGTAGCTCGTCGTCAGCGTCTGGCCCGGCTCGAACTCAACGGACACCGGCCCGGCCTTCACGGAGCGGATGCCGGTGTCGCTGTCCTCCAGCAAAGGGCCGTCCAGCGCCTTCAGCGCCAGCATGCAGGCGGCTTCCTGGTACCGCCACGGGATCTCGGAATCGCCGATGGCCGGACCGCCGGTCTCGGCGCAATCGGTGCGCGGGAACGGGAGCCGCCCGCGCGCCGCGCCCTTGAACGGCAGCCCGGCGAGGTAGCGGGTCGCCGTGCGGATGCCGGCCTCCTTCGTGCCGCTGGCGGCGAGAAGCCATGCCGCCACACCCTCGGTCAGCGGGTTGTCCGCGGCGAACTGGTCCACCTCCGCTACCGACACGGCGGCGTTGGCGCCGGCGGGCAGGGTGCCGTCTTCAACGATCAAGGGCATGGCGCTGGGCTCCTTGGTCAGACGGCGGTGGTGACGCCGTTCGGTTCCCGGCGGAGCGTCAGGCCGAGATCCGCGTCGTCAGCGCAGGCCCGAGCCGGATCATCATGGCTGACTTCACCGCGCTCGCTGCGCGGGTGGATGCGCGGCCCGAACTGCTCGAACACCGCCATCCCAGAACGCTCTGCGGCGGCGACATCCTGGAGCGGTACAGGCTTGATGAGCGGGTCCCCGGAAATCTGTCCAGTGGTCAGAAACTCGCGGGCGAAGGCGAGCGCCTTCCCCAGAGTGGTGGCGAGCAGCCCGGCGCGCGAGCCGTCGCGCGCCGGGCAGGTGTCGGCGGTGTAGCTGGTGCCGGTGCGACGGAGGGTGACGTAGCGCAGCATCTGCGAGCCATCGAACAGGTGATCGGTTCTTGGCTCCGACGAGAAGACGCCGCCCCGTGGGTCGGCCAACATCGCCTCAGCAGCGCTCATGATGCTGTCGATATGACCGAACTGCGAGTGCCGGCCCAACGCGAGATGGAACCGAACATCCGCCAGCGCCTCGACGTGGATCACCACATCCGGCCCGCTCGCCAGCTCCGCCGTTCCGTCGGCGACCCATCCCCGCTCCAGCCCTGCCACCGTGGCATCCAGGTCGGCGCCCTCGATGCGCGCCGGACGCAGCGCGGTCCAGAAGCTGAGCGGCTTCACCTCCACCAGCTGGCCGTCCGGTCCGGTCAGCGGTTCCGTGGCGAAGCCGGCCGCCAGATCCGCCGGAATCTGCGTGGCCTTCAGGCGCAGGTGGAAGGCGATGGCCTCGATCATCTCCTCGGTGGTCACTTCGTCGCCGGGCGTCGGCACTTCGTCGCCGAGCAGGCTCTTCGCGACGGCGTACAGCATGCTCCGGGGATCGAAGTCCAGCTTCAGCGTCATGGTGACGGTCCGGTCCTCCGGCTCGCCGGCGGCCTTGAGCGCGACGGCGCCGATCTCCCGCATCACCGCGGCGTAGCGCTCCGGGTCGGCGGGATCGAGCAGGCCCAGCAGGTCGTGGATCGTGTCGCCATAGGTGGGCTCCCCGGTGCGCATCGACGGAGGGTTGACCGCGAAGACGCGGGAGGCGCCGCGCTCCGTCGCCCAGGACAGGAGGGCGCCGAACTGGTCGGCGGTCAGGCGCTCGGCGTTGCCGATCAGCAGTGCGTCGAAGGTGATGTCGGTTTCCGCCAGCATGTCTTCGGTCGCGTATCCGGCGAGGAACGTGACGCGGTCCGACACCAGAAGGCCGAGCCGCTGAATCGCATTGGACATTTCGGCGTGGTCGAGGATGAACGCCGGGTTTCCGCCGTCGTGCACCAGACCGTTGCAGATGTGGAGGAGGGTGGAGGACAGGGCGTGCGTGCCGGTGGGACCGGTGATGGTGAAGACGCGCGGAAGCGTCCGCGCCTCGGTGGGCGTGTCGGTCATGGCTGAAAGCCTCATGTCGGTGAGGAAAGGGGGCAGGACCGCCGAACCGCGGCGGTGTCGAAAATCGGTAGGCCGGATTGGACGTGGCGCCGGAATGGCGCCGTGTTACGGTCGGGGCCTGATGGACGACGCCACCGACACCCCGCTCTCTGACGATGACGCGCACGAGCGCTTGGTGCGGCTCGCGGACGAGCTATCCGCCGACGCCGCCCGGTGCGGGAACCAGCGCGCCCGCACCGCGCTTCAGGCGGGCGGTGAGGCGCTCTACCGGGTGGCGGAGCTGCTGCGGATTGGGATCGCGGTAACGGGAAAAGGAAAGGCGCCTCCCCGGTGACCAGGGCGGCGCGGGCCGGTGCCGGGTGATCAGGTAACCGGGATGAAGTCGAGGAAGTAATCCTTGCCCGGTTCGAATGCCCCGAAAGCCTCCGGGTTGCTGATGGTCATGACCATGCTGCCGGCCGGCGTCGCCTTCGACCACTTGGCGTTCTCGCTGGTCGGGTCGTCGGAATGAACGGCTTGGAGATTGACCATCTCGGACACCTTGTCCTTCGTGGTGTCGTCACGCGTCTCGATGACGCCATAGCAGCGGAACTTGGCACGGATGCTCATGGAGCGCCCCTCCTTCAGGGCAGTGAAATGGCCGCTGGCGGGATGCCGGCGGCCTGAAGGTTCAATCGCCGGGTCAGCCGGGAACCGGAAAGGCCAGCATGTCCAGCCAGCGATTCCCTGAACCCGTCAGCCGGATCTGCATCCAGCAGCGGCATTGGATGATGTTCTCCGCTTCCCCCTCCGGGTCCCGCGGGTAGAGCAGCGGGCCGAGCGGTGTCACGAAGGGTTCCTCCAGGCTGACACCATCCGGATTCAGGTCCGGGATTTCCTTGTGCCAGACCCTGGTCCGCTCATCGTCGGTGTCCATCCAGAACCGACGGATGCTGCCGTAGGGCAGGGCGCCCGTCGCCACGGCGTTCAGCAGGGCGGCATGCTGGCCGACGCTGGCGCTTCGCAGGCTTTCGGTGCGGCTCATCACCTCTGCCCGGTAGCGCAGGTACCGGTTGCTGTAGGCGGTGCCGGCCTTCTCCTGGATCGCTTCCGGAATCGGTTCGCCCGACCGGATAGCCCGCAGCACCGCGGCGTCGTACCGGCGGTCGCGCAGTTCACGCCCGAGGTAGCGGCGCAGGGTTGGGGCATCGGTGGACGCCAACTCGTCCCGCGCCCGCTGGACGCTGCGGGCCTGGGTCTCGGTCAGGCCGAGGATGCCGCCCTCCCGCTCCCCGCTTTCCCCTATGCGGCCGCAGAGATCGAGGGCAGACTGCACCGGGTTGCGCCCGGCCTCCATCCCATCCTCGAGGAACGTCCGCACCCCGTCGCGGGTGTTGTCGTCGATCTCCCGGATCAGCCCCATGCCATAGTCGCGGAGCGCCTTCTCCGCCGGCAGGTTCCGGATGCCGAAGGAGGCCAGCAACCGGGCATCCGAACCGGGTGGCAGGATGTCCTGCGATATGGCGTCGATGATAAGCCCGCGAACCCCGGCGTGGGTCTCCTGGCCACCGGCAACGAAGCCCTCGGCCATGGCGGCGCGGAAGCTGTTCAGCCAAGCCGGATCGTTCAGCCCAATCGCGTCGAGAACTCCGTCGACGTCGCCGTTCTCCAGCAGCGCCGCGATGCGGGCCGGGTCAGCCTGGGCCCGGAGCGCACGCACCGCCTTCAGGAACGCCTCGCGCATGCCCGGCTCCAGGCGCGCGGCGATGTCCTCCAGGTAGCTGTGGGGGAGCGGCATCGGCAGGTTCCTGGAATGCGGAAGGGCGCCCCAGACGGACGCCCGTTCGTTGGATAGCAAGAGGATTCGGGATGGGAGACTTTGGTCAGGAGGGGACCGGAGAAGAGTCCGGTCAAAATCCCATAAGTCCCATTATGTAAAATACCGAAATGAGGTTTTCCAACGGCTTCCCGCAGGGTCGCCGCGACACCCCCATTCCTACGCTACATCTAGTGGGTCGTTTGGGCCGGTTTCGGCTGTTCTGCCGTCCTCACCGTTCCTACGCTGGGAACGAAAGCCGGGGCCTGCCCCGTCACAGTTCGGTTCAGCAGCGGCGCCTCGACTGGTCCAGGTGGCGGTCCCAGGCCGCGCTCACCACCCGGTTCCCGCGCGGACGGAAGAGGGACAGTTGCTTCCGTCCGCGCCTCGTCGCCGTTCCATGACGGGGCAGGCCCGCATCTTCGCACGTGTGTTATCAGAGCAGATAGATTGTGGCTAGCTACGCTGAGATCAGCGACGTGTACGTTAGCTAATCGGCAGGCCAGATGACCGCCATCCGCTTCAAGACGCTCAAGAATGAATTCAATCCCATCGAGATGAGCACGGTCGGCTCTACGTGCCAAGTCAGTCCGACGAAGTAACTGCGAGATGGTCGGCGGAGATCACTTTCGTGTGCCCGCCAACCATTCGTTTAACCTCATCTACCTTGCATTAGTTTCAGCCCAATCAAGCAAGCATTTTTTCCCTGGATGATTGCCAAGTTGTTATCTGGATTTCTCTTGTTTTTTAGCAGGACAACGCCGGCCTCCTTATAATTGACCGAGTACTCCATCCCACCATCTCGTTTAAAGATTTTTGCGACCTGCTCAGGTGCCTCCGCACCGTCGAACACGTCCTTAATTGGGAAGCAATCTTTATCAGGCAAGGAAACGATATACCAAGGTTCTTTGCTCTCTGTTTTCGGTTTTTTATCTGGATCTATTAATTTTTTTCTCCCGGTATCTTGAGAAAAATCTGTATTAACTTTCTGTTGCCACGCATTATCTAAAATATCCCTTATGTTCATGTCAAGAATATTGGAAGGACATTCATCTCTACATTTATTTTCTTCAGGCCTTCCGGTGAGAAGCGTCATATCTTCGAGCTTCACAATATGATAAACACCTTGATCATTACAAATGAATCCCATGCACTCTGCAAACACAACAAACACGCTACCTAATTTGCTTTTAGCGCAATAAACCCGATTAAAGTCACCAAGTCCTGAATTTGATATGTTGAAATCAACTATTTTTCTCACATCTTTAACATAGTTAATAATCCTGATGAGTCCATTACTACCAAAGTACAGGCCGATATCCGGTGCTCTGTTGATGCCCAACATGCTAACCGAAGCTGGCCCACAATCGCCATACAGGTTGATAGATCCTTCCTGTTGGTGGATTTGCATTCCCCACTTGTTCAAATCTTGGGATAAATTCTGGGCCTGACATAATAATGGAGTCAGGAAACCGGCCATGATAATAACGATGGCAATTCGACCAACTAAGCGCATTCGGCATTCCTCTCATAGGTGCAACTAACTCATTTCAAATTTATCCCTATCAACAGCGTTTGAACAGGTCTGGGTCGCTTTGGGGGCACCCGTCAGTAACTTAAGTTTGTGGCTTAAACCGCCCTCGCCCCCGCAAGTCGTCATCCACCATCGCCTGCCTGTACCTGTTCGCCGAGATGCTAGCGATCCGGGCCGTGGTCGGTGCTGCCGTGGAGCGGGTCCGCAAGGCGGCGTGATCTTCGGGATTTCCGAATGGTCGTGCGCGGGCACGTTCGGCTGCTCCGAAGATGGCCAACAGCGTCACACCCCTCTGGATCGGCTCCTTGAGGCAGTACTCGCGGCGAGTTAGTGTCGCAGAGGTGGCGGCGTACTGTAAGGGATGCCGGGTAGCCTTCGGGTCCGTGGGGCGTGTTTCCCTCCCCAGCCGCCACCGCTCGCCCCAGCCCGGCTTGAACCGAAGTCGGAATGAGGTTATATTTCTATCAGACGCCGGCGAGAATTTGGCCATGCCGGGAACCCTTCGGGGCCGCTGGGATGTGTTGGCTCCCAGGCCGGCGTCTCTCACTTTCCTACTGTCTTCCTTATCATCTCTCCACGTTGGTAGAACCGTGGGAGGTCAGCGGGACGCATCCGCCGGAAAGATTGCAAATAAACTTCCTTCTGATCCTTGGTCACCTTGAGAGCGGCATACCACCACTTATCATTGAGGTGGGCGACGATAACATGGTGCTCGCGGTCTGCTCTGACCTCGCCTCGATCAAGCACTTCCTGGAGGTTGGAGAAATCTTCCGCCGTCCAATTGTGATGCCCATGGGTGTCGCGCGTCGACGATGACAGAAAGACGCGGGTGGTCTTTGCTCCGAAGTGCGTTTGAATATCAACTGGCAGCCGCGCAACGACGACGATGCCTGAGCCTTCAGATTCGAGAAAGTCCTTCAAGCTGCCACCGCCGCTACCACTTCCGGATTCCGGCCCGAAGGTAAACCGGCCACGGGCGTCGTGGTAGGGATTATGCTTGGCAACCCGCCCGCCTGGATCAAAAGGGCTTTGCCCGGCGCCGGGCAGGCCCCCTTCCGCCTTCTCGACGCTCTCCGGGATCTCGCCGCCGGCCAGCACCGCCAGCGCCTCACGGTAGACCGGATCGTCGGGCCCCAGCGCGCCGAGGGCGGCGATGTCCTCCGGCTCCGCCTTGCTGACGCTCGCCCTGGCGCCGGCGGCCCGTGACACCTTGCCGCCCGTGGGGGCGTCCGGCGCCGCATCGACCAACCCGCCGTCATCGGCCGGGGTCTCGGCTGGCTTCTTCGGCCTCTGCGCTGACGCGGCACCCTTCCCGGGCCGGTTGACCGCCGAGCCGCCTTCATCCCCCTGCCCTTCCAACTCCTTCGGCTTCAGCGGCAGGTCGGCCGCCGCCCGCAGGGCATCCTCCAGCGCGTCATCCATCACCATCCCGGCGCCGGTCATCGCCGTCAGGAAGGCGCCGAGCACCTGCAGGTTCGCCTTGTCGAGATCCCCCGGCACCGCCTTCGGCATGGTGTCGCGCGGCAGGCCGTTGACCGCCCACAGCCTGGGGATCACCACCCGGTTCACCGGCGCCGCGATGCCGCGCAGGAAGCTCATCACCGCTTCTCGCAGCAGGTTCGTCTTGTCGGTGGAGAGGTTCAGGGCGCCCTTGTTGTTGTGGCCGAGGAGGATGAAATCCGCCAACGCGACCGACGCCATCTCCTGCTTCTTGCGCCCGATGATGGGGGAGAAATCTCCGCTGCGGCGGCCATCCGCCACGGTGTATCCGACCTTGTAGGCGTCGACCTTCTTGCCTTCCTTGTCGACGATCGTCGGCAGGAGAATGAAGCCGGCGCGGTCATCCGCCATCTCCTTGGCAAGCTGCTCCCATGACGCCCGCAGGCCCTTGTCTTTGTAGTCACCGACCGGGATCTCCAGCGTCACGATACCGCCGGCACGGACCGCGACGGAGGCCTCGGCGTTCTCGAACATGCGCAGCGCCGTGTAGGGCCGGACCGCGGGCTCCAGGATCGACTTGCCTTCCGGGTTGCCGCGGTTCGCGGTGGTGCGGATCAGCACCAGGCGCTCCATCGGGATCGCCACCTCCCGGCCGCGCACCGGGTCGAGCTGGTAGAGGCCGAGCAGGTCGTCGGATTCCTGATCGAACCACCACCGCTGTACGGTGTCCTGAGACCGCAGCGCGATCTTCCGCAGCCCGATCTTGCCGTCGTTGTACTGGCTGCCGGCCAGCGGGTCGGCGCCCTTCGGCGTCCCGGTGCGCTTCCGGTAGACCATCTCGAAGGGCGCGAAGCCGTAGGGGAACATCGTCGCGGCGTCCGCGACAAAGTCCTCCCAGGTGTGCTCCATGTCCTCGAACAGTACCCCTTCCACGAAGTCGCGCGCCTCGCGGTGCGCCGGCGTGTCGCCGCTCGCCTCGATGCGCCAGGACACCGACCGGAACAGCGCCGTCAGCGCGAAGAGCATCGCCGCGATGGTCGGGTCCTTGGTCATCTCCCGGTATTTCCGGATGGCCTGGAGACCACGGAGCTGCGGGTCCTCATCATCGTAAATGTAGCCGCCCCAGTGGCGGAGACCGCCGCGGCCAACCTCGGTCAGCAGGCTCTGGCCGGAAGCGCTTCCCGCGTTCGAGCCCGCGGCCTTGGTGATCTGGTCATCGGACATCGGCAGGCTCTATCTGGTGCAGGTGGGTGGGTTACGACAGCAGGCCGGCGCCACGGCCGCCGAACACGGGCGTGACGGAGGGCATCACGAAGTCCTCGATCGGTTCCGGCGCGTAGGTCAGCACCAGCGCTTCGGCGAAGTCAGGCGACGGGATGCCGCGACGCGCCAGCGACAGCTTGGACTCGATGCCGATCCGCCCCTTCTCGTTCTTCAGCCATTTGGGGACCGGAAGCTGGCCGGTGAGTTCCTTGCTGTCCGGCAGGACGATGATGTCCTCTAGGAGATGGTCGCAGCCGCCCTCCTGCCCTTCCAGGAACAGCAGAAGCTCGTGGGACCGCTGGAAGGCGCAGCGCACCGTCCACCAGAGTTCCGCCTTCAGGTTGGCGAACATCTCCTTCGCCTTCCGTCCGTCCGGCCATTCCGCGTCGCTCGGCGAGTCACCGACGTTGATCGGATAGACCTTCAGCCCGTCCGTGTTGGCGTGCTTCAGCGTGCTGGTGACGGTGTTGCCGACACCGATGGGGTCGTAGTTCATCACCCCGGCGCCGGCCTGTCGCGTCTCTTCGAGCGCGGCGTGCGTCGTCGTGATGTTGTCCGGCGTGTTCCAGGACTTCGGTATCCTGACCACCGGCCCCTTGCGGACCACCAGCACCGTCTTGCCTTTGCCGCCGCCGCCGACGTCCATCCCGGCCACACCCGGTGCGGTCGGCGATGTCCAGCGCGCCAGCCGGTCGCCCAGCAGCTTCCCGAGCTTGACGGCGGCCTGCACCCACGGGCCGGGGATGCAGACACCCTCCGCCGAGGCGCCGTAATCCAGTTCGTATTCCTGCGCCCATGTCACCGGGTCGGTGGAAGCCTTCTTGCGCGCGATCCATTCCGGCGTCTTGCGGGGATCATCCTCCAGCCGGAACGTGAAGACCTTCACGCTGTCGTTCTGGCGCTTCCGATAAAACAGGTTGCCCATGCCGTTGACGGAGGAGACCCAGCCACGGCAGTCGGCGTTGCCGATGATGGCCGCCTCGACCTTCTCGGCCTGATCGATGTGGGCGCCCTCATCCACGATGTAGATGGAGCTGCGGCCGCCGCGTCCCATGTTCTTGCCGCCCTGCCCGCTGATCACGCTGCCGTTTGCGGGGTTGATGAGGCGCATGTACAGGCTGTGCCGCCGCTCATCGAAGCCGGGCGGCAGCATCCATAGTGGAAGCCGCTTCAGGATGATCCGGGCTTTTTCGAAGATCGAGTCCGGATCACCGGCCTTGTCGACGGCATCCTCGACACGGCTGCCGAACGTCGCCTTGAAGGCATCATGGAACAGCCAGCGGTGCACGCAGAACGCAACCGTCAGGTAGGACGCCCCGGCGTCACGGCACTTCTCGACGAGCCACTCGTCCCCGTTCTCGACGCATTCCTGGAGCCACCACAGGAACTCGACCTGCTTCGGGAACAGGTCGAACGGCATGAAGGGGGACTTGTCCTTCCCGATCTCGCGGGGATCGTAGGTCCAGCACCAATCGTTGACGAAATCGACGACGTTATGGGCGAGGTGCGCCTTTGTGAGCACCTGGAGCTTCCTGTCCCGCGCCGTCCTCTGGGCAAGCTCTAAGCGCCTCAGCATAGAGGCGTGCAAGCTCGGCCGGGGAGAGCTTGTCGTAACCGGAGTTTCGGACATCGACGCTCATCTCCGCATCCACCTTCACCGGTGTTCCGTCCGGCGAACTGTGGCCCTGGTTGTCGGTGGTCTGGCCCAGCGCCAGCCGCCCGATGGCATGGGCGATGCGGATGCCGTCTACCGTTTCCCGGTATTCCTTCGGCGAGAGCGGACGCCGCGTCGGCGGCTTTCCGTCCCCTCCCCCTTCCTCCCTGCCGAGAAGGATTTTCGCACCCACCGTCATGGCCGCTTCCGCGATCTTCACTGCCTTGGCGTCGAAGGCCGCCGTGGTAGTGGCCAGGGCGACGGCGCTGCTGTCCAGGGTCCGGCGCACCGGATCGGCGTGGACCGGCTTCGACGGCAGCGGGACCTCATCCGCATAGGTTACAGGCGTTTGCGGCGCTGCTGGCGTGGCCGGCAATTCCGGTTCCATCTGCACGCCCTGCTCTGCGGCGCGTGTGCGGGCCTCCGCCTCCATCGCCTCTTCGGCCGCCAGGATGGATGCCTTCTGGACCTCGGCTGCGGCGGCGACGCCACGCTGGCGCAGCGCGCGTTCCGTCTCCCAGCCTTCGCGGTTCGAACGCTCCGAGATTTTCGTTCGGGGTGCCCCGAACAGTTCGTTCAGCTTCGACGGGCCGGGATAGATCAACTTCCCGTCGTCGATCACCCCTTCGACAAACGCCCGCTTGATCGCGGCCCAGTCATGGCGGTGCTGGAGTTTCTTGCCGGTCCCGGCCGCCGTCACCCCCTTGGTCCCGGAGGTGACGGACTGTGACCCTAGTCCTGCATTTTTGGGGTGTTTCGAGTGCTCATGGGGCATCGCTTCACCTGTCACACGGCCTCATTCGCCCTCATCTCATCGCAGGGCATTCACGTAACATTCTGTTCTGACGCAATTATTTTGTTCAGTTACGCCGCGTCACGCGGGAGGGGGTGACGGGTGTCACCCGCCGATATCGGCATCATCGGAACCCAAGGTAAACATTCTCTTTGAAGGACACAGTACCTTTAAACCTCGCCTCAGGCTCCACCTTCAGGCTCGACACGCTCCGGAGCGCTCCGTTACAGCTACAGCTATAGCGAGCATCTAATTCAACCCATAGGAGCGCTATATGAGCCCGATCCGAGACCTTTCCGGACCCAACCTCGTCGCCCTTTACAATGCCCTCGCGGAAGCATCGGTGAAGCGGTTTGAAACCCGAGCCGCAGGTATCAAGCGCGTCATCGACCACATCTCGCAGTACAACCTCGACGACGAAGCCGTGCGATTGGCAATGGCGAAGGCCTGCTTTCCCACCGTACCGCAGGACGACGATGTGCCGACCGCCCCACCAACGATGGTGGATGTATCTTCACCCGGGCCCGTCGTGACGTCCCCCTACGTCTCCCCCGAACCTTCCCCGCGTTTCCCGAAGCCCGGTACCAAGCCCCGCATCATCATCGATCTGGTGTGTCGTGAAGGTGGTGCAACGATGGTGGAGTTGATCACCGCCACGGGATGGAAGCGGTGCTCCGGCACTCTCTCGGTTCTCAATCGCACCTTCGGGCTTGGGGTGCGGCGGGAGAAGGGCGGTGACGGTGTCACCCGGTTCCAGGGCAGGTTTCCCGTTGTGGCAGTTGCCGGCCCCGTGGTGGCCCAATGAACCCGCGGCGTCGCCCATCGAAAGGGGCTCTGGCTTGGGCGGCCTATGAAGCCGCCCAGCTTCCAAAGACCGATCACTACACCGCACACCTCCGGGTCAGTCCGACCGAGAAGTACACCGTCCGCTGCGAAACGCGGGAGGAGGCTTTCGCCACGGCCCGGCGTCTCACGGCGGAGAAGTCAAAGTTCGGCCGCTGCGCGCTGGTCTACGCTGTCACGACCGACGGAGTTGCTATCCACATCTCCGAACCGGTGCGCTAAGCGGCGGCCGTATCGGTGCCGCTGGGTGCCGCCGGCATGTCTCCGAATTCAACTTCCCCTATGGCCTTCGTCGCGGCGACAGGATCGCCTTTGCAGAAGACGACAACGTTCTGGTGCGTCTTCCCCAATTTCCGGCTGGCGGTGAACTGGGACCCGACGCGGATCGGGAGAGAGCCGACCTGCGTGACCAGGATCGCCTCATTGTAGAGTTTCGCCCCGGCATCCTCGAACGCCTGGATCGTGTGGGCGGGGAAATTTCGGTAGAAGCCCTTCCGGTCCCGAAAATCCCCGATCACGAAGCAGGCGAACCGATCGTCTTTCAGAAGCGAGACGGTGCCGGCAATGATATCCCGATAGGCGGACAGGAAATCGGCATAGTCGAGCGTCGAGAGATCGGCCGGATCGTTGCTGTAGACCTCCAGGTCACCATAGGGCGGGCAGCCGAAAATGAAATCGGCGTGGACGTCCTTGCAGGCTCTGGCGATGGTCCGGCTGTCACCCTCAATCCAGGTCGGAACCGGCGCCGTGCAGATGGTGGCGCCCTGCTCCTGGTTGGCTGCGACCTGTTCGGCGCGCAATTCCATGCCGACATAAGGCCGACCGAGACGGCTGGCCACCACACCTCGGACGCTACCACCGGCGAACGGGTCGACGATAGTCCCGCCAAGCGGGCAGAACCAGCGATAGGCCAACTCGCACATCACGGGGTCGAAAATGCTGGTTTGCCCCATGATGGAGACGCCGCGCCGCTTCGCCTCGTCGAGCACGTCCTCCCAGGCCGGCTCCCGTCCGAGCCGTTCCCGCATTTCGTTCTTCAGCCCATAGACCGCTTGGCTCTGGGCGGATTGATTGAACAGGAGGTCTTCGCCGCGCCCGATTTCGCTCTTGATGCCGAGCGACAACCAGGCACGTTTCCGTTCCTGCCACCAGCCTTCCCGGGCGTTCAGTACCGTGAAGGGCGACACTCCGAACCGGGCGGAGAGCGAGCCGATGCGATTTCGGCCCTGTTCGGGTGGCGAAGCTTGACCGGGCGGTTCTCCCGCGGCCTCACCCAGAGCCGCCAAGGCCTCATCCAGATTGCCAATTCCATCAAGGCCGGCGTCGGTGGCTAATCCCGCCAACATGACTTGGAGCGCAATGTCCTCCGCCTCGATTTCCCGGAGCAAAGCCGCGAGCGCGCCTTGATCCGCTTCGGCCAAAGCGGCAAGAGGATCGAGAGTGGCGAGGACGAGCGCTTCTTCCTCTTCGGACAGATCGACAACCACCACCGGCATCTGCTCCTGGCCGTTCCGCCGGGCGAGGTCGAGGCGGGCTTTCCCGTCCACGAGTCGGCCAGTTCTGGTGTTGACGATCAGCGGCTTGACCATCCCGACGGTGTCCAGGACGCTGCGGAGCGCTTCCACCTGGGCTTCGGGGTGAAGGCGCCAAGCCTTCGGATTTTCAAGAATTTCCGCTACCGGCATCAGCCGGTAGCCGATGATGCGGTTCTTCCAGCGGAAGGATTCTCCCGCCGATTGCATTCCTTCGTGTGACATGTCTGCACAGCTCTGCGACTATCACCCCGTCGCCCTGCAGGCGATGACGGGATGGCCGGGTCAACCGGCTCTGGTCTGGCTGTGCGTGGTTACCTCACGCGGCGAAACGGGGCGGCTACCCCGCGGTAGCCCCCGTCTCCTAACCTTCGAGAAGGTGACGGGAGCTGAAGGCCGGGCCGCTATGTGTCAAACGACTTCAGGAACTGGACCGGGGACGACACGAGGAACTGGACCCTCGAACGTCATAGCGTGTTCTCGGTGACCGCCGGGGCCGGATTCGTCTTGAGCAGGCCTGCCCGCCGCTTCTCCCGCAGCCGGTAGCTGTCGCCGCGGATGGTGATAACGTGGCTGTGGTGAAGCAGCCGGTCGAGAATGGCGGTGGCCACCACCGGATCGCCGAACACGGTTCCCCATTCGCTGACCGAACGGTTGCTGGTCACCAGCATCGAGCCGCGTTCATAACGGCGCGACACCAGCTGGAAGAACAGGTGTGCGGCATTGGGCTCGAACGGCAGGTAGCCGATCTCATCAACGATCAGCAGCTTGGCTTTGGCGTAGTGGGCCAGCTTGTCCTCCAGCCGCCCCTCGACGTGCGCCCGGGCGAGCGCGGTGATCAGCTCGGTCGCCTGCACGAACAGCACCGAGTAGCCGTGCCGCACCGCCTCGCGGCCGAGCGCCACGGCCAAGTGCGATTTCCCCACCCCCGGCGGCCCGAGCAGCAGCAGGGCGTCGCCGTTGGCCACCCAGCGGCACGCCGCCAAGTCCCGGATCTGCTTGGGATCGAGCGACGGCTGGGCGTCGAAGTCGAAGCCCTCCAGCGTGCGCACGAAGGGAAACTTGGCGATGCCCAGGCCCATCTGGATGCGCCGCTCCTCCCGGTGCGCCACTTCCGCCTCGCACAGCAGGGCCAGGGTCTCGCGCAGGCTCAGCTCGCGCCGGGCGGCCTCGTCGAGCAGCGTGTCGAGGCGGTCGCGCAGCGCCGTCAGCTTCAGGCGCGCCAGCATCTCGGGCAGATGGTCGGCGTCCAT